ATGGATATTAAAGATTCAGTAGTAGTACAGACAGCAATTGAAGTGATAGCAGCATTAAAACGTGGAACTAACTTTCATACTCAGTTACAACCAGAGTTATTGCAAAGTGTTCTATCAACATCAATTGATTGTCCAGAGAAACCAGAAGGCTTTGATATAAAAGTTAAACCTTGGAATAGTCAACAATTGTTAGATGAAATATGTCTTACATCTGGAGGGGCTGATAGTACGATAGCGTGGTTTTTAGCTGATAAACCTAGAGGGCTATATATTGATATTAATCAAGATTATGCTAGTAAAGAAATTGAGGCTTTAAATAAATTAAGACCCTGTGGATTAAAGTATAGGTATATAGATTTGGGTAATTTAGACTCTGAAACTCCTCTTTATAAGAACTGGAAACACATTATTCCAGGTAGAAACTTTTTGTTTCTAACTATTGCTGCTGAATGTGTTAAAGACAATGGAGTAGTTATATTTTCAGTAGTAGATGGTGAAGGACTTGAATCAGATAAAGGGGATAAATCAAAGAAATTTATTGGGCAGTGGCAAGATTGGTATGAAGCAGTAACTGGGAAAGAAGTTTATGTAGATACATTGTCTACTCATACTAAAGCCGGTTGGTTAAAAGAATTTGCTAAAACAAATGATATAAACATTATTAGATATAGTACAGTAACTTGTTTTTCAAAAGAACATAGTCAATGTGGAAAGTGTCAAGCATGTTTGCGCAAGTATCTATCATTTATTTCAGCATTTGGAATGAACACATCTGAAGACTATGCTATTCACCCAAAGATAGGGTGCAAAGAATATATTGATAAGTACAATATCAATTTGAATAAAGCTTTGAATGAGAAAGATTTTAGTCATTATTCCGAAAAACGTTGCATCGAAGACTTAGAAGCATTGAGGATGATTAAGTGATAGATATTATTTTATCAATTAGATCAACTAGACAATATCCAGCAGAGGACTGTTTATCTAAATGCTTAGATACTTTACATCAGCATACTAAAGACTATAGAATTATTGCAGTGGATGATAATAGTGATGAAGTAGGTAGAAATCATATTTCAAACATGGTAGACAATCATCCAGCTTTCAGCAAGTCTTCACATTTGATTAGAACACAGAAACAGAGGTGGTTCACCCGGGCCTATAATCTTGGCTTAAGACTAGCTAGAAGTTCTTGGGTGGTAACATTAAATGTAGATTTAGAATTAGGAGAAGGATGGTTAGAAGAATTATTTGCTGTTAAAGATGAAGCTGAAGCTCAATTAGGAGTTCATGTTGGATTAGTTGGTTCAGAGATGTCTATGGAAGAACCTAGACGCTGGCAAAACATTACTTCTCCTAGTGTCCCGGGTAACCCCGGGTACTGTACTGGACACTGTTGGCTTTTGAATATGCAAGCTCTATATGAAGCTTCTGCATCAAGAGGAATGCCTGGGATTTATTTGGATGAAACTAATCAAAGAAACATTCATATTTTTAGTGATAATGAAATTTCATATAAGTTACAAAGTTTGGGATGGTTGACAATTCGTAGTTTTAAAGCCTTGGTGGGCCATCGTGGCGGCGCAACGTGGGGGCATGATTTGGGTAAAGTAATGAGTCTAAGACTTGAAGAAGTAAATGATTAAAAGGAGAAATAATGAAAAGAACTATTGTAGTATGTTTAATGGTACTTGGGTTATTTGGATGTAAGAAATCAACTGGCCCTACTCCTACGGGAACACCAACAACTCTCGAGCAACGTGCTCGTGATGGAATTGCTGGAGCAACTGGATTTATTTCTAAAGCACAAAGTCAATATCAAACTGAGTGCTCTGCTACTCCATCAAAGACAACTTGTGTAACAATAAATAAAAGTGTCGATGCTCAGAATTTAACAATTACAGCTCTTAAGACATATTGTGGATTTAAACCTACTGATCCAATAGAAACTGTTTGTGCCCCTGTTGCTTCTAAAGCTGATGCTCTTAATTCTGCTCTTGCAAATTTGAATCAATTAATTAATGATGTGAAAGGACTGGTGAAATAAATGGATATTATTGAAGCTCTTAAGTTAGGCTTAGCTGGTTTAGAAGCATTGTTATCTCAATTAAAACTTGGAACAGACATTCCACTAGAACTAATTCAGGATGTAGAAGCAGCTATTGCTGCATATCAGAAAGTTACAGGATCACCAGTTACGCTTGGACAAGTTGAAGGAATGCGTTTGTCAAAAACATTCTGAAGGAAGTAATGTACAATGGCTAAAGAAGAAAAAGTTACAATTGTAGAAAAACAGTTGCCGGGGCGTAATTTTAGCTCCGGCAATTTAACTCTATTTCAAATTGCTGAAAGCAAAGGAAAGCAATTAGGTCATCCACAAACTAGTTACAGTGATGCTCAAGTATCAGATAGAGATAAAGAAATACTTGAAAAAGCTATTCCAGCAGATCGAGTGGAATCAATTATTAGAGCTAAGGGAAAACAAAAAGAAAAGCTAAGCAGTAAAATAAAACGTGGAATGATAATGCAACACATTCCTACTGGTGAAAAAGTAACTATTATGGCTACTGATGTAGATACAAATAATAGAGGCCATATTAGGCATGAAGTTTGTATTGTAGGAACAACAAAGAAATTTAAAGTTCCAGAAAAGAACTTAAAGGTGATAAGCAATGGCAAAGCTTGAGTCAGTTCGTGTTGCTGAAATGCTTAATGATCTAGATGATTTTGAAACTGAATTTAATGACTTCGAAACGAAATTTCTAGATAGTATTAGAACTAATCTAGAAAGATATGAAGATAAGTTTAAATTCTTTGGCAACCAACAAGTTACTTTTGAAAAAATCTATGACAAATATGTGAAAGAAGTACAAAACTAGAATCTGTATAATTAAGTATGGAAACACTAATTAGTGCTGTAAGTAAAGTTTATGTTAGCCCATATTTACCTACAATGAAACTTGTTCAAGTTAAATTTCCTAAATCAAAAAAGAAAAGAATTAGAAAGAAATGGTCGAAACAACGGAAGAATTTTACACATATTAGTTGTGAAGATGAAATTTATAAATTAGCCGATAACTCATTTATGGTTAGCCCTAGGATATATCAAATGATTAAAGATAAAACAAAATGAGATCAATCGGTATAGATCCCGGCATATCTGGAGCTGTAGCTCTAATAGATTCAAAAGGTAGAGCACACATATATGATACTCCTACAAAGATTAGAAAAACATATTCAAGAAAAAAGAAGCAAACAAAAGATTATGACTTAAGAAAATGTAGAAAGCTATTGAAGCAATTAACAAAGAGGAAAACAAAAATATTCATTGAAGGTGTTCATCCTTTTCTAGGAAGTAAAGTATCTAACTTCTTACTTGGAAGAAGTAAAGGATTGTGGGAAGGAATCCTTGTAGGGTTAGGATTAGAATATGAACTAGTACCAATGATCTCTTGGACCAGATTTTATTTTGGCAAAAAGAAAAGAGAAAATAAGAAAGCATCAAATATAAAAAGAGCTAAGAAATTATTTCCTAGATCAAAGAAGTACTTTAGATTAAAGAAACATGATGGTCGGGCCGATGCACTTCTTATTGCTGAATACGGACGGAGACAAAATGCAAGAAATAACTAGAGAAATTGAAATTGATGCAGGTCATAGAATCCCAAATCATAAAAGTGCTTGTCGTAGTTTTCACGGGCATCGCTACAAAATACAAGCTACAGTTAGTGGAGAAATATGTGTTGAAGAAGGAAGTTCTGAAGAAGGTATGGTTGTAGACTTTGGATTTTTAAAAGAATTAATGATGCACGACATTCATGGTATTCATGATCATGGAATGATGTTATGGGTAAAAGATATTGCTTTACCAAGAAAATTAACAACTAGTGGTATAGTACTTAGTAACACATCTGATAAAACACTAAATAGCTTTGTTATGCACGATGATTTAATGGGCAAGTTAATTATTATGAATTTTATCCCTACAGCTGAAAATTTAGCTAGGTACTTTTTTGCACTACTTAGTTCTTCAATTAAAGAAAAAGGTTTAGAGTTAACAAATGTACGAGTATATGAAACCCCAAACTGTTGGGCTGATTATAATAGGAAACTAAAATGAGAGTCGCATTTCTTCCAGCTAGTGAAGATGGATGCGCATTCTTTAGAATGTGGCTACCTTATTTGCGAACTCCAAATTCTAAGTATATAATGCCAGATGAAAAGGGACTAGTTTCATATAAGAGTTTTTCTGATTGTGAACTAGGAGTAGTTCAAAGATTAGCATCAGATAAAAACTATGAAACGTTAATGGCAATGAAACAGATTGGAATAAAAATTTGCTTTGATTTGGACGACGACATGTGGAGTGTACAAGCTTCGAATCCAGCTAAAAATCATCTTAAAGTAATAAAAGACTTTGAACGTGGATTTATGACGTGTGCTTCTACATGTGATATAATTACTTGTTCTACTACTAGATTGAAATCAGTTGTTGAACAAAAGATAGGAACTAGAATTCCAATTGTTGCAATTCCTAATGCTATTGATCCTGCATTATTGAAACAGTCAATTCTACCAAAGAATAAAGATAGAGTTGTTATTGGATGGGCAGGGTCAGATACTCACTTAAAAGATTTAGAACAGATGGGTCATAATACGCTTGCTAATGTAGTACAAAATGTTCCTAAAGTTCACTTGCACTGGATTGGAATGGTTCCACCGGGTGAAAGTTTATTACATCATAATCGAGTACTAGTACATTCGTGGGTTCCAGTGAAAGAGTATTTTGCTAGACTATCCACATGGAACTGGGACATCGGAGTTGCACCCTTAGAGAATAATAGATTCAATAGAAGTAAGTCAGCATTAAAAATGGTTGAAATGGGTGCCATAAGAACTCCATGTTTAGCTTCACCTGTGCAACCATATTTGGAATTTACTTCATTAGATAATGATTTAAAGTGGTTGCTCTGTGAAACAGAGAAAGATTGGAAAACTAAGTTGTTTGAATTGAGTACAAATGAAGACCAAAGACTATACTATGGAAATAAAATGTACAATGTAGTAATGGAAAACTACAATATGAAGAAAAGAATTGTTGCGTGGCATGAAGCTTTCAAAACTGCTTTAGGGTAACGATATGCATATTGAATTGATAATTGTTTTATGCTTTATTGGATCGGCGCTACTATATTTGTTGTTTTTGATTATAGAATCAAAGTTAGAAGTAAAGTCTAGTCCAAGAGAACCGATGTACGAGTGCCCTAAGCATGGGTTGTTTAGAGCTAAGCATTTAATAGAATTTATGAAAAATGAAGAAACCGGCGAACCTCATAAGTGGTGTCCGATGTGTATCAATGAAAAAATTAAAGTTCCTCTTGATTCAACAGTGATAAGCTGATGAGAACATATAACATATTATTCAAGATGCCTAAAGGTGAAGAACTTCTAGTAGCAGCGTGGGCAGCAGTTTCTACTTACGAAAATAAGCTTCGTAGAATGAAATTGCCATTTCAAACGTTCATGTTGATGGAAGAGAACTGGCTAACGAACTTAATTATTCCTTCAATGGTATTTATATCAAATAAGCTTGAAGATTTTGCTGAAGTGAAATTTGATTTAGTAATGGATTTAGATGATGAAAGTGCAATTGACATGGGGAGAAGCAATCATAGACATGCTGCTAATTGCTTTGGGGCCATGATCGGATTAGAACAAGTAAATGAATTAGTTGCAATTCCTAGTAAAGAAATAAAATATGATCTGTGCATAATTCCTTGGAGCAGTAAAGCATTTGAATTTATTGATAGTATTAAGACTAAAGTAAATGTTACTACATCAACTTTTGATTCTGCTAAAATTCTTTGTGGCACTAGATCAGTAGCAACGTATTTAGCTGCTTGTGAAAATAAAGCTGTATTAGAACTGTATAATTTAAATGAATACCCAAAAGAATTTTTATCGAAGCATTCAAACCTTAGATATAGTATGCTTTGTGGTGAAGGTATAGAATCATTTGATAGTAATTTACACATTGTATATCGAGTACTGGAGAGGATGCTAAGTGCCCTTTAGGGATTCGCCAGAAACTGATCCATCAAGAATTAGAATAAGAAATCTAGATGGATCCGTCAATATACACTGCCGGAGATGTGGATACTTCATTTGTAAGACTTCTTATAATGGATATTCATCGGCAATATGTTACTGGTGCGAACAAGGATTACCTAGACCGGAAGTACTTAATCCACAGGAAGAATTACTTAGAGAGATATTTGGATCGCCAGATGCGAATATGACTATTGAGCAAATGGCTAAGCCAAAGAAGAAATTCAATCTATTAGATATGATAGTCAATACCGTTACTGCTTTGGGCTTTGGAAAGAATAGAGTAGAAGAAATAGATCAAGAAAAAGTTGTCTATCCGACGGCTGACAATGAGTCATCAAAGAAAGTTGCTAGACGAAAACTTAGGGAACCAATATTTCAAAAGAGGAAGGATAAATAAGATGAGTGAAGAAAAGAAATATCCAATAAGTGAAATATTTACTAGTTGGCAAGGCGAAGGATTATTTTCTGGCGTCAGAATGTGTTTCGTTAGATTTGCTGGATGTAATGTTGGTAAACCAATTGATAAAGTAAAAGATTCTTTTATATCTGAAAGTACTGGTAAAGATACTGAAGAATATGGAAACATCCCTATCTGGCAAGAAGAGTGCACATCATGGGATGGTCGTAAGTTTTTATGTGATACTGATTTTAGAGTTAAAGAAAGATTAACAGCAGAAGAAATTATAAAAAGAATCCCAGTAGGTGTAGAACATATTTGTATAACTGGTGGAGAACCTTTAATTCATGATTTAGAAGAATTTTTTGATTTATTATATAAAAGTAAAATCATAGCAAAGATACATATTGAAACTAGTGGAACAAAAATTCCTAGATTCACTCATGGTCATTATAATCTTTGGTTTACAGTTAGCCCAAAATTTAACTGTAAAATGAAAATGGCTATGCTAGCAAATGAAATAAAACTTCTAGTTGATGATAAATTTGATGAACAAAAAGCAGAAGCACTAGTTAGTTTTGCAAAAGATGATTGTATCATTTGGCTATCTTCAATCAATGGAATTGATTTTTTAGATAAATCAAATATGGATAAATGCAAAGAAATAGCTGAGAGACATCCAACTTGGAGAATTACTCAACAATCACAGAAAATTTGGGGTGTGCGATGAGTGGAAATGGTGAACAGAATTTTATTGATGTTGGTGAAACTGGAAATTCAATTGACTTTGAATGCAAAAAGTGTGGGACAAAGAATGCATTTATAATGCCAAGAATGGAAATAAATAATCAAGCAACTTATTCAATGGCAATATTCATTCACGAAAATCCTCAGTGTTGTACTGGATGTGGAACTCCACATCAATTCGTTATGAAGGAAGTAGTTGTTAAGAGCTTCGGCATCTTCTCTATGAAGACACAAGAACAAGGGTCAGGATTGCTTTTACCGAATAAAAAACTTATTATTTGAGGATATGATGGCAACGAGAATACAAGAAATAAAGAAGAAGATTGCATTGTTATCTGCTGAGTTACATAATGAATTTCATCCGGACTATGGAAATTGGTATCCTAAATTTCCGTGGGTGCTTGTATATGTACTACCACGTGAACAGAGAATTGGTTCTCTATGGGTTCCAGGTGATGAAAAACATCAGAACAAAGTAACACTAGAAGGTGTTGTAGTGAAATTATGGAAGGCAGACCACTTAAAAATTAAGACTGCTTTAGAAGTTGGTGATCATGTTTTGTTCCAGCATTATGCAGGTCAACCGTTTTCATTTTCATCTGAACAAGAATTTAGAATGGTAAAAGAAGGATTTACAAATTTCTTTGGTGAAGATGGAATCATGGATAGTGGCCATATATTTTCAAAGCTGAACTATTCAGAAAAAGCTATTCAAGGAGAATTCTGGAATTTACTTCATAAAACAGTTTTACTTCCAAAGAAAGTAAATCCATTTGAAGCATTTAAAGTTCTTTCAAAGAATTTTGTTATCTATCCAAAAGAATCAAAGACATTAAGTGGTGTGTAAAAGAAATTTAATTATCAGATGAAGAGTTATTGGTATCACAAAATTCTAGTTGAGGAATTATTGTGTGCCATTAACTCTAATAAAAGGCAGAAAATTAGGTGACCCAGATCAAGGCATTGTTCGAATGCAGCTTGAAGCTCTTCAAGCGATGTATCGAGTTTATGGTCGTAAGTATGTAGCTCAAAATCTTCTTTGGATTCTTCGCAAGAACCCCGAACCAGATACAGTTCAAGTTCTTCCAACAGCACACTGGAATCGTCGTTTAGTTCCCTTCAAATTTAATCGCATCCAACGTGATTTAGATAAGAAGATGGGGCTAAAGAATATCTGCAATAAGCCTCGCCAAGCTGGATATACCACGTTCTTTATTAATACTCGTTTATATCTTCCATCGTTTTTAGAACCAGGAACAACTGGGATGCTCGTATCTCAGAATCATCATTATGCAGCAATGCATTTTAGCATTCTGAAAAGAGCCCATAGATACGTTGGATGCCTAGACCCTTGGAATGATGAAATAAATGTTCTACATAGGCAATTGCTTCAGAATTTACTTCATACATCAGCATCAACAAAGAAAGAATTAATCTTCGATCAGATTGATTCCAGAGTTAATATTGAATCAGCAGAGGTGGAAGAGGCAGGGCAGGGGTTCACTTTGCAACATCTTGTTTGCACAGAAACTGCGAGATGGCCTGGGAATCCTGAAGAGACAATGGCCAACGTGAAGGAAGCCTTAGCTGCTGGTGGAACCCATGATATCGAATCAACTCCTAATGGAATGGGTGGATATTATTATGAAGAATATAAAAGAGCAGAACAAGGTGGAAAAGATTGTGAATTTGTTGCTCACTTCCATCCGTGGTTTTGGCATGATGAATATAGAATTATAGATAATGTTTTAACAGAAGAAGAACTAAATGAAGAAGAAAGACGCAAGCAGCAATTATTCAATTTAGATTTAGAGCAAATGACATGGCGCAGAAAGAAGATGGTTTCGCTACGCCACAACTTCAAAGAGAAGTATCCTGAAGATTCTACAACGTGCTTCTTAACGTCTGGTCGTTTATTCTTTGATCAGGAAGTGCTTGCAGCAAGGATTGCAGAGCTTCAAGTTTATAAGCCATTAGATATCGAACGCAATGGTGAAGTGACAATTTTCCAGAAGCCACGTAGAGGTCGTAATTATATCTTTGGAATGGACCCTGCAGAGGGCAAAGGAATTATTCAGGCAGGAACAGAAGTGGGTGATTGGACATGTGGCAAATTAATCGACAGAGAAACCGGTGAAGAGTGTTTAGCATATCGGGCAAGATTAGCTCCTGAAGATGCAGCTGCTGATGCTGTGGAAATTTGCCAGCACTACAATGATGCATTGCTCGCAATCGAAAGAAATAACCATGGTGGAACAGTAATTCTTGCTGCTAGAGAACTAGGCTACGGAAATATTTATCGACACAAAGAGTGGTGGAAAAGAGATAAGAATGTCGATAAGAGGAAGTGGGCAGAGTTCGAAGGATGGCCAACAACAAATAAGACTCGAAAAATTCTACTCAATAAAGCGGCGTGGTTTGTACGGCATCATCCAGAATTAATTTGGGACATAACTTTCGTACAGGAGTGTTTTACATTCATATATGATGAAACGGGCAGACCGGCAGCAATGGAAGGACATTTTGATGACATGGTCTTTGCCACGAGTGTTGCTCACATTACACGACTTATCGTTCTTGGGTACCTAGACCCCTTGACTTGGCGAGCCCACGTATATGGAACAGTAGAAGACGAAGAGGAAGAGATGGAATCTGTGTCCTAAAAGTTGGCAGCTCTAAAGTGATATTCCAGCAGATTTAAAAAAAACCTTCAAATAAGCTTCGCTTTTTCTTCGTACTAAAAATAACAGAAAATAATCCTTGCAATCGACCCCTGAGTTTCCTATAATATTCCTAGGTGGAAGATATGCCTACCGGTTCACTTGAAACCCTTAACTGGCGTGGGCCTTCTAAAATCCAACAAATTCAAAGAGGTTAAAATGAGAGCTTCTGAAATGAAAGAAGTCGTTGATCGTTGTGTGAAAGCTGTTAAAGATGAATTGAGATTTGCAGATGAAGCTTACGGAATTGTTGCAAAAGATAAACGGCAAATCAAACTTGAAATTGCCAAAAAGTTGGCAGCTCTGAAGTAAAACTTTTCCAAAACAATTAACTAATCTTGAGGTGATGAAAATGAAACTTAAAAAAGTTCTAGTGGGTAGAGCAAAAAGCTCCTCACATCCAGATGTCGTTCACAAGCAGTATCGAGTGGGCAAAAGTTTAACCTGTTCGTGCATCGGCTTTAAAATTTGGAAAAACTGCATCCACATCAAAAAATTAAAAGGAGAAGTTGTGAAAAAAGCTACAAACCGCAGCTCAGCAAAATCTTCATCCAGCTCAAAATCGAGTTCAAAGTTGGCAGCCGTTCGTGGAAAGACAACTCGTGCAACGATGATCAACCTGCTTCTGAAAAACAAAGGCAAAACAGTGAGCATCTCTGCAATTAAACATGCAGTGAAGAAGCTTGGCTTCACCGATGCCAAAGTTGCAAAACGGATAAAGCAGAAGACAGCTCAAGTTGCTTTGTGGGCAAAGCAACGCAACCTGAAGCTGGTTGTGAAATCAGATGGCATGAAGTTGGCGGCCTAGAAGTTAATCTTCAAGCCAAAGTCTACTGAGTGTGACAGTAGACTTGAACGGGAGGATTAAAAAATGTTAACAACTAAAGTTGTATCGCCAACTCGTAGATATGTTGCAGTTTGTTACAAAGGCAACTTTGATGGCCATTACTTTCGAACCTTTACACTTCCATTAACAGTAGATGAGGTTCCTGCTCATGCAAAAAATTTGATGAGTTGCCAAACTCATCTTATTGTTAACAATTCTGAATATGCAAGTTGGTACTTTTTGAATGTTCTGAATTTTTCAGCTTGCATTGATGGTTGTTTCTCTTTCGAAGATTTTCAAAACGTGAAAGATGAAGAGCAAGTCAGAAAAGATTTAGAAATTGCATTAAAATCTGTATAATTCTTTATACAGACCACTCTAAACAATCAACCTAATCTTTTGGAGAAAATTATGACCAACGAAAATTCAAAGTTCTCAATGGTTGCGATGATGGCCTACGATGCCCAGCGAATTAACTATGCAGTTCGCCATGGCCGTAGAACTGGTGTAACTCATGCATCTCAGTTTGATCGTGAAAAGTTGGCAGCTCAGCCGTTGCCTTCGTACATTCCGAAAGCTGACAATCGTGGACAGAACAATACTGGCAGAATCTGGAGGTTCTAAACATGGAAAATAAAAAGTTTGAAGTATGGTATACTTTGTATCCTGGTTGGAAACCAACAACGATTCATATATTTGCCTCATCCGAAGATGATGCTCTTAACTTTGTTAAAGTGAATGGTGTTGGTTTTAATTCACGAACAGGAAAAGTTTTTGCTCATTTACTTGGCCCTGTGAATGAAATTCCTATAAAGGATAAGCCATGAAAATTCGAACTGAAGATCAATTCTGGAAAACACAATTGAAAGCCATCGACCATTTCACAGATAAGATCATCAAGTATGTTGATCTTTACAATCCTGAACCATCGATGCAAAAGTTGGCAGCTGAAAGGACAGAAGGGATAGACTTACAATGAAAAAGTTAACAGAACTACAAACTCATCTTAAGACTTTGGGTGCTTGTGAAGGTGCTAGAATTTGGGCATCTGATAAGACTCCTCAACAATGTTGGAATGAATGTGAAAGAATTGATTGGATCTTTTGGTGGGCTGGTAGAACAAACAAGAACGACAAAAAGCAATTTGTTATTGTTGCTTGCCAAATTGCTCGATTGGTTCTGAAGTTTGTTCCTGAAAATGAACTGAGGCCACTTAAAGCAATTGAAGCAGCGGAATTTTGGATAGAAAATCCGACTAACGATGCTGCTTATGCTGCTGATGCTGCTGCTTATGCTGCTGATGCTGCTGCTCGTGCTGCTGCTGATGCTGCTGCTCGTGCTGCTGCTGATGCTGCTGATGCTGCTGCTTATGCTGCTGCTCGTGCTGCTGCTGATGCTCGTGCTGCTGCTGATGCTGCTGCTTATGCTGCTTATGCTGCTGCTCGTGCTGCTGCTGATGCTGCTGCTGATGTAAACAAAGAAATACTTCAGATAATTAAAAAGTACTTAGTGTACCCATATGAGAAATAGCACAAAAACTGAAATTCGTGCATTGCGAGAGGTAGCTCACTTTCTGCTACCTCTTGTGTGTTGTGAGTTTTGTGGATTGCCTTTGCTCGATCCAAAGCTTGCAGACAAAGTATTTGGCAACAAAACTCATTCACCATTGAAGAATCTGAAATTGACTACGCACCACCGCAATGGCAAGCATCGTGACAATTCTGGAAAGTATTTGATGAATAATTTAACAGCTCACAAAGTGTTAAAAGAACGATTTACTCCAGATTTGATTTTTGCTATTTGTGGAAATAAATCTTTAGTGCATCGCCCTTGCCATGGCAAACATGAAATGACGTTGAGCCACAAAAAGAAAGGATTGAAAACAGTAAAGCCCTTACATCAAAGAGCAAAAACAATATTGAAGAAAATACTTTCAGTTGATATAGAAAAGTTAGACGAAACGTTTACTGCTTCTGAAATGAAATTTCTTCATATTGCAGACAACAATAAAAAATGTACACGCTACGAACTTCGTCGACTTAAAAAGTTGGCAGCCAAAGTTGAAGGAAGATCAGTTAAGACGAAGTCTAAAGTAAAGTAAACCTACAAAAACAAAAACTAATCTTGAGGAGAAATAAAATGAAAATCAATTCAGCAATCGCTTATATCTTGATCGCAGTGATGTTAATGACTGGCTGCGGCGGTGTTTCATCTGTGCAGGCAAGCTCAACTGCTCCGCCAACGATTGGCCCTGAAGTTCCTTTGACTTGTGGCCCAGTAACTGGTGGAGACAATTGCCACTGGGTTCATCACATTAAAGATGCAAATGGAAAAGAACTTGGTTATTGCCAAGGTGACGTTTATATGTGGCCACACTCGATGTCATTTACTCTGGAGATTGGATTAGTTGCATTGATCGACGACCCAACGCTTTCTGGATGCCCTATTTTTGTACCTCATGTAGGTACGATCGTTAATCTTCGTGGAAATGTTGGATTGGAACCGTGGACAAACAATGCAACGAGCATAGTAACGTGGCTCTATGCAATCGACAACGGACAGAAAGAAATTTTGCACATGTCCAAAATGCAAGCATCACACTCAGTTCCAATTGCAATTCCATTTGAAGGAGCATCAGGCCAACCATTAGTATTTAATAGTGGATATCACTTCGATGCTCTGTTGCTGTGGTTTAACAATGATCTAGCTAATTCAGTGCCGGCGACAATTAGTGTTGCTGGTGCTGGAGACATTCTTTAAGGAGTAAGTATGGCAGATGATTATGAGAAGAAATTTGCAATGCTTCGATTAACTGCTGATGGGATGGATAGACTAATCATTCAACCAGTATTTATGAAAAAGAACAATTCGATGGCAGCTCCAAAGCGTAAAGTGATGAAGCAATTTGAAAATGGAACAACGTCTTGGATTGGGTGGGTAGATCAATATACTCTATTTGATCCAATTAAAATGGGTGAAAAATAACCATTGACGTAATCATGAGTTTTTACTATAATATTCTTAGGTAGAATTTGTGACTACTGGACTTGAAAAAGTCCTTATTTTTGCGTAGGAGGAAAAATGAAAACAACAATTGAAAATGTTAAGATTGACCAATTTTTGCAAATTGGTAAACACAAAATGAAAGTGAATCGTCATAGTCGTGACAATTGGCGATCTGAAAAAGAGCATCAAAAAATGATTAAAGCTGGAAATCAAGAATTGACAGTTTGGGGGACAATCGAATTTAAAGGTATTCCTTATTGTGCATGTGCAATGCAAGATACGGAAACGAAAAATGTTGAATTATCTTTATACAAAGAACCTGATCCGGGTTATTGTTTTATTGGTGGTGAAGGCTCTTATGTTGAGAATGGTAAGTTGTTACCAACAGATGAGTATTTGCGAAAAGAACCTAATTCGTTTGCTTATCACAAGAACTTTAAGTATGGAGATACAGAGTTCTAAAGCTGTTAAACAAAAAACCAAAAACTAATCTTGAGGAGAAACAAAATGTCAAAGCATAGTAAGCAAACTTGGAAAGATGTTATTTGCCCAAAGTGTGGTGCGTGGACAAACAAGAAATGCAAATTTACCAAAGGCTCAAAGAAAGGTGACTATCGCACTGAGCCACACCAGGAACGTGTGAAGTTGGCGGCTTCACCGAGAAAAAAGTTTGTCATGGAAGATCCGAAAGTAGAGAAGAAGAAAGCTGAAGCAAAGAATCCAATGACAAAATGTTCTCCAGAACAAAAGCAAGTAATCGAAACTGTTCTGGATAAGACTCTTGCTCTTGGGCGTTCGATGGATTTTGTTGGGCCAGTAACTGTTGGGCCTTACGTAACCACCTATCGCTTTAAGCCAGGTCGTCGCACCAAAGTGAAGCAACTTGAACAACTTGGTGGCGACTTTGCAGTAGCTCTTGGCCGTGAATCAGTTCTCGTGAAGATGATGCCTGGTGATTCTGCTGTTGGTGTTTTTGTAGCCAACGAGAAGAAGCAACGTATCGAACTGAAAGATACTCTTGAGCATATCATTGAATTCATGCAGATCGAAACTGAAGATGGGCACAAGCCAATTCCTTTGAACTTTGGCATGGATGTTGCTGGAAAGCCCTACGTTGATGATCTAACCATGCAGCCACATTTGCTTATGGCTGGAACGACTGGCTCTGGAAAGTCAACTGGCATTCGAGCAATTGTTCTCTCGATGCTTTTTGCAATGACTCCAAAAGAGTTGCAGTTGATTATCAGTGATACAAAAGGTGTGGAGTTCAAAGCATTCCGTGATGTACCTCACCTTATAAGTGACCCACGATTGGTTCATGGTGGTTATTGCAGTGATGTTTATTCGACAATGGCTGCTCTTGACTATTGTGTAAAGCAAACTCAAATTCGCTACGATAAGCTTGGCGAACAAGATGTGCAGAACATTCATCAGTACAATGCAAAGGTTCCTGAACATGCAAGGCTACCTTTGATAGTAATTGTAATTGATGAACTGGCTGATATCCTTGGCATGGAGCAGAGTCGTAGTGAAGCAAAAGCCAATGCAGATAAACTGAAAGTAATTACTGCTCGCTCTCGTGCAGCTGGAATCTATGTGATTGCAGCAACGCAGAGACCAGATGTTAAAACAGTAATTGGCGCAATCAAAGCCAACTTCCCAGCTCGTTTGTCATTCAGGCTCCCAAGCCATCGTGATAGTTCGACGATTCTTGGAACGACTGGTGCTCAGCACTTGATGACTCGTGGTGATATGCTCTATACTAGTGCAACTCGTCCTGAGCTTCGTAGGCTGCATGCTCCGTGGACATCAATTGAAGATGTTCGCACTCTGCTTGAATCAATTACTGCTCGTGGAAACCAAGAAAAGGGTGATCGTGGAGGTCACCCTAGTGCTTCGACCTTTCGTAGCGACTCAATCAACTAATAACTCTGCTGTGGCTGCTGGCTCTCAAAAGTTGGCAGCCACAAAGAGTAATCGTCAACCAATAGTAACTAAGATTGTTGGTGGAATAAGAATTGAAGACAAAGATGGTTACTATCGAATAGTAAAAACATATGCTGAAGCAACTTCAGTTGTACAGCATTTGATTGCTCATCGTAATTCGGTGATGAGTATGAATGGATTTGAATCGGCAAAGTGGAGATTAAAATGATTACACTAGAAAATTTCGTAGGAATGCACATTTCGGCTGCTTGCAAAGAAGCAGTTGACCGCGCCAATGCAGAGCGGGATTCAGTCCGCTTTGAGTTCAATGGCACAGAAGTAATAGCGCAGCCCGGAGATTCGCCAGAGCAACTTGAGAAGAAATGGTCTGTCGATTTTGAAACCGCTGCCGAAGCCTACCGCAATTCTCCGGAATACAAAGAGGCGCGACAGAAAGAGGCCGAAGAGTACCAGCGCAAGATATCTGCTTCTATGAAGGAAGCCGCGCAAACGGAAGCGGAGATGCGAGAGACGAAAGAGCCGTGGCCCTATACTCAGGCACAGTTAACGGAATACATCGCCTCGCTTGTTGACCGGCAGCACGATTATGGAACCTGCGTCTATGCTCTCAGCCTTGCGGCAGCGGCAGCATTCAATTACGTCTCGCACCAATTAGGCGTGACCGTAATCCAAGCCTCATGCGCCGATCTCGATTTCATCCGCAGAACTCGCGGCATAAAAGGCCCATTCATCCTAATCAAAGCGGAAGATGCTCTTTACCCGCAATACGATCTACCGGGTAAGTTGGCAGAAGCGATGGAGGAATGGAAGCCATGGCTGAAGGAACAGGCCGAGAAGCAACTGGCCGACAAAGAAGCCGCTCACCCAAATGTTGTGAAGCATTGGAAAAAACTATCTAAATAAAGGAGAAAAATGAATATTAATTTTCTAGAAAAAGAAACTTGGGCAGAACGTAGTGGGCCATTAACAAAACAAGTACTTGGAATAAAAATTGAAGGAACAAGAGTTGGTTTATTCGAACTACTCGATGTTCCTAAAAATTTAATCGAACAATTGATTTTCTCTAAATCACAAGAGGAAGTTAATGGTGAAATGAAGACATTCGAATCGCTTCGATCATTCTCTTCATTGCCATTGTGGCTGAAGAAGAGAATTAAATTTCGATTGAAGCATCGTGCAGACTTTCCTGAATTTGATAATTTCTTAACTCAGTTGGAAACATAAAGGAGAAACAATGGCTAAAGTAATCAAACAAACAATGACTGATTTTGATGAAAAGAAACATTCACTTCGTGCAAATGCAGACAAAGATGACAAGAGTGTTTTGCTAACTTCAGTGTATCTGATGCACAAAGCAATGGAGAAAGCTGGAGTGAAACCTGATCGAGTGAAGAGCATCGAAATCCAAGTAACTTTCCACGAAAAGAAATAACTCTAGTGTGGGCTGCGCATACAGACAACGCAGAAAGGACTTAAAGATGTATTATGAAGGGAAAGGAATTGGTGAATCTCGTCCAAATAGACTTTCTAGACAAAAGCCAACACTAAAGTTTAACATTTATGCTGCTTATAAAACTAATAAAGGAGCTGTAGGCAAAATGAGCAGGTGGCGCTTAAGATTTAATAATGTTTTACTTGCAACTGGATCAACGTTTGAAAGTGTTAAAGATGCTTTAATTGAAGAATTAAGGAAGTCAAAATGAGATCACGACTTGAACTAATCTTGAATGCGTTTACTCTAATTAAAGAAACAAATAGCAGATTAGAGAAAGACAAAATAATGAAGAGGTTGATTAAAGATGAAAAGACAAAAGCTCTTCTAACTGAAATGCTAACGTACACTTTCCACCCGTATTGGAACTACTGGGTGAGGTGGAAAGATGGAGAAGGTGCATATCGTCCAAGTCATACTCCTCACGACAAACATTGGTCTCGTTGGAAAGAAATGTTGGATAAACTTCGCAATAGAGAAATAACTGGAGACAAAGCACGAGACTACGTAGAAGCAATGGTTGGGCATATACCCTGCAATATTGTTGATTGGTTTATTCAAATTCTTAATCGTGATATAAAAATTGGAATGCAACTGAAGTCATTCGAGAAACATCTTGGTGAATTTGTTCCCAAGTGTTATCCTATGCTAGCTGAGACATGGGGTGAAGAAGAAATTGAAGAAGAAATTGCCATAGAGGAAAAGCTAGATGGTCTTAGATGTCATTTGATCTTCCCAAAGAAAGGCGAACCAACATCAGTTTCTAGAAATGGTAGACCAATCTATAACACAGAGATAATTTTTGAAGAGTTAAAAAGGCTACATGGAACTGGTTGGATAGTTGATGGAGAATTAAGAGGCGAAGACAAGTCATGGGGATCAAGTGTTTCTGGTGCTCATAGCAAGAACAAAAAAGTAAAAGGATTGCATTTTGTTGCATTTGATATTCTTAACTTAACAGATTGGGAAAAGAGAAAGTGCAAACAACCTTGGGAGGAACGTAGATCGTGTTTGAAGCATGCAGTTCTGGGAACTCCACACGTTTCAATTTCAAAGGCAGAAGTTGGAACATTCTCGGTAAAAGAAATAAAGAAAATTGCCAAAAGGTATATTGAGAAAGGTGGAGAAGGAATAATTATAAAGCCAATTGAAGGAACTTATGACTTCAAACGAAGCAGCAACTGGCTTAAGTACAAATTCAAAGACAATGTTGATTGCAAAGTGATTGGAAGAGTCGAAGGCAAACATAAAAACAAAGGTAAGCTAGGAGCTTTGATCGTCGAAGGAAGAATTGATGGAAAGAAATTTCGCTCTGAAGTGGGTCAGGGGTTAAGCGATGAAAATAGAACTGAATTTTGGGAGATGCCAGAAAAAGAACTGAAGCGATTAGTAGTTGAAATTGAGCACTATGGTTTGACTGATTCGCTTCGACTGCACAAAGGCGATAAACTTCCGGCAGTTCGTAATGGGGTCTTTTTGAAGATAAGAGAAGACAAAATGGAGAGATAAAAATGTTTGAATTGGGATGTGTAAATGTGCCAAGATCTGATGGAACATATTTTTCAACTATCTATAACAAAGACTTGCCTGTGAGTAGCACTTATGCTGCTATTGTTGTTAATAGCACAACCAAAGAAGGGTGTGAAAAACTAACAGATAAGTTAATAGTTTTTATAAAGTATTGGGAATTTTGAGCGAGGTCGCTACTTCAATGACAAAAAAGACTGAAAAGTCAAAACGAAAGAGAAAACCAAAGCCAACTCAATTAAATCAGTTTGTAGGTAGCAAAAGAAAACGTAAACCAAGACCAGATCGAAAACAGTTGAAAGCTATATACAAACTTTTACTATCAGCTATTCCTGAAGCTAGAGTGAACCAGTTGATTGCGGCAGTTCATTGGTACGATGCTGCTCTAGACTATATCAAGGATGACGAGAGAAAAAATCTTAAACTTCAAATAACAAAAAAGGCTAAAATTCTTGACTCAATTGAAGACCTTCGAATAATGTCAATTAATGCAAACAACCTTAGTAAACGTGAAGACATTCTTAGGAGGCTGATTGAAAAATTTGAACAAGCTCTAGTTGGAATCATTCGAACAAAGACTTTAGCTAGTGTTTATGCTAAACTTAAAAAGATACAAACAAGACTGGAGAAGCGATCACTAAGGCTGGAATCAAAATTCAAAATAGTGATTGGCTTTCTGGAAGAAGCTCTGCAACCAAGAAATGCCCGGGGAGATTCTGTACAATTTAAAGTGGGGGATTTGAGTGAAAAGCCACGCTCAGCATCTATTGACTTTCGTACTATTATGTACTCTAAGGAATATGCTCAACAAATGTTAGCCACTCTTAAAAAGGATGGATTCTTTCCAATTGTACTATCAGAGATAGATTTACTTGCTAGAATATGTGCACACAAGCCAAACGAAGAAGAAAAAGGAAAATGGATTGTTGATCTGAAGAAAGATCGTGATTCTATTTTTCAAATGCTTCAAAACTTGATTAACTATTGTCAACGCAATCCAAAGCTATCAAGACGACTCATTAAAACAAAACGTAGGAGCAGAAGGAAATGAAAAGAGTATTTATAATTTCTCATAATTTGATTGGAGATGCTTTATGTGCTGGTGTTGCCATTCGTGAATGGTTTAGACTTCATCGATCAGAATATGATGAAGTTGATTTGCTAACTCAGCAAGATCATGTGACAAGACTCTATAAAGGAATAGGTGTTGAGTGGACAAACATTTTTTATAGTATGGATAATGATAGACAAATATTTACAAAAGAGAGTTTACCAAAAGATCATCGGTATATTGATTTAGTAGATTCTTTTTATGATAAAATATTTGTTCTTGGCGCAGGTGACGCTGGCAAGTATGCTGACGACCATCAGTGCCATATCATAGAAGGCTTCTGCGATCAACTTGGAATTGAGTCACCAAAAGTTGGAACACTGACGAACTCAATTGGAACATTCAAAGCATGGAAGCCTTATTATGACCCTTGGGTGACATTAGCTCACTTGAAAGATGATGTTGAAGTGGATGAACGTTTTGTTTTATTTAGCCCATTCTCTGCAAGCTGCGCAAGCAGAAAAGGTGACGTTCCAAACAAAATGCTTCAACCTGGCCATTGGATTCCATTGATTCAATTTATGCGAACGCTAGGTCTAGTAAGAATGCTTGGTGCTCCAGATGATAAACCAGATGAAAGTTGGCAGCTAAGCGAAGAAGAAGTAATGACAGGAGTTAGATTAGACTACTTGGCTGTTCTAATGAAAAATTCCAAATTAGTTATTACAGTTGATAATGGAATGGGCCATCTTGCGGCAAGCCAAGATGCAAAGCATATTTTATTTTATCCCCAATGTCTTGGATGGCATTTTATATTCCCTTGGGGAGCAAACAATACAGTTCCAATTCAGATTGAGCCATCGCAAATATATGCATCTCAACTGATGGCAAGTGTCCGACGTGCATCTAGATTCTTAGGAGTAATCGAATGAGACCAAACTTGGAAGTGCAGGAAGTTAGCTATAATCTGGAAGATGTTGGTGCTAAGCATTTAGATCATGACTCAACACGATCTATGATGAAAGCTTCGAAGGAACTTAGAGGGAGACTTATTTGCATAACTACTTTGGAAGAAGGAAAAGAGAAAGTTGTTAACTTTGAATTGTTTACAAGTGGGCCACCTGAAAGAGTCAAAGAAATAGTTATGGCAATTAAGTCTTTATTTAACGATAACAACATAAACTAAAAGGAGCAATAAAAGTGAAAAATAAAGTAGCGAAACAATTGAAGAAGGAAGATAAGAGAGAAATTCGTAAACAGTTGAAGGCAGCAAAGAAATCAGTTAAGCTTGGTAAGAAAGTAGCAAAGCTTTTTGTTAAATTCAACAAAGCCCTTAAGCGATTGGAATTAATGAGTGAACCAGTATTTGTTGAAAAAGCTAATACTAAAAAGACAAGCATCAATTGGGTGGTAAGCACTCTTACTGGGCTAAACAAAAAGTATGCAAAGAAGACAACTACAAAAGGAACAAAGAAGGTTGCATAAAAAATGGACGAGATTGAAATTCGATTTCGTATATTTAACCATTTAGTATTTGTTCATAGTTGGGAACCATCACAGGCTGGGCCATTTGCTCATGATGATTGCAACCTAAAAGATAAATGTCCTGATTGTAACATTATACTAGAGAAAGTTGATGAAAACTAAATGAAACAGTCGTGGGATAAGAAGTTTCGTAACCGATTAAAGAAAACACTTCATCGGTTGAGACGTAAAGAACACGACAATGACTTCGATGAATTACCACTGTCATATAAATTAGTTAGTTTGACTCTAATCAATTTAGGAGGTAAAAAGAGAAAAGGAGTTGCTGCTCCACCAGTTCATGGAAACGCTCTTTATTATGTAATCGACTATGATAGTGAAGTAATTTTACTTCATCCTACTTTATTAAAAATTTATAAAGTTAGTCGACGAGCATTTGATAAGGGTGTTACTGATGTTTGGTGGCCAAACGTAGCAGCAATTCATGATCCTTGTGCAAAGAATAGATATGGGTTATTCTGCAATAGATTTAGTGTTGCTGAAACAATGTCAAACAAACTGAAAGACTTTGCTCAGCGAGAAAAACTAACGAAGAAACTTCAACAAAGTATTCGTGAAGCAATTGCTGACTTAAAAGATATTCCATTAGATCAAGTTCCAAAATATAAGATTGTTGAAAAACAAATTGGTGAGGGACTTAAAGCTTGGCAAGAAAAAGTACGGAGTACTGGTTACATCAAAAGGTTAATCGTTGACCTTAAACGATTAGAAAATATAGATGAGGAGAATAATTTAATGAGTAGCAAAAAAGATAAGAAGAAAAAGAAGGATAGTTCAAGTGCAAGTTCAGCCGCGAGCAGCAGTGCTGCATCTTCTGCTGCAAGCTCCAGCAATGATAAAAAGAAGAAATCATCTAAGAAAGGATCGAAGTCTGAAAAGAAGAAAGGTGAAGTTGTTGTTCGTGGAAAGAAGAATGCTAAGTCAATTGCACTGCGCTATCTTTTGAAGAACAAGGGAAAGAAAGTTTCAATTGATAAGCTATGCAAAGAAATTCAGAAAGTAAAAGGTCGCAAGAAAGAATTTCCTGCAAAAATGATTGTAGCTAAGCAGAAGGCAGTGAAAGCTTTTGCTGAGAAGAATGGATTGTCATTCAAAGCATCATCTTCTGGCTGGCTATTGAAATAATTGTGGCATGGGCTCATAGCTCAAATGGATAGAGCAATGGATTTCTAATCCATAGGTTGCAAGTTCGAGTCTTGCTGAGCCCACAATTTTAAGAAGGCAAATATGAATAAGTTTTCAATGAAGTGGATAGAGAAAAGATTCGATTGTTCCATACCTGGAAAACCTAGATGCAAACTATGTGGATCAAGTATCTTTGTTACAATAGTTGACCATTGGGAATCTCATTCTCTATTACAAAGATTTTTAGTTCTATTAGGAGTAAAGTAAATGAGTGAACAAGATAAAAGTGCTATTGCACAATTAGCTGTACTTATTTACAGATCCAAAGAGGGGATGGATTTGACAATGGAGCAAGCTGTAGCTAAAGCTAAAGATGCATATGAACTAGCAAAAGGATATTTAGTATGAGCAAAGCAGTAATAGCAGCAAGTGCACATAATCTCATTCCATATCGTAGAGGTGTATTTCAAGAGAATGCTAGATATGATTCTCTAACGATATTGGAAATGGATAAAGATAGTTTAGAAACAGCACTAAAGACAATTATTAAAAAAGAAATAACAACTGGTGATAGAGCAAAACATTTTCTGAAAAAAGAATTAGAAGCTGAGAAAAACTATAAGTATGCTACATCTTGGAGTTATTGTGAAATAGATCTTCATGGTAGAGTTGGAATTCTGAAGTACAGAGGAATTGAAATTGCCCTATTCATTAAGCGTCAGCTTAGTCCTCATAGGATAAGTACAGAAACTCCAGTGAGTGAAAGAAAATTAAATAATCCAGATGATGCGTGGCTCAGATTAGATCTTAGTGGATTATCGGCAAGGCAATCAAAGAAACCAACATTGGATTACATTCGTAAGTTGGAACAAAAGCTAGATAAATTGCAGTACAAAAATGAAACTTTGGTGGCCATCAATGATCAACAGGGAGCTAGGTTAAAAAGATATGAAAAGAAAAAGGGCAGGACAACCAAAGAGCATAGACACAGTAAGGATATTAAAAGATGGCACAGCAAGACTCGCAGCAAATCTAGCAAAAGTAGGCGATAAGTTTACTGTAAGTTTTAAGGGGAGCAAAATTCAATTAGCTAATTGGAAAATTATTTCTGATCAAGCTAAAAATCCTACTGAAGCTTTAAAATTAATGGAAAAATATGGTAGTCCTTTAGTTGCTTATGCTAGCAATGGTGGTGCTGCATCTCCATTGATTAGCCTTATGGGAACTTTAACTGCAATGGGTTTTCCAGGAGAGGTACAAGAAAATCTTGCTGGCGAATACAAAGTAAAAGTAGTAGATGGAATAATTGAATTTGACTTGAATTGTGAGATAAAGAAATGATAGTAATTATTTGTTTATACATTACTATTTTCTCAAGTTGCCTATCTTTATTTCTTGCTATAAGTCTTTTAATAAGGGCTATTAGAGAAAGTAACTCTTTATGAAAATAATTTTATGTTGTGGTGATCGCAATTGGAAGAACAAAAAGCTAATTAAGAAATGGTTGAAAAAGAAAAAGCCAAATGCAATTGTAGAAGGAGGCCAAGTATCAAAAGATACTAGTCCATATGATCCTGATGCGAAATATAAACGTTTAAAGCCATGGGGAGCAGATCATCTTGCAGGAGTAGTTGCTGATGAATTAGGAATTCCACATTTTCAATGTAAAGCAAATTGGGAGTTCTATAAGAAAGCTGCTGGTCCAATTCGCAATGGATGGATGATTAAATTTATGCCAGTAACTGAAGTGCTTGCCTTTCATAATGATATTGAAAATAGTAAAGGAACAAAGAATATGATTCAGAAAGCTCAGAAGAAAGGAATACCTGTAACAATTGTAAAGGAATAAAATGAAACAACAAATTAAAGATAACTTACTTAGATGTATAAAGAAAGTTATAAAAAGCGCTGAGTATGCACCTAAGCAAGGATTTGAAAATAAAGCAATTGAGTTTATAAACTCTTGTGGTTGCTATTCTGAAGTAACTCAAGAACCTTGTTCATTACAAATTTTCTTATGTGCAAAATTGAATGAATACACATTCAATGGGATAAGGCAATTTGGAATTTCGACAAAAGTAGAAAAGAAACTAAATGAGATAGTTTATAATTGGGCGAAAAAGAATTTAGTATGGAATGGTTGTGAATGTTGTGAGAATTATTTACAGATTGATATTAGACTATTTAATAAACTAAAGGAGAAACAAATGAGTAAAGAAAAGAAAATTAGTGGTCGTGGATCGGCATTGAAAATTCCATTGCGGTGCTCTTCGGAGCTTCGTGAAGTAAGTGGTGAAAAAAGGCTCTCTCGTGGTGGAGCAATTAAGTGGTTCTGGAAGTATGCAGAGAAGCATAAGTTGAAAGACAAGAAAGATGGAAGAATCATTCATGTGGAAAAAGATAAATTGCTAGCAGCTGTTATGGGAAAGAAGCCAGTTAAAATGACTGAAGTGGCTGGAAAGATATTTAAGCACTTGAAGAAAGAGGAGTAATTGTATGGCTAGAAATATTCCAGTATTTATGAATGATGATTTTATCGGTAGAGAGGTAGTTAGAAAAGTGCCAAAAGCTCATCAAGGATTTACTGGAAAGAAATATCGAATAAACAATCAATTGTGGAGAAAGTACTTAGAGGCTCAAGAAAACTTTGAACTTCTTTTAATAAAGTGCTAAACGAAAGAATAGTAATTCATGAAGCGACAGCAAGTGATGAAGAGGATTAAATGACAATTGAAGAAACAGTAAGACAAACAACTCATAGATTTGATAGGAGAAGTGAATCTGATTTAAAAGACTTAATCAGAGGAATTCGAACGCAAGGGATTAAGTGCATTGGTTGCAAAAAGGTAATTAATAAGAAAAGTATTTTAACTAAATGTACTAATCAGTAATAATTAGTATTTGAAAGACAATGGTGCTTAGGGCAATAGCTCTAGATACACTTTTAAAGAAGGAAGGATAGTTTATGAACAAATCAAATCCTCTAGATTGAATTAAATCTGGAGGAGTAAAGGTTTAAGAAAGAATTGCGAAAAGCATTAATCAACTTTGAATTAGAATCAGCTTTGAAACTATCAGATAAGATTCATAATGCAGAAACAGAAGGTTACAAGATCTAAAAGACAGCGAATTATCTGTGGCTAAAACTAACGATTAAAATAGAACAAACAAGACAAAAGATGTAACTGAAAGAATGGGTCGTGGAGCATAAAAGCTCTGCGACCCTATTTTTATGCCTATCCGCTACTTGAAGTGCTAAGTCGTTGGCCTAATTCTACAGTAAATCTGCTATTAGTGCTTCGTTCTTAATTAATTATTTCCCTTCCTTTATAATTTTCCATAATGAAAGTAATAAATATCTTAAATAAACGTTTGAGTATCTTTATGGTAAGAAAAGGAAATAACTATGTCTATTGGAATTAAATGGTATAAAGTTCCAGGTTACCAAGTTGAAGTTACAAAATATGGTGATGTAAGAGATAATATAACAAAGAATTTAAGAACACTTTATTTACAACGAGGTTATAAGTTTTTAGGTGTTAGAAAAGATAATGGAAAAAGTACTATAGTAGGAGTTCATAGATTAGTTGCTCTAGTATTTTGTAAAGGTTATAAGAAAGGATTAGAAGTAAATCATATTGACTGTAATAGACAGAATAATTATTATAAGAATTTAGAATGGATTACTCGTAGTGAAAATATGCACCACGCAGTTAGAAATGGTTATTCTCCGGGAAAAAATTTAGGTGATGTATCAGGAGAAAATCATGGAATATCTAAATTGGATTGGAAGAAAGTTAAGTTAATAAGAAAGCTATATGCAACTGGAAAATGTACTCAAGTACAATTATCTAAGATGTTTAAAGTGTGCCAAAGGACAATAAATTTAATTGTAAATTATGAGACTTGGAAAGATAAATCTTTAATAGCATGAAAATAACTGATTACATAAAAGCTTGGCATAACGATTTAAAAGCCAGTATTGTAAAAAGACTGCGTATTAAAGAAGTAATTAAAGTTTTATCTGTAGCTCATGCTCAAGAATTAAAAAGTACTCCTATAGAATTATGGCCATCGACAATTCAACAGCATAAAGAAAGAATAAATGCTGTAACAGCAGGAAAGCTAGATATAATAGATAGAAGAAGTTGGCAGTACCCATATCTTCCGGAATCTTTGCACCGTCTGAACCAACCCATCCTAAAGAACACCCCGTACAACCTCCGTCGCTTCAGCGAGACTCCAATTCCACGTAGAGCCATAAACTTAATTAAGAACTCAATCATTATGACTTTACCTTGGGAAATAAGAGAAGACGATGAAGTTGAGCTGACTCCAGAAATAGAAAAAAGAATTCGTATTGCTAAGAAATGTTTTAAGCGACCAAATCGTCAAGATAGTTTTAGAACTTTCTCTGAGAAAGTTTTGGAAGATTTGCTATTGGGTGGTTATGGATGCTTCGAACCTAGAATAACTCCTAGCTATGAACGACCAATTATGATGTGGCCAGTAGACGGCAGTACAATTAGAATTTATGCTGATTGGACTGAGTCGATGGCAGACATCAAACCACATTATGCTCAAATGACTGGGCTAAAGGGTGAACGTGGAATCATTGCATTCTATGATAAAGAATTAGTTTATATCAGAGATAACAGCAGATCATCAACTCCATTTGGATTAGGCAAGATGGAAGTTGCATTCAATACAATAAATTATTTTCTTGGATCTCAAGATGCAGCCGGTAAAGCTGGTGCAGATCAGATTCATAAGACAATGCTTTGGTGGACATCGGCACAACAGAATGCGAATATGCAAACTGTTCGTCGCTACATTCAAAACGAATTAGAAGGGCAGTCGAAGATTAGTTTGATTGCCAATATGCCAAAGCCAGAAGTAATCGATATCAAAGCTGTCAACCCTGATGACCTTCTATTAGATTGGCAAGAGTTCCAAATTAAAATCATTGGAGCTGCCTTCGACATTAGTCCAATCTCCCTAAACATGACTCAAGATGTAAATAAGGCAGTGGGCAAAGTCATGTCCGACCAGGATTTTCTAAGTGCCGTTGTGCCAATGGCAATTAGATTATCCGAAGCCTACACTTATGAAGTGTTGCATCGTAGATTGGGATGGGAAGATTTAGAATTTGTATTCATCGGCCTCGAAGACCCAGATCAGTTAACTAAAGCTACTATTCAGCAACGTAAGTATCAAATGAATGCTTTAGTTCCAGATGAAATAAGAGAAGATGATGGCAGGCCTCCATTGCCTGGTGGATGGGGCAAATTATCATTCGGGCAAATGCAGATGATGATTATGGCTGCCAAACCACCGACTGGCGCAGCAGCTGGTGGAGGCTATGGTGGTTCAACAGGAATGGGAACTGGAATACCGGGAGGTGGTGGAGGTGGAAGCTTAGGTACAGGAACTGGGATGGGAATTGGTGGCTCTGCATTTACTGCTGACGATATTGCTGATATGTCACCCGAAGATATTGAGTGGCTGCAAGAAAACAATTTGCTTCCAGAGACAGATGAGCTTGGCCAACAAATGGAGCAGCAATCACCAGGAATTCTGCAGACATTAACTCAGCAATTGAAACAGTTCTTCGATGTTGCAGATGAAATGGATGAAGAAGGAGAAGCTCATACTAGGCCAGCTAAAGTTTCTAGGCAAGATGAAAAAGATCAAGCACAGAAATTCAAGAAAGCTGAACATAGGCCAACATGGCAAGAAAAGGCAATTAACACGCGCTACAGCTCTAGATACAGAAATGCAAATGATTTGAAAGTAAATCAAGCAACATCAAAATTTCCTAGATCACTAAATCCTGAAGATAGGAAGGCATTAAGAAAATGAATTGCATAGAAGCTGCTCAATTGTATACATTAGCTACACTCCATGCCGGAGGCCCAGGCTCCGGACGACCAGAAGGGGCACCTAGAGGTGGTTGGCACGAAAAGTTAGAACAACATGGTTATAAGTATGAAGGTAGTCAAACTAAGCATGGAGTAACTACTCACCATTATTCAGGAAATGGTAAAGTTACAATTGAACATGGTCCTAATGGCAGAAATCCTGAGTGGAGCCATACTGGGATTAAGAACGCTGGAATAAAACAAAATGGTGGATTAACTCTTGGTGATTTAAGCCATCATCTTAATGCTATAAAATAATGAGTAAACTACTTACATTTGAAATTGATGCTGCAGTTGCTGTTGAATGTGGCGATCTATGTGGGATAGAGAGCAGCGATGAGCATCCTAATAAATCTAAATTCACTGGAACTCTTTTAGTAGTAGATGAGCCATCTACGAGGCCACCAAACGGCGCAGATGGACATAGAATTTTAGTTCCTAAAGATATAGCAAAAAAGAATTTAGGTTCATTGATAGGAATGGGAATTAACTATCAACCTAATAAACTTCAGGGACATAATCCTAGACATAAAGTTGGTGTAATAACAAAAGCATGGATTCAAGGTAATCAAGTAAAGTGTAGTGGAATAATTTACGCAAAGGACTTCCCTGAAGCAGCAAAAGAACTAAAAGGCTCTAATATTGGCATGTCAATGGAATTGGCCAATGTATTAGTAAAAAATAAAAACGATAATGTTTGGAAATTAATAGACTTTAGCTTTACAGGTGCTACAGCGTTATACAAAAACTCTGCAGCTTATCAAAAGACTTCGCTAGCAGCAATGGCCGCTGTGCGAGAACTACAATCACTAATAGGAGGAGTAAGAATGAGCGACAAGAAAAAGAAATCAAAGAACCTCAGCGGCTCATCGCGATCGCTGGGCAACTTAGTTACTGCAATTGGAAAATCAGTTCAAAATGGCTTGGCAGAAGGGCTGAAACCATTTGGAGCTAAACTAGAAACAATTGCTGCTTCAGTAAAAGAACATGGAGAACTAATTACTGAAATGGCTGCGTCTCAAGCTGCAGGAACAATCAATGCTGGTGAAGAATCTTCTGCTGTTGAAAGCTCTGCATCGTCTGTTCGAGCTAGTGCTGATTCAGGCAATGATGAAGAGGATGAACTGGCTGCAGCTGCAAGTGGAAGTGCCAGTAGTTCATCTTCTGGAAAAGCAAAAGGTGGAACAGTAAAAGCGAAGAAAGCAAAAGATGACGATGATTCATCTGATGATGACTCCAGCAGCTTAGACGACGATATTGATAGTCAGTTGGCTAAACTTAGTGCTCCGGCAAAGGGAACTAAAGCAGGTCCAGATGAAGAATCTGCTGATCCTGATCTTGGGCAATTAAACAAAAATGCAAAGAGCAAGGGACACAAAACATCAGTGAACGCTGCCGCAGTGATTAAGACTGTTCGATCGATTGCTGCATCTGCAACTAAACGAATTGATACCTTAAAAGCTAGCGAAAAGAAAACTCGCAAGAAGCTCCATGCATCAATTAAGAAACAAAAAGAATTAGAAACAGAATTAGAAGAAGTAAAAGCTCAAGTCGATAACTTTACGGAAACTATGACTCCAAAAGCTTTACCTGCTGATGTTAGGATGCTACTGCAAAAGGGTGGCTTTGATATTAACGAACTTCAAGCTAGTGGGCGTAAACTAACTGTTGCTGAAGTAGATGAGATGTTTGCATCGTCTAAAGTAACACTAAGTCCAATGGAAAGAATGACTATGAAGAATCATTTGCTGGAGAAAGATTTGATGGAGCAGGGAGAAATGGATCGCAGGCAGTTACAATAATTGAAGAAAAGAGGAAAAGATAATGGCAGGTAAAACTATCGTACAGGCTCATTTCGCCGGTGATATCGGCGCTGCCGCTGATTTCTTTGGGCCTGGTGCAATTGAAATTAATCGTTATCAGACTGAAATTTTTGATCTGGTTCGCCGTAGATTCGTTTTCGGACAACGCATCTCACAAACTCCAGCCACTGGCCATCCGTCTCGCTATTTCGAACAGACGGCAATTGGCTCAGCCAATACAACCAATCCTCGTGCATTATCAACTACAGCATCACAACCGATTCGCTTGGAAAGACCTTTGATGCTGAAAGCCATCGTTAGTGGAATTAACTACTCCATTTTCGATGTGGAAGTCAATCAGCAGCAGGGCCAGTTCGCATATCTCGAAGCGAAAGATCTTACAGATCAAGTTGATGCCGTGTTGAAATTGCACGATCAGAACCTGTGGACAGGTGCCGATACTGATCTAGTTCTGCAAACATCGAACGATTACTTTGGTGTTTCTGGACAGATCATGTCAGCAGCTGACGTAAATGGAATCGCTCATATTGCCACCATCTCCGCTTCTGGATCATTAGTGGATGGTGTAAAAACTCAAGTAGCTACAATTGCTTCTAGAACGGATTATGAGGTCAAGCCATCGGGAATGTATTTGAACCCGTTGTTTGGAGATTTGTTCGATCAGGAAGCCAAGTCAGTTCAATTGTACTACAACGAAGTGGAAGTAATTCCGGGAGTTATTGTAAAAGCCATTCCTACTCAGATTGGTCTATTACCTTTAATTCCTGATCCTGCATTGTCAGTGTTACCATCTGGTGCATTGAAGCAATATACAGGATTCATTATCTCGGAAGAGTTTGTAGAATACCACTGGTTGACATCGCCCATTCCAAGGGTGTTCCAACTTGGATTAGTTAGTAATTTAGCTGCTCAGTTTATCATCTTGAAATTCGGAGCAGTGGTCGCAAAGGGTGCGTCTTATGCGCACGCAGCTATAAAAACGACCAGATAAGAAATACAAACTAAAGGGGCCTCAGAAATGGGGCCTCATACTTAATACTAGATGAAGGAATTAATTTTATGAGATTTTATAAAGTACCTGGATATGGATTAAAAGTTACAAATGATGGTAGTTGTGTTATAGATACAATAACAAACAAGATAAAGACACAATGGGACGATAAAAATGGCTATAAGTATATAATGGTAACAAAAGAAGATGGTAGCAATACAACGGCTAAAGTTCATAGATTAGTTGCACGAGTATTTCATGGTAAATGTCCTAAAGGAAAAGAAGTTAATCACAAAAATTTAATTAAGTATGATAATCATTATAAGAATTTAGAGTATCTTACTAGCAAGGGAAACAAAGATCATGCAGTAAAGAATGGCGTAAAATATGGAGCGAGTGTAACTCCAATTTATAGTAATAGAATATTATCACCCAAACAAGTTAGAAAAATTAGAAAGTTATATGCTACTGGCAAATACACTCAAAAACAGATAACCAAAATGTTTAATGTAGGTAAAGACGCAATCCATGACATTGTTAATTATAGTACTTATATAGTGGGTGTTTAATGGTTGATTTTCAACCCAGATATCTTTTAGACGCAGAGATTGCAACTTTTGATCTGCCATCTGTCAAGCAATTGCCAAATATAATGACAATTGTTGATGCAGCAAGCACTTTGATTGATAGTGAATGTGGAAGAGTGGATGCAACTGGTGGTGGTTCTTTAGTGTATTCCACCTATGCAGAAAGAATTGGAATTTCAGAATCTAGAAATATCTTTAGAACAGCATATGCTCCATTAACTGGATTAGATACTACAACTCAATTAACTCTATCTGGATTGAATGCAGTTTCAGGAAATCATTTTTATACTGGCTTTTTACCGAATACTACGAATCAGTTGAATGGAAATTTATCTGCATTTGTTGGAATAAGTGGCAGATATAGCTATGGAAGAAAAAGTGCTGCTCAAGTGTATCCTGATTCTCAGTATGCAGCAAACATACTGCAAGTCGCGGCATTTTTTGGTGGGCCCCCACAGTTTGTAGCTTTAGACGTTTCATTGACTGACTACTATGATCTAGTAGGAGAAGTATGGGTGCCAGCTGGGCAAATGATGGCATCGTATACAGAGGTTTTATGCATTTACAATTCTGGCTATGATCCTAGGAATATGCCCAAGGGAGTTAAGCATGCATGTGCTGCTTTAGCTAAGAACTTTATAGCAAGAGCAGGAGGAATTACATCAGTGCAAACTTATGATGCTGGAAAAGTTCATGTTACCTTTACTCCAGATCTTGTTGATCCAACAGTGAAGAAATGGTTAGCCCCTTACCAAAAGGTAATTGCAGTCTAATGAATTTACAAGCTTCAATTGATCTTAATTGTGTAGTGGTAAAAGAAGGAAATGAATATTGTGTCAAGTCAGAAGATAGATCTAAAAATCTTGGATGTAAACCATCAAAAGAAGGTGCTAAACGCAGATTAAGACAGGTGGAATATTTCAAGCACATAAAAGGTGGTGGCCCAGGCTCCGGAAGAAAGAAAGGATCAAGCAAAAAGAAATGGTCACAAATGACAGAGGAAGAAAGGCGACAGGCAGCAGCTAAAGATCCTAGACAAATTGGATTATTTCAATGAGTGGAATGTCAGCACCCTTGGGGTTTGGATTCGGTGCAAGATATATGACCGATCAAACCATGAAATTCACTGGAGAAGGAACAGTAGTTGCTGTTAGGATGCAGACAACAGACTATGAATTTAGTGATGTTGCTGATATTGGATTTTCAGTTTCAGTAAGTGGGACGGCATTATCTGGACAAGCTGGTTACACTGACTATCCAATTATTCCACAACCTATAGTAGTAGAAACTCCAAGTAGAAGAGGAGGAAATCCAGAAACTCAGTTGCAGTTAAATAGAACGACAATGCAAGTTTCTCATACGTGGGTTCTTAGTCAAATGGATTTATTTTCATTTCAGAATCCAATGTCAGTATTTAGAGACCCTAGAGTAATTGGAGTTGTTTATGCAGGTGAATTAACTTCCGTAGAATCTATTTGGCCAGAGCATGCTGGTGGTCAAGTTATTTCTTGGAATATAACAGTAGTTGGTGGCGAAATTAATGTTACTGGATAAGAGGTGATTCATGGATCATGGAATTCAAATAAATAGTCAAGTAGTATTTAAAGAAAAGCTATTCAATTGTACTAAGATTCGCTTAGGAACAGTGATGGCTTTCAAAGGTGATAATAATGAAATAGCTTTAGTGTCATTGCAAGATGACCCTAGAAAGCCTAGATCATTGCAAGCTTCAGCACGCAGAGAAATTCTTGTGGAGAATCTTGAACTATCGGGAAAAATATTTGGTGGCGGACGTGCAGTAGTAAGTGTCAATCCAACGTACAGAACAATAGGCAGTTTAATCAATAACTATCGCTAAGGAGAAAGAATGAAGAAAGTATTTCGACAAATTAGTATTGTAATTTTGGCTATAACCATTACTTTACTTGGAACACGTGAGCTAGAAAAAGTAATGGCCCAATCTAGTGCTCCATGTCTTGAATCAGAAATTATTCTTAGAGGTGGAAATGGGAATGGTAGTGGATCAGGAGTAAGGCGATTTACTACAGTTAGTATTAATGTTGGATCAGATATAACTTATGCTGATAACTCTACTGATGGTGCAACTTTAACAATAAATTCTAGTGGGATTTATTCAATAAGCTACACTGATGGAAATGCCACAACTGGGAGTTCTGGTATTTCTAATATCATGAATGTCACTGTAAATGATGATGAACCAAACTTTGCTAGTTCTCTTTGCTATGAAGAGGGAACTATAAGCAACACAAGTGGAACGTTAGTAGAAACTTGTTCAAATACAACGATACTTTCATCAGGAGATGTTTTAAGAGCATTTTCTGGTCATAATGATTCTCTTATTGGTGGCTTAGCTAGATTAACAGTTATTAAATTAAAGTAAAAAAGGAGAAATAAACATGGCAAAGAGTACACAAGTAATTACAGATTTAAAGTCTGCATTAGCAACTACCCCTAGTGCTACTGCACAATCAGATGCAATTAGCCCACTTAATAGTGGTGGTGGAGCAGGCATGATCCAAGATATTACAGGAATGATTAATGTCGCTCTGATTAAAGCAGAAGAACTAAAGAAAATATGTAATGATTTAGTTCTTGATCCAAGTGGTTCTGGAGTTACTAATGCAATAATTAAGACTGGAACTGATTCAACCATCTTTACTGCATTAGATTCTGTTAGACAGGTATTGGTGTAATAAATTGCTGGCGGTAGACACAACAAGCGTAGCGCTCGGTTCCATCTTTGCTGAAATAGCAGATGAAGATATCGACAAGTTGGTTAGTTGGCTAAACCAAATGGCCATTATTGTTGAGTCTGGAGTGCAAAGCGTGGGGCCGCCAGCAAATTATGCACTTGTATGGGAGTGGGGGAATATTAGACAAACGAAGAAAGGACCAAAGACAGTTCAAGGTAGAAATCCTAAAGGACAATTTACCAATAGGTGGTTTTCTACCCAAGCTCCTAGTGGATGGATTGCAATAAATGAAGATAAGTATTGGAATATAATTCAAGATGAGTTATCTAAAGTAAGTTTTGATTCAAAAGAATCAATTACGGAAGATAGTTTAAAACAAGAGTTAACTGGTGCTTACAAAAGAATTTCAGAGAAGTGTTTAGTCATACTGCAAGAAAACGTACCAATTGATAGTGGTGATTTATACGATAGCTTACAAGTTGTTGAACCAGGTGATGAAATATTAAAAGGTGTAAATGATCTAGCATCAGATATGATTAATACAATTGGAACATTAAATTTATAGTTGAGGTAATTTGGAATGACAAAACAAGATGGTGCAAAATTCTCGGGTCAGAAGTTTTATCAAAAAGATTTCTCAAAGCAAAAGTTGAAGTTTTCAGATTTTAGTCGATGCTCATTATTAGAATGTAATTTTACAGATGCTGATTGTTCCTATTCAAATTTTTCCAATGCTAATTGCTATGGATCGAATTTTACTGGAACTAGTTTATATAGAACAAATTTCATGGAGGCTCAGCTACAGAAAGTAATATTTAAGCCTCGCGATTGCTTTGGAATAACTCTTACTTGGAAATGTGATACATTTAGAGACATGGAAGTAGATTCTGACTGGCTGGAAGTGTGGTCATTTATGCCATCGTTGATGAAACTTCCAGAATCTTGGCAAACTCATGTTCAGCACTGTGAGAGCTGTAGTCAAGGTAATTTTAATCTTTACTGTAAAGAAGGTAAATTATTATTTAGATTCAAAGATAAATTATCTTGGACAGAACGATTGATAGAATTTGTTGGCCCTGATCGTTATTTGAAATTGAAAGCTATCTTTGACAGACGAATTATATGAACATTAGAGACGCCGTCGATAGCTATTTTAAATTTGTCAAAGCTAGAATTGTAGCTAAAAATCCTAAACGTACAGTTATGGGAGTGATTGAAGCAAATGCTTGGCCACCGAAGAATGTTCAAGCTGAAGCATTCTATCTTTTGTTGTTGGGAGAAATGCCAACATCTGGAACAGCGACATCAATTGGATTCTCTCATTTAACTCAGTGGGTTTGGACAATTGAAGGAGCAGATTTACCACAAGATCAAGTAGGAAACAATCGTGGAAGTAGGTACCAATCTAATTATCAAATGAAGTCTGAGTTAATAAATGGTTTATATCCTTACTTTTGTGATAAGAATGTTTACACTCCCCAAGTTCAAGGAAATAAATTAGTGGCTGTACCAACTGTTCAACCACAAGATAGTATTTGGTGGAGTAGACCACGATTTATGCCAACTAGATTTGAAAAGCAAGAAGGAATAATTTATGGAGCATGTCAAGTAACTGTTGGAGAGTTTGCTGATGTAATTACTAGCTGAAGAAATAGTGTCATATTAAAAAAGAAAGAATGGTTAAAGCAGGAATTTAAAATAAGGACATTTGGAGGAATTAAGTATGCCACTATCTAAAGGTATAGTACAACCATTTAGACGAAATCAACTTTTAATTGGAGCAGGATGGAGAGGGTTCTTTGCTCCATTCAATACCCCCTTTTGGGCTGGCCAAACAAACTCCGCTGTTGGTCCTACAATCTTAGATTTGCAATTTCAAGGACCATTCAATACAAACAACATGCCAGCAGGATGGTTTGATCTTGGATGGATTAAAGACTATAAGTTAACACAAGGTAGCAAAGTGGGGTCGATCAAGTCTGGCTATCGTGGGGCAACAAGAGCAAAGGTTCGTGGTGAAGTATCGGAGGAAATTGAATTTAAGTTTCGTGAGTATTCTCGCTTAGCTTTGAAAATTGCTTCTGGCTGCGAAGTGTTTAATTTCTTAGCTGCTGGTCAAGCTTCAACAACGAACCCACTAGGAACTTCTGGAACTACTGCTGTAGCTCTTGGAGCATCTGGATATCAGACCACTGGAGGAACAGCTACTCAGCCTGGAGTAGCTGGTTTGCCTTGTGTATTTCTACCATCTGGATCTGGTGCATTATTTGCTGCTGGTCAAATGATAGTAGTAGATGTTGACTATGATAAAGTTTCAACTGGATTTATTGGATCAAATGGAGTTCCAGTATATGTAAACAACGCTCCACAAGACACTGATTTTATTCGTAGAACATCGGACTTTACGAATCTAATTACTGCTGTAGTTGCTGGGCCAATTGCTGGTATTGCTGGAAACCAAGATGCCCTAGTTTTGAAACAAGTGTTTACAGGTGGTGGCGCTTCATCTTCTGTATTAGTTGGGCCAACATCACCACCGACTGGATCTAAAATCCAGAGAATAAATGGGTGGACTTCCAGAGAAGGTGGAACATTCATTATGGATTGGTCGGCATTGTTTATACTAGATACAATTGATAGTGATCAAATTGCATTCTATTATCCACATTTGTCGATTAGTCAATTTAAAGATTTAGGAAACTGGGCCATTAGCAACGTAGGGACAACCGATGAAACTGGATATGAATTAGATGCGTCTTTTGAATCATTGGCATTTGATGATCCACTAGATGGTGAAACTGTTGTATGCTATAGAGCATATTATCCAGCATCGAATACTGGAGTTCCTATTTAGTAATTAACCTTTTATGGGTGACAGAATATCGTCACCCATAAATATTTTCTAGTTGAAGTAATTTATATTATTTGAGAAAGCTTGGAGGTTTAGAATGTCAACCACACCTATAGTGTCAAATTCTATTGACACCACTGATTCCTTAAAATTACAACTTCGCTTAGAACTTGAACCACAATTACGTGAAGAATTTAAAAAGAAATTTGAAATAGACATTGCTCTATTTAAAGATGATCTACGTAAAAACAACGATGAGATGTTGCGAGAAGCTGTTCAAAAATTTGAAGAAGAAGAGAGAAAGAAAAGAATCCCCCTATCCGCTGATGAACTGCAGAAATTGTTATCTAAAGAATATGTAACTTTTAAAGTTAAACTACAAAAAGATAACGATACAATTGATTTTATATTGAAGGAATTACCTCAAAGTGTTGAACGTGAATTATATTCCATTGCAAAGAATTCTTTAGCTTCAGCATCTCAAGAATTTAGCGGTTTTAATTTAAGAACATTTGAAGGTGATGTACTACAAAAGATTCTTGGAATGATGGAATTATTTCAACCATTACAAGATATACTGGCAAAGTGTTGTGTACTTTGTTTAGATCCACCTAGAGGAGAAAATAAAGTAAAGAAACATGAGTGGTTGACTGAAGCTTGGGTAATTGAGAATCTATCCAATTATAGAATAACCACCATAGTTCTTGCTCAAGTGGAGGTAAACAAGATGAGGGATTTTTTCTCGATTCTTTTCCAAGGCTTCCAAAGCGACGTGGCGACAACATTAGTAAATGCCCAGCAGTAAGTGCAGCAGGTAGCTGGATGCAAGAATTTAAAATGTCATTATCAGAAATAGAAGATAAGTTTACTAAATCTGAAATGGCAATGATGTCATATTCGTCACGTGAACAAGTCTTAAACTTGGAAAAGAATTCTAAGACTACTAAGAAGAAAAGAAATAAATTTACTGAAGAAATTGAAGAGGAACAAGAGGAAGATTTATCACCTAACTTTTATAATGAAGAGGGTGAAATTGATCTTCGCAAAGTAACTGGTAAAGAAGCTTATAGATTTCTTTCATCACAAGGAATTAAGATACCAATTGTTCAGAGGTAATTACTATGGATGCTAGAACATTATTACTGAAGTTTAAAGGTGATTTATCCGCTCTTACTGAAAATGCTAAGGGTGTAGAAAGCACTGTTAAAAAACTTAGTAATATGCTTAGTAGCGAAAGAAGTAAGTCTGCATCTGAAGCAAAGAAGCAACATGATGAAGCAATTAGATTAACCAAAGAACAAACTGCAGTTCAGATTAACTTAATAAAAGCAAAACAAAGAGCAGCAGAAGCAGAAACAAACTACGAAAAATCTTTAGCTGCTTCACAGATAAAAAGACTTACAACGAAGTCAAATGAAATAAGGCTACAGCAACAGTTAATTTCTTTGAAAGAAAAACAGTTATCATTAGACAAAGCAGATGCAGGAGGTGGTGGAGGATTTAGTAAACTATTAGCTAGTTTTTCTGGAGCTGCTACTGGTGGTGGAATGTTAAACACTATCATTGCAGGAGCAGCTGGTGGAGGAGCATTTTTAATATTTGAGAAACTAGCATCTTCATTAGGAGAAATAGTAAAGACAATTAGTGAAATGCCAGAAAAAGCTGGCAAAATGGCAGAAGAACTAGAACGATCTGCTTCAAGAGCTGGAGTAACTACTAAGCAATTTCAAGAATTAAAACTAGCAGCAGCTGCGACTGGTATAGATATTCAAACAATGGGTCGCTCTATGATGTTGATGAATCTTCAACTCTCTAGAGGGGGACAAGGAATAAGTAAAGCTGAAAAAGAATTAAAAGCTTTTGGAGTTAGTTTAAGAGATGCTCATGGCAATATACTTCCAGCTAATGATATATTAAAACGAGTATCTGATTTATTTCAAACTTTACCGGATGGAATGACAAAGAGTAGATTAGCTGCTGATTTATTCTCACGTAGAATTGGCTATCAGATGATTCCACTATTAAATCAAGGTAGTGGAGCAATTCAAGAACTATATGATAGAGCTGATAAGTATAGTGTTTTAGTTAATGAAGACCTTATAAAATCGCAACATCAATGGAATGTCGAAACTGCTGCACTAAAGATGCAATTTGACCAATTGCAATTTACTCTAGGAGAAGGAATATTACCCCTATTAGTTCAAGTAGCTAGTTGGGTAAATAAAATTGCAGAAGGTTGGAATCAACTAGCTGGAGTTAATGCAGTAAAAGATTTTGGAAATGAAGTGGAAGCATGGGCACGAGCTAAAGGAATGATGGCAGGAAAACCACAACTGAAATTTAGTACAGATGCTCGAAGTCATATGGAAGAAAAAGTTCCTGAAGATCTTCAAAGAACTTTAGCTGAAAAAAGATATGGAAAACAAAAAGCTTCGAGAATGACTTTTGGTAAAAATAATACTTGGAAGGATATTTATTTAGAGCTACAAAGCGAAGGTAAACCAACTAATGATTTGATTGAGCTATTTGCTCAAAAATTTCCTGATGCTCTGAAAAAAGCTGAAACTGCTACAAGCGGTCTTGATAAACGCTTACAAGATAATACTAAAAGTATTGCTAAAGTAACTGAACTGACAATTAAATATAATGAAGTTGTTGCACAATTAAAAGAGAAACAAGAAGAAGCTGCAATTGCAACAAAGAAATCTGCTCTAACAATTGCTTATGATCAGGGGTTAATAACACAAGAATCGTTTCTTAATCAAAGTAGAGAACTAGATAAGCAAGATCATGAAACTAAGCTAAAGTATTTAACAGAATATAAGAAGTTAGAAATACAAAAAGTACAAGAAGCTGCAAGGCAACAGATAACTCAGCTGGGTGGTGAGGAACCAGAAGAGGGTGGAGATAAAGCTTCATTTGCTGCTGAACAACAAGATAAAATTAAATTATTGAATCAGCAGACTGCTGAGAAAGTAAAAATAATTAATGTACAAACTAAAGAAAAGATATTAGCTGAGAACGAAAAATTCGCAAAAGAAAATCAGCAACTAGATCTTCAAGGAGTAACTTCAGAGATAAAAGCGAATCAGCTGCGTATTGCTGAAAATTTGAAAATGCAACAGGAGATTCTAACCAACGATAAGTCATTATTAGACTATCAATTGAAGCAAAGAACAGTTAGCGTCGACGAATACATGGCAATACGAGAAGCTCAAATAAAACATGAAGTAGAGCTATCAAATATTGCAGCTCAAGAAGAATATAATAATGGAAAAAAGACACCTGAGGCTTTAGTACAATTAGAAAACAAAAGAATTGAAGCTAGAATAAAAAGTGAGAGAGAATTAACTGACCTATTAAGAAATGAAACTCAGACAAGATTAAGTTTTTCAGAAAGTCGTTATCAGGGATCAATGGGGCTGTTTCAGGGACAACAAGCTATTGCCCAAATGATGTCAGGTGGTAGTGGCGTAGCATTATCCAATAATGCTGTTCAAATGCAAATTGAAGCAACAAAAAGATATAAAGAAGAACAGCAAGCTTTACTTCATAGTACAATGCCCTTATCTAATCTTTGGTTTCAAATTCTTGGAAATATGACTAAAGCAACTCAAGAATTAATGAAGATGAATATTGAATTGCTTAAGTCAAAGAGCGTAATGGTAAATGTTGGAAGTATTTTTCAGCAACTAAGTTCTTTAATCGGCCAATTTGGAGTGACTCGCGGTGGATGGGCAAGTGTTGGAGCTGCTGGTGGGATATTAGAACAATTAGGTAGCGCTCGCGCAAAACGATCAGCCCAAGATAAAGATGGTGGTGCTTTCTCTGATTTGGCAGATGCCTTCAAAGGATTTGATTGGCATGATATGTCTGATTCAATGCAAAAATTTAATGAAGGAATAAAAGGGGCTGTTGGAGCTGTTGGAAGCTTTATTCAAATGATTGGATCTAGTCATGGTAAAGCCGGAGATATTGCTGGTGGTGCAATAGGAGGAATGGGAATTGGTGGAGATATTGGAGATATGTTTAGTAAGTTTAGCAAATTTGCTGGCCCAATCGGACAAGTTGCAGGCGCGGCTTTTGGTGGAATACTAAGTGGAATTATTGGACATAAGAATAATCAGACTGCTCAATTTATAAATAGTGTTAATAAACAAATGGCTGATTTGCAAGCTGCTATTTCAAATGGTACAACTGGAATTCAGCAAGGAATACAACAACTACAAAGTTTACGTCAAAGTGTTATTTCGCAAGAAGGACATAGTAAGAAAAAACAAAAAGCACAATTAGAACAAGAAGCTCAAGCTATCAATGATCAAATTATTGCTTTACAACGTCAACAGGAAGCCATGTTTATTGATCTTGGGCTTCAATTAAAAGTTTTAAATTCTCCGACTCAATTCCAAGGCTTGTTAGGTAGCTTAAAAGATATAATGGATCAGTATAAGAAATTTGCTGGAGCTGCAAGAGATGCTAAAGACTTAGCTATGGCAAATCAGTTCTTAGCTGATAGTCTTAGAAACTTTGCTGACACTCAGGCAACTGCATTGAATGAAGCAGAACAAGGGGCAATTCAAGATGCAATAAAACTGAATGATTTACTTAGAGATAGAAAGCAGTTGTTAACAGATGAAGCTCAAACTGAATATGACATTATGACTCAGGGAGTTTTAGTTAATCAAAGAACAGTAGCAATGACAAAAATGCAACAGATTCAACAGGCAAGAAATCAGATGAATATTCAGCTTCAACAAATGGATCAAGACATTGCATTGACTACTTACAAAGTAAATAGTGAAAAACAAATATTTGACCTGGCAACAACTAGAATTGATTTAGAAGCTCAGTTATTAAAACTCCAAGAAGCACAAACGGACAAAGAAATACTTAGAATAGAGGCACTAGTTCAGATAGTTAAAATGTTGCAATCTGGAACTCCATTAACAAATATGGATCAGATATTAGCTGCTCTAGGGCTTAATTCTGCTATGGCATCACCAGCACCATTAGGTAATGGTGGTATGGGTGGTAGCATTGAAGATTGGTTAAATAATATTAGAGCCAATCGCGCACGTGGGGGATTTGGCGGGGCAGCAGGCTACTTGTACTCATAGGAAAATAAATGCTACAAGTATTAATTACAAATAAAGACTCCACTAGAATACAAAGTTCAGGTGGGTCAAATGTAACTAAGTATTTTCATTCTACTGTAATTCCATCTGTTAATGGTCAGACATATGTAACTACTTGTTGGATTAAGAACCAAGGAACAAAACCAGTAATTATTTTAGATAATCTTGGTGGTTCGATAACAATTCAACCAGGAACAAAGTTTGTACCAATAAGATTACAATCAAAAGGAAATGGTGCAGCATCATTTCAATTTATATTTCAAACACAAGCAGCAGGCGATCCAATTGATGTTATTGTTTGGAATCCAGTTCAGTATACACCACAAGCTCCAACTACGAATTTGATTATTTCAACAGATACAACGTTTCAAACAAACTGGAATAGTTTTAGTGGGGCAACTGTAATAGTAACTCAGAGTCAAAATAGAACGATTGATTACACCCAATATGTAAATAATGGCTCATTAACAATTACAGATAAGTTAAATCAGCCTGCTCAGTGTCAGTTTAGCCTAACCAATAACGATGATACATTCATTATTCCTAGTAGAGAAGCTTATATTCAAGTTTTTAGTAATCAGTATAATCGCTATGTGTTTACTGGTTTTATAGCTAATGATATTCCAAAAGATTTTGTTGGATTAAATTCTACTACTCCTAGTATGAATTTTCAGACCTATAGATTTTTAATTCAAGCTACAGGAGATGAGTATTTATTAGGACAAAAAGCTGTTCCAATTTTGCCACCATTTGTAAATATGGGTGCAGGTCAAATCTTGGGCTATTTAGCTAATGTACTAGCACCAGGATACTTCGATGTTACTTCTCAAACTGCTTCCGGTGACTTAGTTCCTTATATGGAATATGATCCAAATAAAAATTGGATCGCAATGGCAAAAGAATTAGCTGATCAATTTAGATATAGAGTAAAGATACTAAATAAAGTTTTATATTATAAGCCGTGGGGAGATCAAGCTTTTCCTATTACTTATGATGAAACTCAGAATCAGAAAACTTTTGATCCTACCTTACTAAAGACAACTATTTTCGATACTCCACTGGTGAATGATGTCTTTGTTCTTGGTGATGCTGAAGCTTCAGATAACCATGAAGATTACTTTGTAGGAGATGGCTTTCAGACAAACTTTCCACTTAGATATGTTGGATTCCAAACAGATACTGATCTATTACTAAAAGAAGATTGGTCATCTGGATCAGTTGACACTAGTAAATGGGTGATACAAGATCCAGTAAACTCTGTTTCTCTTGTAGGTGCTTTGAATATAAATGGAGGAACCAATAATTTTGGAGAAACCTATCAGTATCTAAGAACAGGATTAGACTTAGGAAGAAAAATCGTTCTGGAGCATGGAGAAATATTCTTTGTTGGAAATTGTTCTGGAGCAATAATCGGTGGAGTATATGATAACGCAAATACCTTTGCTGAAGTAAATGGCTCTGGACAATGTGAGTTTGGATTTGATATTAGACCCGCTTCTGGATTTACTGTTGCTAGTTCAGTAAGTGGTACGTCTGGCTTACAAATACAACCACGTAGATTAGGTCAATTAGTAGGAACACCAGTAATTACTCAACAGAATCACTATTATATACTTAGAACAATTGTTAATGGACAATCTGTTAACAGATACACTTCTACGTTTAAGAGTTTTACCGGCGCTATAATTTCTGGTGGAACAAATAGTGCAACAGCTGATATAACATGGGTAATATCAGATATAAATCTAAATAACACTAATCCGTTGCAGCCTGGTTTCGTTAACGTTCAGCCACCAATTACAGATACTAGATTTACACTAAGAGATCAAAACGTTCCTGCGTTTGCTTTATACGTTTTATATAATGTTAAAAATGCTAATTTAACCATTCAATGGACACAAATTTTTGATCCACCACAAGCTAGTTTGTCTGCTGCAGGAATATCAGGTGTATCAGGTGGGTTATTACCACTATTACCAAATAATGTTGGAAGTCTATTTGACTACGAATTAGGATTTGGCTTAGGTCGACAAATAGCTACTATTGGAAATAGCCAATCAGGAGGTGGTGGTTCAGCATCGGATGGAACTGGTAGTGTTTTACAATTCTATAGTGACTCGATACCAGGAGTAGGATCACGAATACGCTTGCAATCTTGGGAATCAAAAACTGCTATAGCTAGGGTTCAAGATTCAACTTCTATAGCAAAAGAAGCTTCTGTTGTAGGTGATGATGGTCATAGAATGACAATTATGACCGATTTTAAGCCATTACCTAGATCTAGTGAAGAATGTGAGCTAGCAGGAAAAGCTGTTTTACTAGATAGAACGAATACTATCTATCAGGGTTCATATGGGCCAATTAGAGATATTTTCTTTGACTTTGTAAATAAAGATTATCCAAGGCCTGGATTATTCTTTACGATCAATGCTCCAAAAAGAAATATAAATAATCTTAAAGTAATGGTTAGTTCAGTAACAATTTCGTATATTGAACTAATGTCCGAGCAAGCTAATATAACATTAAATTATGGACCAACTCAATTTCTAGAAAATCTTTTGGCAACATTTGTACCAAAGCCTGAAGGGGTTTTGATGCCAAAAGATACAGCTGTTCAGCCAACTCCTATTCAATTAGCTAATGTTGGCTCTGCTTTTACTACTGATCTAGATTTAGTATCATTATCAGGTGGCCCAGTACCTAGCTTAGGACTTGATAGTTCTAATATTTATATTGATGCTGGCTTTATTCCAACGGCAGGACAATTTATAGAAGCAAGGCAAACAAATTTTGGCTGGGGAATATCAAATAATGATCGTTTGGGCTTATTTCAAACTAGAACATTTACATTACCTAGAACTAGATTTGATGGAACTTGGTACTTTAGATTACTACAGGGAACTTTTACAAATAGAAATCTAAATGTTGGTGGATTAATTTCTCGTAGATCAAAAGTACTTAGAGTCTATGCTCCAATTACTCCAGCTTCACCACAACTTTTATATGCTGACTCATCTAGAATAAAAGGATTTTTCAATGGAGACATAAGAAATATTTATGGAATAGAACTAAGGGGCCCAGATAATGCAACTATTCTAACGCAACAACCAGTTTCTACTCCTACAGATATGGAGCTGGATTTAATCAAACTAAAAGCTAATCAGTTTTGGGTATCTCCTAATTTGTTATTGTCTACTGAAGAATTTGATAATCCTGTTTGGGCAAATTTTGGTAGTGTAAGTGTTTCAGCTAATGCAGCACTAGATCCAAATAATTTAGCAACAAATGCTGATTTATTACAGATACCCGGAAAAGTAATAAACACACTAGATGGATTATCTCAAGTAGTAAATATTCCTAGCTTAGACCTAAGTCAACCTTTACCAGTTGCTGGAACTTCATTTACATTTTCTACTTGGCTAAGAACATCTGGGGGTACGGCAACAATAGAAATGGTTGTTGAAGATTCACCATTTACAAGTGGATTTTCTGCATTACAAACAGTTACTAGTACTTGGAAAAGATTTTCTATTAGTGGAACAATGGGGTCGGGAACAAATAATTCAGTTAGAGTTTGGATAAGATCACCATTTGGACAGGCAATTGGAGCACAGGCAATATTTGCATGGGGAGCACAACTGGAAGTTGGAACATCACCAAGTACCTATGATGTTAATGTAAATAACTATAATGTTAAAAATTATATCCAAGCAACAGAAGAATTTGATAATACTGATTTTTGGACTACGTCTTCTGGCCCATCAGTAACTGGTGGTGCTGTAGCTTTGTCATTACCGTATAATTTTCAGGGAATAGTTCAAGATGGAATAACTTTTAATAATTCATTACAAGGAAATCCAGTTGGTGCTGGACTACAAACAGCAGCTTATTCTGCAAATTTATTGGGAACATCTTTGAATTTTGCTGGAGTATCTTTTGCTTTTGGACCACAACCTAGTAATTTTATTACTGATGCATTTGCTGGTGGGGCTTTATCTGCAAACTGGACAGTAGTAGAGGCTACATTTGCAGTAGCAGGAGGACAAGTATCAGTTACAGCACTAGCTGCTGATTCACATGCTTTGGCAATAAGAACAGATCAGTCTTATCCAGCAGATCAATTTGCTCAAGCTACAATTGCTGTGGCTCCTACAAATACAAACAATATGGGTGTAGGTGTTAGAGCAAGTGGGCCTTTAGGATCAATAAATGGCTATTTTTATTATGGAGATACAACTAATACTTATATTGTTAGAATAGTTAATGGAGCAGGTATTCTATTTGCATCAACTAATAGGCCAGTTGTACTAAATGACGTGATGCAAATAGAAATAAAAGGAAATGTAATTATTGGAATTACAAATGGAGTAGTTGTTCTTACTGCTATAGATGCAACTCCTATTTCTTCTGGTAGTCCTGGAATATTTGGAGTAGGCGTTGCTGCTCCATCAACAAAATTATCTAGCTTTGCTGCTGGTGGTTTTCCACCTCAGAATATAATGTATGGTACAGGACAAGTTGTTCCTGTAGTTCCAGATTATTATAACTCACTAAGAATACTTGGAGGAGCAGCTCCAACAACAACTGACTTAATTACAGTAACTTATGTTGATGGAACGCAGACAACATTTTCACAAATATATAGTGCTTGGACATTGTTTAGTGGAAATGCAAATGAGCTATTAGCAAAGGCAATGGCTCATTCTACTCAAGCTGCAACCACATTAGGTGGTGCAGTAAATGTCTATCATTATCAATATGCTTTAGATCCAACAAAGAAAGTTAGATCAATAACTTTCCCAAGCGATTTACCAGTATTCTATTTAGCAGTTAGTTTAATTAAGGTAAATTATTTAACAACTGTTTCACCAGATGCTACTCTTGATCCAAATGGATTTTTAACTGCTGATCAAATAAACTTAGCTCCTAAAGGAACAAATGCAGATTCAGGAGTTCAGCAATCATTAATAGCTCCATTAATAGCTAATAAAACTTTTACAGTATCAGTTTGGTTGAAAACATCTGGAGCCAATATAACAACTGAATTAGTAGTTCAAGATTCACCACAGACTACTAATATTATTGATCAGCTAATAACTGTTACAAACCAATGGCAAAGATTTTCATTTTCTGGTGCATTTGGCTCGAATCCTAGTGGTAAGTTAAGAATATACATTGGATCAAGATTTACTATTGCTGTAGGTGCTCAAGTTTTATATGTGTGGGGTGCTCAGCTAGAATATGGTAATGCTGCGACACTATACCTAGGAAATGGTAATGTCTTGCGATTATTCTATTTGTATTTCTTCAATTTAATGTGGGCTTACAGTCAAGCAACGATTGTGCCAATTTCTAGTCCACCTGCTCCTAATATGACACTAGGAGAAAAACTGTCAAATGCTTTAGTATTATTTTTAGATCAATTAAATCGAGGAGATATTCGTAGAACACAGTTACAGATTTCAACAGATGGAAATTTCTTATCAACAGGGGCTATTAGTGTAACTGGTTCGGCTCAGCCACCGACATTTAATGTACATGCTCCAATTATTGGTAGTGGAAATTCTTTCTTTGCTAGGTCGAAAAGAACTGATTTCTTTAGTGATGGACCTTGGAGCCCAATTCTATACATTCCCTATGGAAACTTAATTGCTTCATCATTTATTGGTGGACAGGGAAGTATTCCACCATCGTTTGATAATCAAGTTACTCCATTATTTACGTATACAGCTACAGCAGTATCGCCTGGGGGAATAGCTACAGGTAGAATAGTAATTACATGGCCTACATTTATTTTAGCTTTTCCAGATTTATTTTTTCAAACGATACTTAGTGGTACATTAGATACTGGAACAATTTTGACATCGTCACAAGGTGGAGTAACCCCCTATTTATTTTATCCAAGAGTTAAAGCTAGAATACCTGGAACACTTGTAGAATTTGTAAATGAAGCTCATACAACAGCTAGTTCAAACGATGCTATTGCTTGTCAGACTGATGGATTTATTGCTTTAGGTGGAACGACAATTGCATTAACATTTAATGTTCCAGCAGCACCAGCTGCTGGTCCACCTTCAAGTGGTGGTGGAACTGGTGGTGGAAGTAAATGTATTCCAGTTGATGAAATATTACATACATCAGAAGGAGAAATACTTGGATCTGATGTAACTATGAAGCACTTTATAAAGGGTGCGAATCCTGAAGATAGATCAATTCATCATAGTACAATAGATTCAATTGTTTTTGGACAAGAACGTTGTGTAAAGATTGAATTGGAAGATGGGTCAAAAGGTAGTTGCTCAATTTACACTGAGATACCTATTTGGAAAGATAATAAATTTATTGGCTATATACTCCCTTGGAATTTAACTGGCGATTTACAGTTGTTTACAATTGATGGTAATCTATCAAATGTTAAATCGGTAGAAAATCTTGGATTTAAGAAAGTAGTTAAGCTAGTAGTGTTGCCAATTCATACATTGTTTGCAGGAAGTATATTAACGCACAATGGAGTTTTGCCAAAGCAATGATTAGACTAAGATATTTTTCGGAATCATTAACAGGTCATGAAGACCCTCACCATGAATCTCAGAAATCTATTCTAGGAAAACTGGAAGGAATTTCTAGAGTGAATTGGATTAGAATAGATAATAATGTTATTTTTGGAACGATTGAATTGGAAGATTATGCTTTCAATCAATTACTAGGTGACCATGATACTGTGGCAATGCACCCATCATTATCGGAAAATATTACATTGAAGAATCATTTAGCAAAAAAGAATAAAGGAAAACATCAAAGTCACTATGATTCACTAGATGTTTATTGTAAGCTAAATCCAACAGATACGATAGTGGATGTAATTACAAAATTAATAGGAAAAGGACATTCGTTTCTTCATCCTGAAAGATAAATAGCTACTATCTGTATAATATTATATGGGAAGAACTTGCGACGTCCTATTAAACAATCGTGTATCCTATTTAAGTCTTAGTAAAAGAAAACGTAAGCTACTAAAACCACTACTTCGCTTCAGACCAAAAAACTATCAATTCACTCCTGCTTATAGGTACACTGATTGGGACGGTTACGTTAACCTGCTGGATGAGAGAGACGATTCAATTCCAGCAGGTCTTTTTCGTGCTATCCATGAAGACCTAACTAAAAAGACAAAGATAAAATTTAAAGTTGAAACAGACTTGGATCCAGTGTTCTTTAATAGAACTGGAGAAACTTCTAAGGAGAAAAAATGGCTATTTCAAAACGATTGCTTGAAATCCATGTTGGAGACTTCAGAGCAAGGGGGTGGTCTCGTCTTAAATGCGACCGGGACAGGCAAGACAAGAATAGCTGGAATGTTTTTCTCATGGCTAGAAGGAAGTGGAGTATTTATAGTAGATGAACTAACGCTATTAAAACAGACAAGAGCATCGTTGGCAGCCACGTTAGGTGAAAAGATTGGAATAGTTGGCAATTCCAAGTTTAAGCCAAGAAGAATAACTGTAGCTACTATCCAGACAATGGATAAGTATCGTAACAACAAAGAATTTAGAAAATGGACAAAAACTCTTAGTGTTATCATTGTAGATGAAGTGCATCTTGCAATGAACAAAAGAGCGTTTAGAACAACCGCTGCAATTAAAGCTCCTTGCATATTTGGATTGACTGCCACTTTAGCTATAAAGAAAAAGCACATTAGGATGAAAGCATATTCATTGTGTGGGCCAGTTGTGTATTCTTATCCACTGAAGAGAGGTCAAGAAGAGGGAGTTCTTGATTTTGGAGTAGTAGTTCAAGTAAATCACAATCATCAGAAAGAAAAACGTAGAGGAAGAATGGGTCGTTGGGCTAGACTAAAACAGTATCAGAGGGATTATAATGAACTAATTGTAGATTGCGATAAAAGAAATGAAATTATTTATAGACTTATTAAAGAAGGAATCAAACGTAAAAAGCATATTGTACTATTAGTGGAAAGAGTTTCTCATTTAGAAGACTTATCTCGTAGACTTAAGCACTTTCCGCATCAACTTGCCTATGGAAAAATTCATGCCAAAGAAAGATTCGAAGCTGCTCAAGATATGAATGCTGGAGAGTGTAAGCTCATCATAGCAAACACCGTTTTTAAGAAAGGCATTGACATCAGTAGACTAGATGTTGTAATTGATGGTGCGGCTAAGAAAAGTCAAGAGGATGCAATCCAAAAATTTGGGCGCGGTGTTCGTAGGCATAAGAAGAAAAAAGGACTTATTTATTTCGACATCGCGGACAAATATAATCGATTTGAAGAAGCAGCTGAACAACGTAGAAAAACGTTCAAGCAAGTAGGAATCCCAATCATCAGAATACCTAATGATTACCTGCATAATAAACACTGGTCAAAACACCTATACGAAAAGGCAGAACGGAAACTTAAACAAATCATAAAATAAATGTCACTTTCTGTATAATATATTAGGTGAACAATAATGTCAACATTAATTAGTAGAACGTATAATTGTGATAAATGTAATAAAAAATTGAAAACGTATAGTAACTCAATTGATATTGTAACATCTTTATCAGAGGGAAGTTGTTGGGAAAGACTTCACGTGAGAATACAAAACAATAGTGGAGTTCATAATAATGGAAAATTAAGGGAAGCTGAGCTTTGTAAAAATTGTGCGATTCTTCTTTTAGAAGATGCTTTGAAACGTATTAAAAATGGTGAAAGAGCTTCTGAAGGTACAGAGCACTCTGAACTACAAAAGTGGAATTAAATTGGAGTAATGGTCACAATGAAAAAACAAAAAATTAAAGCTGATAAGCCTATAAAATCTGGATGGTTACAGACTAGGTGTGCAAATGTATTTTGTAAGAACACCATAGATCAAGGTGCATTTACACTAATTCAATTTGGTGAAGAAGTTACATTGACAATTTGTCTTCCGTGCAAAGATAAAATTAAAGACTTCTTTGGTGAGACCATATGAAAAAAGATAAATGTCCAACTTGTGGTGGAACCAAAGATGATAGAAAACAACTACCAGAGAGATTTCAACCACAAAAGTGTTTCGATAGATTTCATTTTAGTAAAGGTGATATCTTTAGATGTAGACGATTGAAATGTAAAAATACAGTAGAAGGTAGAAAAACAATTTGTAGTAAGTGTGAAGATAAAGATAAAGCTAAGAAACGTAAAATTAAAAGAAACCAGAGAGCTATTGGAATTAAAGCTACAAGAAAAAAGAAAGTTATCTGGAAAGATAAACAGACTACATTCAAATCCAACGAACCACTACCAGTGTTTTATTTAAAGAGAAATAAATCAGTGATTTACACAAAATTCTCTCCGAAGGGTAGATGGGTTAAGACTAGTAAACAAAAGTTATCATCTCTGGAAAGAAAGTTTATGTGTGCTGGAAATCCAGAGTTCAAGTAGAAAGTTCTTTCTTATACTACGAAGTAGTATAAGATCATAACTTAAGTTATAGAGCTATAGTTAATAACTAATAAACGTATATGTATATGTTACATATAACCGTTATTCATAATACATAATGTATATGTAAATAGGAGAAAAGAAATGGTAGAGATATCAGCAGTTCAGATTGATGAAATTTTAGTTAAAATGCATCAGTACAGCAAAACAAATTTTGGAATTAAAAATGGAGAAGATTTTCAATTAATAGTCAAAGCATTAATCAACAGTGAAAAGTTTAAAGCTATAATCCAAGCAACAGGGATGATTAGCTTACTTGGAATGCTATTGATGCCAAAAGATTTAAGTTCACAATCATCGGAAGATAAATTGAAGTTTATAGAAGAATTGCCAATTAGAGATTCATTAGTTGATATTTTTTATGCAGGATATAAGCTAGGATTAGCTGTTGCTGAAATCAATAAGTTAAATGAAATTAAGTAGGAAAAGAAAAATGCAGTTTTATGAAAAAGATTTTGAAGAAGCAGCTAGAAGTATAAATGAAGCAAGTGATCAATTAAGAAAAGCAATTTTAGATTTAGAAGAAATTCTAGCTCAGAAACACTTTGGAGTAGAAGCTAGTATTCCAACAAAGCTATCTGAATTATATTTAGTCTATAAAAAACACAATGGTAAATGGAGAATCTATGTAGAATCACTAAATTCAATAACTCCATTGAATGACTGTAGTCGTAATATTAGAATTCAATTATCAGATCAATTAGACGAATTGATTGCAGAGATAATTAAACAGGCAAATAAAAAGTCTAGTGAGATTAAAGCTGCAACATCTAATGTAGAGAAAGTTGTTAGCTTGTTGAAGAAGTCAGAGATAAAACAAGATGAAGATTAAAAGAGAAGATAATTTTCTAGTTGAATATTCTAGAGTAATTGAAAAAATAAGTAAAGAAACTCAAAAGAGAAATAGACCATTATCAGTGAGGAAATTAATTAAGTATCTGAAGAGGCTTCCACCTAAAGCTGTAGTGGAACTGATGATTACTCAGCAGACAAAATATAGATCAGAGCCACTAGCATTTACTGGAGTGATGAAGAATTTTGGAATTGGGAAGTTTGGTTCAGCTAAGCATAAAGTTACATTGATAGCAGAAAGAGAAAACTGAAATGAATGAAAATTTTCAAAACAGATATTTTTTGTAATTTTAATTTTGGTGCTGTTAACATTAGCTATAATTGATGACAACAATGATAAAGTAGATAAAGTAAAAGCTAGTGCTCCTGAAAGAATAGAAGTTTTATATGTACAGAAACTTTCTGATCAAGTTGGAGCTATTATCCTTCATGACAAGGATAGTGGAATTGAAGAGAATTGCACAATTCTTAGTGAAGGTCAATTTACTGGAAGCAGTAAAGCTATTGCTATTAGCTGTGTTCTCACAGGAAGGAATTGGAAATGAAAGTCAAAGAATTGCTTGATGAACTTTTGGATATTGGATCATGGAATCTTAAAGCTCATAAACGTGCTGTAATAATTCGCAAAGAAATTCTTTCTCATATTGGTCATGTAGCTGAAGATTGTCAAACTAATAAAAGCGATATAACAGAAATTACTGCACGGGCGAGAAAGCACAAACATCGTTGTATGAGATGCGGTGAAGAGTTTGACTGTCAAAGCATTGGTATTTGCGGAGCCAATTACAACGTGATGGCGAATATCGTTAAGCCAGACGGAACTATTGTTGAACATTGTCCGTGTAATCCAGATTGGGACTGGATACGCGCATACGGAAAGAGACTTGCGGCCCAGAGCGCCCCGGTAGAGGAAGTGGCGAGGGAGATTGACAAATATTACCAAGTGTTTGAAGAAACTCCAGAACACACTCGCATTTCTGAAGTTACAGCCATTCTGCGCCAGCACGGATACGGCGCACAGGGGCAGGGGCCGAAGCCAAAACAGAAACCATCATGGGGGTTTTCGGGATACCTTGAAGTCCTTCCTGAAGAAGAACCCAGCCCCGTTCCATCCCCGGAGAGCGCAACCAAGGAGGGAAATGAGCATTCACAACGAAATTTTAGCTAGCGTTCCAATAAAGCCAGTGGCTCTCTTAGAGAAACTGTCAGGGCAAGGGATTGCAGATGGAGACGTGAAAACTGAATTATTGAAGATGCTTGCAGATGGCGTTATTAGGCTCACATCTGACCGAACCCTCGTTATACAACAGAGAACACGTAAAACGTTGGCAAAAAGTGTTGCTCTCTCGGGCCAGACAGAAACGATAACAGCTATGGACTTCAGGCGCACCCCCGGAGACATTCTGCTTCAGGCACAAATGGGAAAAGTGTTCAGCATTACTAAGAACGGTGTGGTAATCGCAGTGCTATCGCCGCCCGAATTTAATGCTTTGGAATTAGGATCAGAGATTAGACGATTGAAATTAGCAAAGTAACACCGTGGCGCGGGAGAACGCAGAGGAGAAATATGATAAATGAATCAAAAGAAACTTAAGAAACGATTCTACAAGCAAGAGAAGCTAAGACTCCAGAAAAGAATATTTAGACTTAGAGTTATTATCAATGAAGTATTAAAGGAAGACTTCAATCGTAGATTGTACAATTTAAAGCACGACGATGAGCTTAGGTTATTGACATTATATACTTGGCGAGATAGGTATAGAGTTAGTATTCGATGGATGCTTAAATTTCTTATAAAGATTTGGTCAAAGCAATTTAGTAGATTCAAAGTTAAATCATCTTTAGGATGTAGAGTAGCAACTCTAGTGGGTAGGAAGTCAGAAGAAATAATTAGAGAAAGAATATTTAGAGAGTTTCCCAATGGTGAAAATAAGTCAACTTGGCAACAGGCAGAAAAAGATCGAATTGTAAGTCTTATTCAACCAAGAAAAGATCGAAGAAAGAAAGCTAGATTTACCAGCATCCTGCAAGCACATAATCCTCAGCATTTTATTAGTAAGTATAAGAAGGAAATCAAATGGAAGAGCAGAGAGAAGAACTTATCCAGCAGAAACCAGAAACAGTTGAAGGAAATAAGGAACAAACAGTACAGAAACAATCCATATCAGTAGAAGAGAAAATAAATAGACTAGCCAATGATGTTGTGACACGTACAATAAAAAATAGCTCTAAGGCTTTTACTCCAGACCAAGAATATGAACTATTCGACAATACAGTAAGAAAAATTACAATCGAAAGAAATACATTCCTTGGAGTTTTGAATGAAGCTGAAGAAGAGTTAAAGAATCTTAAATGGAATGATGTTCAACCTAGAAATTTAGGTAATAGTCATGGCTTTCGTGGAATCTATATAGTATCATTTGGAAACTTCATTAAAGCTAAAAGTGAAGGATGGATTTATAGGCCAACTCAAGATCAGTATATAAAGCTAGTTAGAAGATGGAATAAGAAGAAGCAATGTGAAAATTTTGCAAATGACTTAAGATATAAACTTAGAGGAAATCCACCAGTTATAAAACCTAGATCAGAAGGAATAGCAACTATGGCAAACGAACAATTTGAAAGTGAAGCAATGAAAGAATTGAAGAAAGATATTTTAGACCAAATAGTTCAACTTCGCGAATCTGTATAATCTTTTATGAAGGTGAAAATAAATGATATTAGTCAGACATAAACTTGAAGAACTAGTTAAAAATGGAGTTATTACAAATGTTACAATGGACTTAATGAATCCTGCTAGCATAGATATAACTCTTGGAAAAGAAATATTTACTGAAACTATTTGTGATAAAACAATTGAAATAAATAAAACTGGAATGGAAATGCAAAAAGTGGACATTAGTAATGGTTATGTTCTTTCTCCTGGTCAATTTATTTTAGGATGTTCAGAGCAAATGTTTTTCATTCCTAGAAATATTAGTGCAGAATTTAAAATGAAAAGTACTGCTGGTAGATGTGGACTTAGTCATATGATGGCTGGGTGGTGTGACCCGGGATGGCATAATAGTGTTCTAACAATGGAACTTAAGAATATGACAAACTACACACGTATTATTTTGAAGCCAGGAATTAGAATTGGTCAAGTAGTTTTCTTTCAACATGAAGAAGTTCGTGAAGAACATTTGTATAAAGGTAGATATAATAATGATCCTAGTGTTGAAGGAGCTAAGATTTATAAGAGTGGGAAATTTTAGCTAAATGAATATCATCAGAGACATTGAGTTTCAAAAGATATTACTTAGTTTCATTTGTAGAGATAGAAATTTTTTACGTGATACTGGATACCTTTTATCTGCTGATGACTTTAAACCAGTAAGTAAAGATGATGGTTATGAAAATCATACAATTGCGAAATTAGCTTTTGAACATTGGAATAAGACTAGAGAACCAATTGGTCCTTTACTTAGAACTTTCATCATTGACTATGCTGATGAAAAGAAAATGGGTGAGAAGCAAACTGAAAAGCTTCTCAAAATTGTAAAGGAAGTTAGCGATACAAAACGAGATATTATATCAGTAGATTCAGTAGCTGAAAAAGTAATTAAATTCAAAAAGAATAGACTGAAGAAAATAGCTGTAGAACGTGCTGCTGAGCTATTGGAAAAAGGTGAATTATCCGACGAACAGTGGTACAAGATATGCATGAATGGTGTTGAGAGCTTCAGTGAGAATAAGCATGAATCAACTGACTACCTAACCAATACAGAAGATAGAATAAAACGTAGAGAAGCTCAGAAACGATTTGTTAGATATCCACTACTACTAATTGATCCGTGGGATGAAAGTATTAGAGCTATTACTAGAAAGCAATATGGAATTGCTTTAGCCCCTTCTGGAAATGGAAAATCACTTTTATTGATTTGGATTGCATTTGCTTATATCCTACAAGGCTTAAATGTTATTTATATTACTCTTGAAGATAATAGAGAAATTACTGAAGATAGATTTGATGCCTTATTAACTGGAATAGCTACAAAAGAACTTGGTGATCAGAATAGGAAATTTAGAAGAAAGTTTAGAAAGATAAAATTACTAATTCATTCTAGATTAAAAATTATAGATGGAACTGAAGGTGGAGTATCTGTTGCTAGAATAGAAGAAATTTGGGAGAGAGAAAGAAATAAAGGATTCATTGCTGATGCCATTCTAACAGACTATGATGAAGAAATCGAACCGGCAGTTAAGTATGGTAAGGATGCTGCCGGTAGAAGAATGGAACTATCTGATATCCATAAAGATTATAGACGATTAATGGCAAGAAGGAATCTTCTTGGATGGATTGCTGCTCAGACAAATAGAAAAGGTGAAGGTAAGAAATATATTACCAAAGAATTGATCGGGGAAGATTATGGTAAGATCAAGAAAAGTTTTTGTTGCATAGGTGTAGGTAAAGGTGATTGGGGTGATGATAGTAAATTCATATATGTTACCAAGAACAAAAATGATAAGTCTGAAATTGGATGGAACATCTTTAGTGACTTCGAGCACGGTACGTTCTTTGACAGAGATAGAACATTAAAACAGTATCGAAGAGAAGCTAAGAAAGCAAAGAAGGAAAAGGACTAATATGAAAAGTATTTTTGTAATATTTATATTGTTTGTAATTGGATGTGAAATAGATAAACCACCACTTGAATTAAAAGCAAAAGTTACGGATGTAAGAATATTACTTCAACCTGAAACTAAGAATAATGAAGATGATACTATACCGGGTGCAATTGTAGGTGGGTTAGTAGCAGGAAAAACGGGGGCCATTGTTGGAGCAATTGCTGGTAAAGAAAATGACAAATCAACTATAGTTTATAAAATTGAAGGTTGCCAATTTAATGTTGAAGTGGATAATATGCAAATGACATTTCGTGCGTGGGGAGACCATATTCAAGTTTGTTCAATGCTAAAAGAAAATGATATTATTAGAATTAAAAAATATAAAGATGGATATTGTTGGAGCGAAGCAGTAGGTATTAGCCCTGGTTGCGTAATGGGTCAATAAGAATGAATTTCAAAGAGCTATTAGATATTCGTGGAATTGAAAATCATGCTAGCGATGATAAACCAAATGAAATTAATATCTGTTGCCCATTTTGCTTTGACCAAGGTGAAACATTAGATACAAGATTTAGATTAGGAATCAATGTAAAAAAGAATGTTGCTTATTGTTTTAACTGCTCATGGGCATCTAGACATGATACTATAGATAAAGTTCTTAAGAAATTAGAAATAGAAAAAGAAAACATCGAAGAACTAACTTCTCGGATTGAAGAAAAGAAAGAATTCGATGGTCAGCTACCTAAATCATTTGAACTATTATGGCCACTGAAAAAAGATAAAGACTTTCGTAAAGCTTATCATTACTTGAGGGATAGGGGAATAAGTGATAGACAAATTGAAAAATATCAGATTGGCTTCTGCCTTGCTGGTCCATATAGCAATAGAATTATTCTACCTATTTTTCGTAAAGATAAGCTCTATGGATACATTGGAAGAGATTTCACAGGAAAGCAATTTCTGCGCTATAAGAATTCAAAGGGCAAAAAGACTTTGTATGGAGTACCTGAGAAAAAGTCTGATGTTGCAATGCTAGTTGAAGGTGCTATTGATAAACTATCTGGTGAAAGAGTTTTATCTCAATATGGAGTAGATGTAATTGGAATCCCGGGTAGAGTGTTAAGAGATAAAGATCTAAAGTTATTGAAGCACTATAAGAAAATAATTCGTGTGCCTGATATGGACAGACCTGGACTAAAAGGTGCATTGAAAGATTTGAAGAAATTGAAAGAAGCAGAGTTTAATGTTTATGTATCTTTTATGAATCCAAAGTTTAAAGATATAAATAATGCTTATGTAAATCATGGCAAAAAGTATATTGTTAGACTATTTACTCATGCAGAATTATTCACTTGGGCAATTGAAATAAAGATTAAGTCGATGTTGGCAACAGATTATCGTGGAGTTCAGAATGTCAGTTGAAAAGATATACAAAGGAATATTAGTAGAAGGAAATAATACTGAAACAGAAGTTTTGAAATTAAATGATGAAATCTTAGCTGAAACTATAGAATCAGATATTAGAGAAAATGGAAATTATTTATCAGTACATTATTACATAAGTGATGAACCAGTAGAAAACCCAGAAGAAGAATTTTTGAAAGAACTATACGGAATGGGTGAAGTAACATATTGTATGGCCTACAGCGATATAACAGGATATCTTTGGACAGATGAAGACTTAATTATTGGTGGCCATGACTTGATGGAAGAATTAAGAAGTAATATTGGAAAGTACTTACACTTAGTTATTGAATTTAATGAACATCCGAAGTTACCAAGATGAAACAAGTACTTCTAGTTGATGGCAGAAATTTAGCATATAGGTCACATTTCACTCATTCTGCTTTGTCTAGCCATGGACAATCGACATCAGTTATATTTGGGGCCACAAATATGTTACTAAGTCTCCAAAGAAAACTAAACTACATTCCAATGATTATAGTGTGGGATGGTGCAGGAAAAACATGGAGACATGAACTAACAAAAGGCAGAAAGAAAGAATACAAAGGCAATCGTGCTCATCTAAGCAAGATTAGAACTATAGTAAATTCTCAGATTCCAATTTTCAAAGAACTATGGACAACGATGGGAATTTGGAATTTTGAAGTTCCTAAGCTGGAAGCTGATGACTTGATCGGAATACTAGCTACCTATATTGCAGATAAAGAAACTCAAGTAATCATTTATAGTGGAGATAGAGACTTTCAACAACTACTTTCAGATAAGATTGTGATTTGGGCTGCTCAGGGGAGAAGTGGAGTTAAAGGAACAATTATAACTCCTAAGTATGTAGAGAAACGATGGGGAGTTAAGCCAGAAGACTATAGAAAGATGCGAGCCTTTTGTGGAGATAAGAGCGACAATATAAGTAACATAATAAAAGGCATTGGAGCTAAGACAGCAGTAAAGCTATTGAAGTCTGGATTAGACCCTAGCTTGAAGTTCTTTCACATGCATTCTAAAGAACCATTTAATTTACATAGTGATAGATTTGCATCGTTGTGGTATCAAGTGCATGAGAACTATCATCTGTGTAAGATTATTACTGAAGTGGATAGTCCTCGATTATCCAATGAAATAAATAGACTCATAAGAGACATTATGCGAGAACTGGATGAAAAAGGACTGAATAGACAAAACTGGAATTTATACAACTATCGGAAAACTTTAGAATACTTAGTAAAATTTGAGTTAGATGAGATATTTGATAGGAGGCAGGAAATATGCGTACTTCCCTAGATTGTAAAATATCCCACAATATAACACTCGACAATCACTTGGCTACCATTTATAATAACTGGTATAATTTAATTAAATCTAGTAACAAAGGTAGCAAACGAAATGAAGGTAAAACTTGTGACTGATAGTGATATAAATGCTGTAAAAGGATTGATTGCAAAAAAGGCTATAGAGTCATGGAAGAAATTACCACCAAAGACTAGATGCTATATCGAAATTAGCGATATGATACAAGATGGAATATTTGTAACAACAAAGTTTTTAGCAAAAGGAAGATTCGATCCAAAGAAAGGAAAGCTAACAACTATACTGTGGACAAAGCTTGAAAACTTCTATCATCGGTGCGCTGAAACATTAAATGCAAATAAGAGATTCGATGCTAATGACCTAATGATAGAAGACATGTTGCTAGGTGGTCATGATGTTTCAAAAGAGGAAGAAGCTGCTGAAGACTGCGAACATATACGCAGGGCATTCCTTGAAGCATATAATGATGCTAGCGACAATCTAAGAGAGTCGATGAGAAGGTGGTTCCTGCAAATGGATGCCACGAAGATACATACTCATAGTGTTAGATTTAGAAAGGACAAAGTAGAATTCAAACAGTTAGCAGCTAAGTATGGCTTAGATAGAACTGATTGTCGAAAGCTAATGAATTGTGTACAGATTAGAAATGATGTTGTAAGTAGGCTACCGGAATTTAATTTTGTAGAGTTATAAGCATGAAATGGTATAAAGTTACTGGCTATCAAGTTGAGGCAACTAAAAATGGTAAGTATATACGTAATAGTGTAACCAAAGTTATAAAGAATCAGTATGTTACTAAGACTGGTTATATACAAGTACTTGCAAAAACAGATGGTGGCGTAAGAAAAGTATTATATGTTCATAGGTTAATAGCTGTAACTTTTGTTGATGGAAAAACAAGAAAAAGACCACATGTTAACCACAAGAATTTAATTAAAAGTGATAACCACTATAAGAATTTAGAGTGGTGTAATCGTAGTGAAAATATGCGACATGCTGTTAGAAATGGAGTTAAAATTGGAAATACAGTTACAAATAGAAGTGGTAAAAATAATCCGATGTATGGTAAAGATCACACTGGTGAAAATAATGGTAATGCAAAATTAACTTGGAAAATAGTTAAATTAATTAGAAAGCTATATGCTACTGGAAAGTATACACAAACTAGATTAGCTAAGTTATTTAAAGTACATAAAAATGTAATATGTGATGTTGTAAATTTTAATACCTGGTTACGAAGATGACTAAAGTCTTCCAATGTGTTTTGTGTGAAGAGAAATTCTCTGAACAAGACTTTAAAGATTTGAAGTTCTTTCCATCGACTTGTATTTGTAGTAGTTGTTATAATGAAGCCAAAAAAGACAAAACAGTTTGTTTCGGAAAAATAGATCAGTATGATAAACATTCTTTAGTGTGTAGTAAAATATGCCAAGATAGAAAAATATGCAGATTATATGTGAGGGTCGAAAAGTATGCGTCGTAAACGATTTCCCGGAAATCCAATGGCCCATTCTACTTCATTGATCTATAAAGCATTTTCTCTGGCAATGGTGGGCACAACATTTAAGAAAATTAAAAAGCTATGTAGAAAAGTTGGTAGCACTGGTGAGCAGAGGTTAATTAAAATTTTGAGGAGTGGAGAGCACTATGGCAGAACATGGCACTATGAAGAAAGAGATGGTTCAATCAAAGTCAGTAACATCCAATTCAAGAAAGAATAGGAGGAAAGAATGGGTGAATCATCCTAACCATTATGGTGGCGACACTACTTATGAAGTTATAAAAGTTTTGGAGGCTTGGGGATTAGACTTTGATTTTAATCTTGGCAATGCAGTGAAGTATATTGCTAGAGCAGGTAAGAAACAAAAAGTTAAAACGATTGAAGACTTGAAAAAAGCAGCTTGGTATTTGAATAGACGAATTGAACGATTGGAAGGAAGAAAACAAAATGTACGAAGCTAAAATACTTGCCGATTCAATTTGTAATGGACATCGTTTAACTACGATGCAACTAACCCACCCTAGAATTATTCATGCAGAGTTTAATACTCATTGTATGTTTGCTCGTAACGCCTCTAGTAGTAGAGCTATTCCTTTTGAAACAATGTTGAAACGAGTAATTGTTGACCCTTACATTCCTAGAACTTTTGGAATAAATCAAAAGGGAATGCAACATTCAGAAATTTTGAAAGGAAAAGATTATGAAGAAGCTAAGGGTATTTGGTTAGAAGCAAGAGATAATGCTATTAGTTGGGCTAAATTTTTAGCTGATAAAAATGGGCTAAATGTTCATAAGCAATTGGTGAATAGATTAGTAGAACCTTGGATGTGGATTACAGTTTGTGTAACTGGAGACTGGGGTGCTTGGTCAAATTACTTTGCTCTTAGATGCCATCCTGATGCAGCAGAAGCAATTGCAGATCAAGCTTATATGGCTCAACTTGCTTATTTCAAATCAACTCCAAAAGAATTAGTTAAAGGTGATTGGCATACACCTTATATTACTCAGGAAGAAGATTTACAAATAAGAATGGTTCATGATCTTTGGTTAACTAGGCAACGAATTTCAATTGGTCGCTGTGCTAGAACATCCTACTTGACTCAAGAAGGAAAAAGAGATTTTGCTGAAGACGTAAAACTATTTGAACGTCTAGCTAATTCTACTCCAATGCACGCTAGTCCTTTCGAACATGTTTGTGAAGCAATGGGTGATAATGAACGATATGCTAAGTACATTGGGTGGAGATCATATCGTCACTTACTTCCAAAAGAATATGTTACAGATTTCAAACCAAACCATCCGGAGTTAGTATGAAAATAGAAGCAAAAGAAATAAAATTTAGTTTATCATTAGAACTAGAAAATGATGAAATAGAATTACTGAATTGTTTAAGTAGTTATGAAGTTGGAAGTACTATTGTTCAGCATATTACAAAGGCCTACAAAGCTGAAACTTGGAACAATCTATTTAATAAAATTAGAAATCTTACAAATCCAATGATGCAACAAATGAAAGATTCTCATAATGTATTTACTGGGCAAAAAGTGGCTAGAGATCATGATAGACCATGAAAATTAAATTGCCTAGAATGTACTTGAGTGGATTTCGTGCTGTACTCAAGGAACATAAAAATCGGAACTACGAATTTGAGCTAGACTGGATAAAACGGTCTGGAACAAAATATCGTTGCTTAAATTTTGCATATGTCTGCCCGGGTGCATTTTACTATCAAGAGAAAATAAGAGAAATGTATGATGCAGCTATAGCTAAGAATGTTGGAATATTTATGGATAGTTCTGCATTCTCATTCTATCAGTTTGTAAGAAAGCAAGGTGGTAAACTATCAGCAAATAAAAAGATTCTGACAGAACAAGAATTCGAAGAACAGAAGAATAAGACAGTAAAGCAGTATATAGATTTTGTAAAGAGCGATAGTAAACATTGGGATGTCTACTGCAATTTTGATTATAAAAAAGATTGCGATATAATTTGGGATATGCAAAAGTACCTAGAGAAAAAAGGAATTAGACCAGCACCTGTGTATCATGGAGATATGAGTTTAGATTTTTTCAAAAGATACTGCGACGAAGGATACAAACTCATATGCATCGGCGCCTATCCAGCTAAGAGACGTGGATTTCTACCTAAAAGAAAGTTCTTTGAAAAGATATTTAGAATTGCTGAAGAATACAAAGTTAACTGTCATGGGTTCGCGTTCACTTATATTTCTTCAATGCTAGAATTTCCTTGGTGGAGTGTAGATAGTGCAACATGGGCTAAGACAGCTGCCTTCGGAATGATTCTAGTTCCAGATAATGATAGAAGTGTAATGCGATCAATTCACGTTAGCGAAAGACAAACTGGCAATCCTGTAACATATAACAGAATGCCAAAATCAATTAGACGAGAAATTGAAGACTCTGTAGATAAGGCTGGGTTTGATTTTGATAAGTTGAGAACATCAATATTTGAACGCTGCGTTTACAACGCTTGGATTTACAATCACTTAGATCAATTTATTGATTTAACTTATAAAAAAGCAAATTGGGAAATATTAGTATAATTGAGGGGGGGGGGGGGTTAAAATTGGGAACACACTTATTAGAAAGTTTTAGTTGGGAAACTTTAATTAGTTTAGGGATAACTAAACTTTGTAAAGAACTAGAACTAAAAGATGATCATGTAGTAAATACTCCTAATAGATTTGTTGAAGCTTTGCATGAGTATATAAATGGTTATAAAGCAGACCCGGGACCAAAAGGTGTACTATCTGCTTCTTTTGAAGAATCAAAGTATAATCAAATGATATGGGTGAACGATATAGCCTTCATTAGCCATTGTGCTCATCACATAGCCCCATTTGCGGGCAAGATTCATTTTGGTTATATTCCAAATGGTAAAATAGTTGGGCTATCAAAGATTCCTAGAATGACAGAAATTCTATCTCATAGGCTACAGATACAAGAAAAGTTATCAGATCAGATTGTAGACATATTTAATGAAGTAGTTAATCCTCAAGGTTGTGGAGTAGTAATTGAAGCTATTCATTTTTGTATGTGCGCTCGTGGGGTTAAGAAATCTGGTTCATATACTAGAACAGTATCGTTGAGAGGAACATTTTTAGATAGTGAAAGAACAAAGTATGAATTTCTTGATGGAGCAAAAAGTAAGGAGAATTCACTGTTATGACAGATTATTTCAAAGCACCAAGTGAAGTAACTAAATTAGTAAAAGATATTAGACATAAGTACTATTCTAAATTCCGTAAAGCTAAAATTGTTATTCTAATGCGTACTGGTAAATGGGACAAATATGGTACTATGGCATTAGTATCTAAGAAAGCAAGAAAAGCAGGAGTAGATGGTGATTATGTTTTAACATTCAATGCTGATGAATGGGCTGGTCTAGGTCACAAAGGACAGAAAGCTTTAGTTGACCACGAACTCAGACACATGGCACGTAAGAAAACAAAGAAAGGAACTCAATTTAAGCTATTCCATCACGAAGTAGAAGAGTTTATTGACATAGTTAAAAGACATGGAATGTGGAGAGAATCTCTTACTCGGATGAAGGAAGCAATGAAAGGCAAATAAATGAGCGTTACAACAGATATTGTTTGTACATCTTGTAAAGAAAAATTATGGATTGGTCAAAGTGATTACATATATCTTATTGAAGATAATATCATGAAAAAATTAAATGATTTTCTTCAAAAACATAGAACTGATAGTTCAAATGAACATAAACTTCTTTTCATAGACGAACACTGGGATATACAGTATGAAGATGGATGGAAAGACTATGAGTGAATGGTCAATAAAAAGAGATGAGATTATAAATGTAGTAGAAGTCTTATCAATGATTCCATCTAGACCAGGAATCATTACTTCAGAGTTTATAAAAGTTTCTGGTAAAAAGAATAAAGTAAAGATGATGATGGCATCGGAAGTATCTGGCTATACTGAAATAAAAGGAAATGGTGATTGGCCATTTGAAAAAGATATTTATATAGATCGTAGATTGTTTGATCCTTTCATTTCTGCTGCTAAGAATATCAAGTCAAAGTCAGATTTTAGATTTATAAAGTCAGGTAAAAAAGAACTAACCATTGTAAATGGCAATAGAAAAGCTAAACTTACTTGTGCTGATTCAAAAGCTGGCTATGAAGACATTGGAAAGACAACTAGACATGAAGTTAAGACAGAAAAAGAATTAAATACTCTATTGATTGCTGCAAAACATTGTGCAGAAGAATCAACGTCTGAACCAGAAAAGAATTGTGTATATGCAAGACGTAGTGGAAAGAATATCGTACTCTACGCAACTACTGGAGTATTAAATATTCGTGCTGAAGTTAAAAGTAAATTAGTTTTAAATGAACCAATTCCACTACCATTATTCATTATTGATTTAATGGCCAATCCAAAGCTAGTAGGAGTAGAAGCTACCAAACATGAAGTGATTCTTGACTTTGGGATAGGTAAAGTCTGGGAAACAATCTCAGTAGAAGCTAAAAAGAAATTTCCATATAAACGAATTGATAATTTAATTAGCACTGAAAAGAAAAACTCTAAGCTAGCTTTTGTAGTGGATGCTAAAAGCTATGGAGTAGTAATTGAAAGACTAGCAGGATACCTTGGGTCAGTTAGAAGATTGGATTGGGTCTTAACATTGACTGGAAAAAAAGGATCAAGTAAACTGGAGACAATTATTCCACTTGGTCATACGATGTTTCGAGATAAGATAAAATTGAAGAAAAAAATTGCTTATGATTTTTCTGTTGATCTACCATTTGATAGAGTAATTGGGGTGCTAGGAGTTATAGCATTAACTGGTGAAAAGATACACTGGAGTTTTGATAAAGAGAATCGTTCTTATGTTAAAGCTGGAAACATTGAATTATTAATTAGTAGGAGGACAAACTAATGACTTTAAAAGAAATGCAGGAACGAATAATTGCAAATAGAATAAATAGAAATTGTTGGACATCTGCAACCGACTTACAAAAAACAACATTAGGACTAGTTGAAGAAATTGGTGAATTTGAAAAATGGAGAAGAAAACAGAATATTGAAGAAATGATTGATGGTCTTGGGGACACTATAGTTTTTGCTCTTGGTGGTTTGGAAATTTTAGGAGTAGATGCTCAAAAAGTATTAGAAGATATTATTATAAAAAATGAATCTAGAACTGACCAAACGGATCACTAATCAATATGCCATCCTACGAAAATCTGGTACAGATCGAAACTAAAAAAGTTAAGAACAAAAAGCTAACTTTAGATGAGCGTGGTTGTGACCATTGCCCAGCAAGAAAAGGATTTAAGTATGGCTTTGGTCCAGTAATGGGTAAAGTCAAAGGTAAACGATTATTTATATGGGCACAAAATCCTGGTGCAAAAGAAGTAAAGAGAAAGAAAGAACTAGTTGGGCCAACAGGTGAAATCCTCTGGCATGAGTTTAAGAAGTTAGGAGTAAAGAGAAAGTATTGTGATGTTCAAAACTCTGTAAGATGTTTGCCAAATGAAAAAGATTCTAGTGGGTATAGAGTTCAGAGAAATACCCCAAACAAGGAAGAAATTCATTGCTGCTCTATCTATACTGAAAATGCTTTAAATAAATCTAAAGCTAAAGTAATTCTTATTCTTGGATTAGTTGCTGCAAGACAAGTTCTAGGTAGAGAATATAAAAAGAATACAAAAATATTCTGGTCAGAAAAGCTAAAAGCAAAAGCTATAATTACAGATCATCCTGCTTTCTTTTTATATGCTGGTAAGAAAGGCCAACGATTTAAAGACTTTCAAGCCACATTGAAATTAGCTGCTGAAGAAGCTTTTGGCAAACAGATCAAAGCTCCTAAAGGTTTAGAAAACTTTAGAACTTTATTAAAGCAACAGTATATTAAAGTTGATACAAAAGAGCTAGCCAAGAAAGCTTATAGAGATATTAAGTTTTATGCTCTTAAAAGAAAACAAAGTATAGCTGTTGATTTTGAATGGAAAAAAGATATTGGACTAGTATATGGCTTCTCCCCAAAGAAACATTTAACTTACGTATTCATTCTAGACCACCCAAAGAACTTAGATAATCCAGATAGAAAGATAGTTAAGAAATACACCAAGCTCTTACTTACGGATAAAAAGATAAAGAAGATCTTTCATCATGGATGTAGTGATGTTCCTGCAACATATAGAATTTATGGATGGAAGATAAGAGGGTTTGATTATGACTCTGAGTTAGGTGCATACTTCTTTGATTCAAGTATAAAAGCTTATGGATTAAGTAGATTAGCTGAGAGATGGTTCCCTGAATTTGCTGGCTATAAAGAAGTAACAATGCCAGAAGCTTTACCACCAGGTGAAGATTATAAAAAGGGAAGAAAGTTAGGAACATTAGATTATAGTAGAGTACCAATCAATAAGCTTGTTCTATACAACGGAGCAGATTGTGACCTAAGCAAAAGAATAGAACAGATGACAAAAGGTGTTGTTAATAAGCCTTTGATGTCAGTTTATATTGATGCTTCATTTACAATTGATGAAATGCAACATCGTGGGCCAATGCTTGATTATCGGTACCACGAAGAACTAACAAAAATATTTCCAGTTAGAGTAGCTGAATTAAAGAAAAAGCTTCAAAAAATATGTGGTCATAAAGAACTAAATCCTAATTCATCTCAGCAGCTATTGCCAATCATCTATGATGAGATGGGATTAGATGCTCCTACAATATTTGTAAAAGGAAAAGAAGTTGTAACACAGAATTGTAGAGCTACTACTTTAGAATTAATCAATGAAGAACAACCCACTAAGTTTATTTCTAATCTGTTAACATATAAGTGGTACAATGCACTTAATACAAAAGGATTGAAGTCATTTAAGAAATCGGCAGACTTGCACGATGGGCTGCTTAGAACAACTTGGTGGTTAACAGGAACAATTACCTTTAGGTTAAGATCAGGAGGTGGTGGGCAAAGTGTAGAAGAGAAAGAAAAAGGAATAATCAACCTTCAGAATGTACCTAAAGATAAGATGATAAAAAATCTTATCATCTCAGATGACAAATGGTATAAAGTACAAGATTACTGGTATAAGAACTTATTCAATATCTTTAAGAGTAAGAATAAAAAATATAAAAGACTATTTGAAATAGATGAGAAGAAGAAAGAAAGAACAGAACGAGCGAAAGCTCTAGTAGTTTTATTTCATAAATTTAGTGAAGGACTATTTAGCCATAAAGAGTTTTCAGACTTATATGCATTTTTAGCATTTGACTTTAGCCAAATGGAAGTTAGGGTCTTGGCTCAAATGTCTGAAGATCCTAAGTTAATTGAATTCTTTGAAAAAGGTGTTGACATTCACTCTGCGATTGGAGCTGAGTTAACAGGGTGGACAGTAGAAAGAATAATGAATGATGCTCATACAAGAGCTGCTTGTAAGTCAATCATCTTTGCAATTATTTATGGCAAACAACATAAAGGTTTATACCAGCAGTTAAAGAATGAGGGAGTGAAGATTAGTTTTGAAAGAGTAGGAGAACTACTGGAAGCTTTCTGGAAAAAATTCAAACGTGTTCGTCAATTGATGGATAGCTTTAAAGAGCAAGCTGAAGAATATGGATATGTTGAGACATTGTTTGGTGCTCGTAGACCAATAAGTGATGATGATACAAGAAACACATTTACAGGGAATCAGGCCATCAATAGTCCAATTCAAGGAACAGCTCATCAAATATCAGTTATTGCAATGGCTCTATTGCATCGATTTAAAGATAAGTATAAATTGCTACAAGATTTACGAATGGAAGTACATGATCAGATGATTTGGAGAACAAAAGTAAAGTATTTACCAGAAGCTAATAGACTAGGATCAAAGCTATTAACAGAAGATGTAATAAAAACAATTAAAGATGATTTTGGAATTAAATGGAAAGTTCCACTGAAAGCCGATGGGGAAGCTGGATTTAGATTAGGAACAATGGTGAAACTAGGAAAAGAAGTTAATCTGAATTATTGGTTAAATGAAGTTTGTCTTATCAGTGAAGCTAGAAATCGTGATGTTAGAAAAGAATTGAGAAAGGTAGCATGAAACCACAATGTCCAGAACATGGTGATACTATGAAACAAAGAGTACAAGAGATTAAGACTGGATACCAACAAGTCTTACGAAAGAAAATGATTATTTGGTCGTGTCAAACTGATGGTTGCAATAAGTGGTGTGAACAAGTATTAGGAGCATTTATATGGCCTTAGACGAAAAGAAAGTTGAGATACTCAAAGTTTGGTATTCTATATTTTGTGTAATTATGGATGATGAAAAAATTGAAGAAGATAAAATAGATAAACTTATAAAACTTAGAAAACGTTTAAAAGATGAATCCCAGGAATTAGAACAGATGTTAAAACAAATGAAGAATTAATTAGCTACTACCTGTATAATTATTTGAAGGAAAAATTTATGTCATTTAAGAAAATAAATCCAAATAAGTCTTATAAAACTTCAGAATTAGTTAATAAGATAAATGAGTTGAATCAAGCTTTAGATAAATTTGTATCGGCAATTGATAGTAGACTTTCTGAATTAGATGAAAAAATTGAGAACTTAGAAGAAGAACGTACATTAATAAAAGCTCCGAAGATTAAATTACCAGAGTGTATTGCAAAGAAGATTCTTCCAGATGGAACACTTTCTGGAGGGATTGAAGCTAATGCTTCTAGTATTAACGTATTAGAAAATATTATTGATGATGACGACGATTATAATGAAAAACAAAGATTTGCATTATATAAACTGGTAAAAGAATATGAATCCTGAAGTAGACGAATATTTAAGTCGTAAAGTTAATTTAAAAGAATTAATTGAAGCTTTAGACTTTACTCAAGAAGAAGTAGAACATGCTGCACAAAATCATCCCAAGCTTTTTCTGCGAGTAGCTAGATTTCGTGTTCAAAAGATGAGAGATAGAGTTAAAGCAGAATTAGCTTACGAAAATAAGCTATCAAAGTATAGTTCTAAGTATCAAGAAAAGAAAGATGAAAAAGGAAAACGAACCTTAACAGAAGGTGCAGTTAAGGCTAAGGTGCAGCTTAAGCCAGAGATTAGAAAACTTAGACATGAAATGGAAATGTCTTTTGTTTATGAGAAGTTTTCAGAGTTACTGCTTAAAGCTTATGATAAGCGTGAATTTGCAATGAAAGTTGTTTTAGATGCACGTTGGGCTGAGGGTGGTAAACTAGTTAAAATGTTGAAGAAGGAAGATGGTAAGAAAATTGCTAAAAAGTTAGCACAAGAAATTAGAGGAAGATATAATCATATGACTGGCTCGGAGAATAGCGATGATTAACTGGCAATTTATAACTCTCATAATCTGTATTATATTTATGTGGTTCTTTTCATTTGCAACTTTGTTTTCTATTATAGATAAAATTGCTACTAAGTTAGCATCACTTGGGCTAATGATTATTGATCATTATTTTGAACGCAAGGAGGAACACTATAAAAAGATGTTGCAAGAAGGTTTAGACAAACGTTTGATGAACTAAAAGAGGAGAATCAGAATGGGTTGGAAAGATAGATTAGACGATGATCTAAAGAAACCACGAAAGGGAGGCAGCTATAAGCTTAAGGAAGAAGATAATGAAATTCGAGTTCTTCCAACTAAGCGAACTAAGAAAGATAAAGACCCATACATTTATTTTACACATCAGATTCATACAAATGTAGGGCCAGATAAAAGAGTTGTCACCTGTGGTAAAGACAGTAGTGGAAAAGGTCACTGTTGGTTATGCGATGTAAGGATTCCGAAGGATGAAGCTTCGGATAGTAAATCCAAACAGAAACGTGCTGATACAATGAAGGCAAAAGAAGTCTTCACTGTTCAGATTGCAGTTCTAGATGGAAAGAAACTCAGAGGCCCGGAAGTATTCTCCATGAACCTTGGTGGTAAGAAATCTCTTGCCTGGAGAATAATGAAGACTCTGAAGAACACAAAATACGATACCTTAGATACTAGGAAGGGTCGTAACATTATCATTAACAGGGAGGGTCAAGGAATGGCTACAGTATATTCCTCTCCAATGATATCTCCAGATAAGTCGGAGGTACCGGAGAAGGTACTGAAAGCCATGAGAACATTTGAAGAAATAATTCCTAAGTATGATGAGAATAGGCAGAAGCAAGCTTATTCTGGTAAGAGTGATTCAGCAAGTTCTAGTGGAAGTGCAAGTAGTTCAAATAATTCATCGAATGGAGATTCTAGTATGGCAGCAAAGAAGAAAGCTAAGAAGAAAGCAGCAACTAGTTCAACCGCTTCATCCACCGCAGCTAGTAGCTCGGCAGCTAGTGGTAGTGCCTCATCGTCTGCAAGTGGCTCTGCTAGTTCATCGGCAGCAAGCTCTGGAAGTGCAAAGAGTTCAGGCTCCGGCAGCGGAAGTGGTAGTGCTAGTGGCTCAGCTTCATCGAGTGGTTCTGGTAGTGCATCTAGTTCCAGCAAGAAGAGTTCTGGATCTGGAAGTGCAAGTGGTTCAGCTAGTGGCTCTGCAAGTAGTAGTGCTGTTTCATCTGCTGCTTCAAGCTCAGATGATAAGCCAAAGAAAGGAAAGGCTAAGCCTGGTCCTAAGAAAGGTGCAAAAGCTAAGGCAAAGGGCAAGAAAAAGAAATAGTAACTAAACCAAAAAGACAAAGTACTGGGCTTAGAAGTGGCCATGATAAGAGTAGGCAGTTGCCAATTATAAGGGTGTACAACTTATAATGGACTACAACGTATCGGCGAAGATTAAATCAGTGCTTCGTTTGAGGTGGGCCTTTTAGTGTAATAACACACTTTGTCTAATTTATAGATTGGAGAATTGGTAAATGAAAGAAATGATTCAAGTATTTTTAACTGAACTAAATAAATATAAATTAACTGTGCATGAAGTTCAAACTCAGTCTGATGTTCAATTAGTAAATACAAAAACGTACACTTTGGAAAAGAAAAATGAAAATTAAATGGAACGATGATGTACCTTATATTTTTCTCATGAAGTTCGGGACTGACCATCAGCATAGAACACTAGATGCTCTAGGTGCAATAAAAAGATTAAGATTCAAAGAAATATCAGTAGATGATATTGAGTTACATAATCCTATCTATAAGATATTTATTCCTAGGCTTCAACTTCATGCAAGTAGAATTATGAAGAAAAAAAGTATTGGAACTCTATTGTGTAGAAAGTTAGAAAATGGTAAGTGGATGCCTAAGGATGGAAACCACAGATTGTATTTACTAATTGGCTATGGTGTAAAAACATTTAGGATTGCGTATGACCCCGAGAATAAAGTATGACATTAATTCAATTGCTTACGCAACTAAAGAAACTACCTCAAAATTATGATATAGTTAGTGATGTTAAAGTAATTGTCAATCCTCAGAATCAAACAATAGTAATTGAAGCGATAAAATCAAATGGGAAAAATAAAAAACAATAAATTATCACCTGAAGAGGAAGTAGCACTGATTGAAGCCAAAATGGGCTACACTACTTTTGAAAGATCAGCTTCTACTTATAATTATATTGATCTAGGTGATAAGAATTTTAATGGTGCTTTGGGAAATAGTAAGTATGGTGTTCGTGTTGGGTCAATGATTGAACTATGGGGGCCAGAATCTAGTGGTAAAACAACAGTAGCTACAATCATTGGAGCAATTGGTCAAAGCCAAAATCGGCATGTATATGTTGCAAAAGGTGATTTAGAAGGTTCTGATAATGCTGAATTTAATAAAACTATGCAAGTTGATATGGATAGATTTTATTTATTCAGAGCAAAGATTGCTGCTAGTGCTAAAGCAATTAAACGATTAAAGAAACTTCAGCAGAAAATGGATGAAGCTAGAACGGCAGAAGCTAAAGCTAAATTCTATGAAACATATAAAAAGGTATTAGAGAAAGCTGAAGAGTTTCAAGAGACAGCTCAGCAAGTTTGTAAGAAAATAGAAAAATGGATTAAGTATAAAAGTAAACAAGACCCAAAAGCTATATTTGTTTTGATTATGGATTCAGTAACTGGGCTACTAACTGAAGAAGAAATGGAAGGTGATTTAGATAATCAGAACATGAGAACAAATGTTTCACTTGCTACATTCTTATCTAAGTTATGTAGGAGGTGGGTTTCATTTTTTAAGAACTATAACGTAATTGGAATATTCATTAATCAAGAGAGAACAGCTCCGGGAGTGATGTTTGGAAACCCAACATACACAAGTGGTGGTAAAGCCTTAAAGTATTATTCATCAGTAAGAGCTAGAATTGCTAGAGTATCTGGTGGAAGAATAAAGAAGCATGGAAGAGTTTATGGCATTCGTACAATCATAACTAATATAAAGAATAAAACTGGTGAAGAAGGATATCAGTGTGGGCTAAAGATTTTAACACACAAAGGCAAGTGGGAAGTAATGGATGTAGACAAAATCAAAAAAGAAGCAAAGAAGGAGAAATATGGCACAACCTAAAGATGAAAAAGTTGCAACTACAGAATCTAAACCTAGCTTGGAAAGCTTAGTTCATAAATTTGAAAGAACAATTCATACAGCTTACGTTGAAAATACTCCCATGCCAGAGATTAGGAAAGAAGTTAGTTCTATAATTACTGGCATTGGATCAACTATGACATCAGAACAAAAGAAAGAATTAGGAACAATGCTTCGTGAACGTGCTGATCGTATGCGTCGTTTCTATGAATCAATCTATACGGAAGTAGTTTCTGCATCAAGCCAACAAGGGTGGTAGTATGAAGAATAAAAATAAATGGAAATGGATTCAGCGTTTAATGAGCATGGGAGTAATAGCAGGAAACTCTTGGTGGATTTATGGTCAAAGCTCAAAATGGGTATTAGTAGCAACTGTTGCTATAACTGGAATTGCATCTTACATTTTTGGGAGATATGATAAAGCTAGAGGATACTGATGCAACTTACTCGTGATTTTAGACCAAAGACTTTTAGAGAATTAGTTGGACAAGATAAGCTAATTCATAGAGTTAGAGGTTTACTTAAAAAACGAAATCAAACTGCTTGGCTATTTACTGGAGAGTCAGGGTCAGGAAAGACAACAGTTGCTAGAATAATGGCTCTGTCTTTCCAATGTGAGCACCAAGATAAGTTTGGTAACCCCTGTAAGAAATGTTATAGAAGAAAAAGAAGCTTTGATATTGTTGAAAGTAATGCATCCGAAGATACTGGTAAAGAAGAGATGCAGAATATCATTGCAGATTCAAATTTATATCCTAAACATGGAAGTAGATATCGTGTTTATATTTTGGATGAGTTTCAAGGACTATCTAAACATGCACAGAAAATGTTATTGAAGAAAACAGAAGAATCACCTAAGACTTGTATTTGGATACTGTGCACTAGTGAACCTGAATTAGTAGTTAAAGCAATGTGGAGAAGAGTAAAATCAATTGGATTAGAAAAATTAAATGAAGAAGGTATTCGTAAACTAATTCGTAGAGTATTGAAATTTGCAAAAGAATTAGAAGAAGATTGTTCTCCATTGAAGCTATGTGAAGCACTAATTGAAAATGGAGTAACTAGCGCTGGATTTGTTGTTAAAGCTATAGAGAATAAACTAGCAGGTGCAACATATGAAGAAGCAGCTGTTGTCGAATACACAAGTACTTTTAATCCACGATACCTTATACGTGCAATCACCAAGGGAGATTGGAGTGGAGCTAGAAAATATCTTGGTGAAGCTACAAAAGAAGATGCAAGAGCAATTCGTGGAACAATTTCAGCGTGGTTATCAACAGTACTTATTGACTCGGAAGAAATGGACGATAGAACGGAAGCTATCGCTAAAGCCATAGAAAAGATTACAGATGCAGCAGGAGAAAACAGTACAATCTTAGCAAGAGTTCGAGCAGCATGCTTTTACGCGACTCGAATTTTCAATAGTCACCCGAGATAATTTTATGGAAGAAAATGGAAATAAGAAATTTGTGCAATGTACTTATCACATTAAAGATGCTTTGAATTTGGGTTGTTATTGTTGCCAAGGGCCAGTAGATCACGAAATTGGAAAACATGAACTTCCAATTGGAAATTCAAATCATAAAGTAGAGACAGTTGGTTTGTGGTATCCAACATTTGAAGAAGCTCATAGAGCATATAAAGAACTTACAAAATGAGAATTCTCATTAGCTCTGACTGGCAGGCCGAGTATTCGAATCACGACCAGTGTGTTACTGCTTGGGAGTTTATATTAAAGCAATGCAAGAAATATTCACTAGAAGCAATTGTACTTGCAGGTGATTTTGGTTTAAAGCAATTAGAAAGGCTATTGAAAGACATCTTAGAGTAATCATTTTACTTGGTAACCATGAGAATAGATAAAACAACTAGTAAATGGAAATCAATTCCAGGATTTCCACATTATGAAGCCTGTAAAGAAGGATTTATAAAGGGTTATTATGGAAAAATATTAATTCCTTGGGTGGATGGAAGAGGATATTGTTGGTTGACTTTATATGAAGATGGGAAGAAATGTAGAAAATCAGTTCATTCTTTAATTGCACTAGTATTTATTGGAGATTATCCTACTGACGACCATCAAGTAAATCATAAAGATTTAGATAAAGGAAACAATCATTACAAAAATTTGGAATATCTAACAAATCAAGAAAATATGGAACATGCTTTACTAAATGGAGTTAAAATTGGAAGAAGTAGAAAAGGTGAGGATAATCCTAGTGCTAAATTAACAAATAAAATAGTTAGAAAAATCAGAAAATACTATAAGATTGGGAAATATAATCAGGTTGAATTAGCTGAAAAATATAACATTTCTCAAGCTCATGTTTCAACAGTGATTCGGAATCGAGTTTGGAAATGCGTATAATTATAACTAGCGATTGGCAAGTTTGTTATGAAAACATTGATAGAAGTAAAAAATGCTGGAAATATATATTAAGTATTGCTAAAAAGAATTCTTTAGAAGCTATAGTTGTAGCTGGAGACCTAAAATCTCAGTATAACCCAGTTGATTTAGATGTTACAAAGTTTTGGTTTCGCTCTATAAGTAAAGCTTCTAACCAAAATATTAGAGTAATTGTATTATTAGGAAATCATGATAGATCTAGCTTGTATACTGATAAAAGAAATTGGTTATCTATTCTAAGAAAAGCTGGTGCTGAAACATTTGATAGCCCAGGTGTTTGTGAGCTAACCAATGGCAAGATAGGAATGTTGCCATTCACAACTAGTAATAGAGAACTAAGAAAAAGAGCAAAGCTATTATCTGAATTAGAATGGGATAAATATAAAGATATTCTTTTATTTCATGCTGATATAAAAGATTGTAAGTATAATCAGCTAGGAACATTATCTAATAGCAGATTAAGACTTAGCGAATTATATCCAGAGAAGTATTTAGCAGTTATTGGTGGACACATTCACTTACCTCAAGAACATTATGTAGGTAGCCCTTTTGCAATGGACTACGGCGAAGTAAATCAGAAGAAACGATTTTTATTAGTATTAGGATCAGAAGTAAAAAGTATAGATAGCCCATTACCTGGTTATTATGATCCTAGTTGGCCAGGCTTTATTAAACCAAAGACTTGGAAAAATGCTAGAGTAAGAATTCATGTTGATGTAGATACTGATTCAAATTACAAAAAGATATTAGATAGAGCACAATTACTATCAGAGCGTGAATATCCGGGAGCAATAATAAAAATAGTTCCTAATTTCATTCAAGAAGAAAAAAGAGAAGCTAAAGTTAATGTCAATGATTCAGATGAGCAAAAGATTAAAGCTTATGTAAACGAAACAATTACTGATAAGTTAGAAAAACAGAAAGATAAAATCATATCATTTCTAGTATCAAAGTTAAAAGAATCAGAAGGCCTACGTCGTCATGGTAGTCAACAGATTGAGTTCATTGATTTTGAAGGTGAAAATTTTCTTAGTTTCAAGAAAATTAAATGTCTTTTTAAGAAGCAAGGATTGGTGCTTATTGAAGGCACAAATAAAGATTGGTCAAACCAATCGAATGGAAGTGGCAAGTCAAACTATGTCCAATCAATTCCGGTATCATTATACGGGAGGACATTTAAAGGACAGAAATACGATCGATGGGCAAGACGACAAACTAAGAATAAAGCAAGAGCAAGATTGAGGTTAAGATCGAATGGTAAAGTTTATACTATTGTACGTGGTAGGCATCCTAATAGGCTTCAGTTGTTGGTTGAAGGGAAAGACAACAGTTCGGGAATTAATAAATCATCCACTGAAGGAACTCAGTCGCGTATTGAATCTGTATCTGGGTTTTCGTGGCATACACTTGCAAATTCTGTTTATATTGACCGCACCATTGCTAGTGCTTTTATTACTGGTAGCCGCAGTGATCGTATTTCTATTCTTTATAAGTTCCAAAATTTGGAACGCTTTGAAAGAGCTTTAGTATTAGTAAAGAAGTATAAACAAAGACATGAAACAACTATAGAGCAAAATCAAAAAGCTATTGATTCTTTAGAGTCAGAGTTAAGTGAACATAAAAGACTTACAAAAGAATATAGTAAAGATAATAAAAAGCAAATTGAAAAAATGCAACGTGCTTATAAACAGCAATTGCATGAGTGGAAACAGCTACACTCAAAGAAGAAAGCTTTAGAGAGAAAATCAAATCATAAGTATCGTAAGTATCAAAAGAAATATGATAATGCAGCTAAGATGGTAACATCTTATGAAACACAGATTGAAATAGTTAATAAGAGCTTGTGGAATGTAGAGCAACTATTAAGTCGCTATAAGAACTTAGTAGACAAGAATGAATGTCCTACATGCCATAGCAAAATAAGTAGTAAGCAATTCAAACAAAAGATAGAAACAAGTCAACGTTCATTTATTAAGATAAAACGTAAACTAAAGATATTATATGGTAAACGAACTGAATACAATAACTTATGTGCCATATATGAAGGAGAAATAGATAAAGCTAAATTAGACTTTGCTAGTGCTAGAGATAAAGCTAACTCAGTTTTAGAATTGTTGACTTTAATGAAGAAAGAAATTCAAAGTAATATTGATAGAGGAAAAGCTTCTAAGAAAGAAATATTCAAAAGATATAAGAAACGCAAGCAAGAGTTAATTGAATTCAAAGAATACAAAAATCAACTGGAAAAAGATTCTAGATTTATTACATACTGTGAAGAAGCATTCAACAAAGATGGATTACCTGCATTTATAAATGCACAAGTAGCTCCGATTCTAAATAAAGCTTGTGAACATTATTCAGATATGTTTTGCGATAAAGAAGTGCTAGTTCAATTCAAACCTGATGAGGGAGATTTAGTTCCTAAGATAATCAATTTACATGGTGGAGAGAAAGCTACTGACCAATCAAATGGTGAAGCTTCAATTGCTGGATTAATAACTAGCTTTGCATTGAAAGAAATTGCACCTAAGACGAATGTATTGATTTTAGATGAGCCAGAAGCTGGATTATCACCACATAACATAAGACGTTTTGCTAAGTCATTGACTGAAATGAAAAAACGATTCGAATCAATATTCGTAGTTACCCACTCTCCTATATTGCTTGGAGAGTTATCAAACGAGAAAGTAATTAAAATAGAGAAACACCATAGTATATCGAAGGTGGTACAATGATGAGTACAACAGAAACTATAGTAATATTATTATTGTTTTTATTTATAGTAGGCTTTTTATTATGGGCTAGACATGGTGCTAAGAAATGGTATAAGTGGTTTAAAGCCCAACCAAAAGAATATCAAGATAAATGGTTAAAAGAGTGGAACAAAAGAGGGGAAGAAGAAGGAAACTAGAATGGCTAGAGCTATATTGACTCTAACGTTTAAGACGAAGTATTTGTTTTGTCCAACATGTTCTATTGGTCCAGTAAACTATACGCAACCAATGGTGGAGAAGTTTATAAAGAAGCATTATAAACATTCAAACAACCTATATGATCGGTATACAAGAGTTGTTGGAAAGATTCAAGAACCTAGTTATTTAAGAGGAAAGAAAGTTGTAGTTAAATTTATAGATGAGAGGAAAATAAATAAAGAAAAGAAAAAGATATTTAAGTGTCATTCAAAAGATTGTGTCTATTACGATAAAGATACAAAAGAATTTTGTTCAGCAGCATGTATAGCAAATCATAAAGACTACAAGAAGAAAAATAAAAGGAGAAAGAAATGAAAAAGTTGAAGATAGTTGTTGCAATATTGTTTGTTGGATTATTTATTGGTTACAAGTTTGAAACTGTTAATGCTCAATCAAGCACACCACCTTGCCTTGATTCTGAAGTAAGTGTTGACACTGGAAATGCCTACGGGTCAACTGGAGTTAAAATTCGTCGTTTTGCAAATGTTGACACAAATGTTGGCTCAGACATTACATATGTAGATAGTGCTACTGATGGAGCTTCATTTACAATAAATACAAATGGAGTTTATGCTATAAGCTACTATGATGGATCAGTTAATGATAATTTGGCCATTAGCTTAAATGCTTCGACTACAACTAGTGCTACAAGTTTAAGTGGTACGAATAGGCTTTGTTTAGCTTCAATCGTAAACCAAGCTCAAGGTTGCTCTGTTATAGTTATATTAGCTATTGGAGACGTTGTTCGTGCTCATCGAATGACTGGTGGAAGTTCCTATTCTGATAGTGATATTGCTGCTAGATTTATAATTACAAAAGTTAGGTAATTAAAAAAAATGATAGGCACAAAACTGTTTAACACATCTTGGGGTCAATTTAATCTTTGGCCTCAAGATGGTATTTGTAAGTCTCTTATAGAAGGAAAGTTTTGGGATAAGCATTTAAAAGAAACATTTGATACACTTCCAAAAAATAGTACAATTATTGATGTTGGGGCTAACATTGGTTTTATGTCAATATATTTAGCTAAACTTGGCCATCGTGTTGTTGCCTTTGAACCATGCAGACAAACATTTGATGTTTTAGTTTCAAATATTAAACTGAATGATGTTGAAGAAAATGTAATGGCTTTTAATGTTGCTCTTTACAATAAAGAAACAAAAGTAAGGTTGTTCAATGAATTATTTGTAGAAAAGTTTAAACCAATTCCTTTTAACAATAATGAAATTGATTTTACTAGTTGGGACCATATTGGCGGTTTTTCTTTAATTGAAAGTACAACTGGAGAGTTAATAACTAAGACTTTAGATAGCTTTGGAATTGAAAATGTAACTCTAATAAAGATAGATGCTCAAGGATGTGATTTAAAGATAATGAAAGGTGCAGTTGAAACTATTAAAAAATATAGACCAAAAATTATTTTTGAATTTGAACCCCCTATTGCCTACTATCATAACGAAGATTTTGATATAGACTATAAGACATTCATTACTGGAATTGGTTATAACTTGAAACTTTTGAATGATCCAACAGATTGTTTTTATGATTACTTAGCCTATCCTGTATAATTTATACAGAATTAGAAAAATAAAAGGAGAAAGAAATAAAATGCAAGGCAGAGTGAAATGGTTCAACGCTACTAAGGGATATGGTTTCATCGAAGTAGAAGGACAAGAAGATCTTTTTGTTCACTATTCAAACATTGTGCAAGATGGTTACAAGTCATTGAATGAAAATGATGTTGTTGAATTTGATATTGAAACAACAAACAAAGGACCGGGAGCAATTAATGTTGTAGTAACAGAACACGCACCACTGAAAGCTAATAGGAAAAGTGGAGGTTAAGAATGTTCGTAGTTATCATGGGGGACCTAGATAGAGATACACAGGAAGATAAAGATTATGTTATGTCTTTATTGGATAGTTTGAAATCAGAATATAGCGATCTTACAATCATATCTGGTGCATGTAAATCTGGTATTGGATTCTTTGTACGTGATCGTTGTATTCGTGATAAAAAGAATCCTGATTTTGGATTTGTTGAATATGACATCAAACCATGGACAAGACTAAGTGAAGCTAGATTGGCTCAAGTATTTATGAGTAGAAATCCGGCTCTATTAGAAATTGGTGAAATATTCCACATTCTACCATCGGGAAGGACAACAGGGCATATTCCAGATTTAATCAGTAGAGTGAAGAAAGCTGGAATGCCTTTAGTGATTCATCATTTGAATGGTGAAATAGAAAAGATAAACTATACAGCAGGCAATCAAGTTAACAGATGTAGAACAGGTAGTTTAGCTAGTGGCGATTTGAAATCTCAATTAGAATAAAAGAGGAAATTATGATTAGAATTATTTGTCAAGAAATAAATGGACTCGAACCAATTACGAAAGAAGAACCGATCAGCATAGAAACTATTGCTGACGAACAAGCTGAAGAAAAAGTTGCCATTGCCCCTGAAACTATTGAGCTTTGGACAAAAGACTTCGATCATTTCAATTGCGAGAATCTTGGTGAACTATGCCAACAATTGTTAGATGGCGAACCTGTCTTCATTCTTAGATCAAAAGATAAGTTAATGACTGAAACGACTAGGACATATAAGTCATTAGCCATAACTGCTAAAGTAAAGAAATCGTTTATTACTAGCTTAACTGCGAAATTTAAAGAAATAAACGAATGGAGAAAGAACAACAAGGATAAGATTAAACTGCCTGACTAAGAACCTATTTAGTATTAGCCTTAGATATTCATTAAAAGAATACGTAGAGCCCATATACTATAGGAAAAGGATTTTAACTATATACATAATAACTATGATTATTTACAATATACGAGCATTAAGAACAACAAATAGTCAATACAACCAATCAAAACAACACTGACCTAAAGAAAACAGATTTAAGAAAAGGAGAAAGTTAAAATGGCAGGAGTAAAAGATTCGTCATTGACCAATAAAGCCACGACACCAAGTAAAGGTGTTCAAGAAGCTGTAGATAGAGGATGGGGAGCACAGAATACAGGAGGAAATGGTGGAAGTAATCCACAGACTGTATTAAATAACAAATGGAATGAGAAACCAATTAAACCTTAATTCAGGAAAAGACAATGAATAAAGCACCTAAAGAACCATCAAGACAGATAAAACGTAGAGAGGGTTTTCAACGATCATATAAAGCTGTAACAGCTAAGTATGGTGATAATCTTCCACGCAGAGTAAAACGCAGGATAGCTTGGGATACATGGCGAGAGTTAGAAGCAAAGTAATTCAAGAGTTAAGAGGCGAGTATTCAATACGTAAGAGTACTCGCCAATTCAATAGGATAAATTAAATGAAAGAAGCGGATATGGCGGAACTGGTATACGCATCAGACTTAAAATCTGAAGACGAAAGTCATGAGGGTTCGATTCCCTCTATCCGCACCAAAAGAGATAGTTTAAGTGAATTAATGATAAAATTCTCAGAGCATTATAAAGGATGCAGTCATGCTGGTAGTTGTCATGGGCTATATTGCGAAGAGAAGTTAAAAGCATTTAGAGAATTTTATACAAAAGAGATAAGGTGAAGATTTAATGGCAGACTTTAATAAATCAATGATAGTATTAGATTCGTGGGAAGGTGGATATGACAGCAACAGTAAAGATCCAGGTGGAGAGACGTACTGTGGAATATCCAGAAGGATGTGGCCAAACTGGGCTGGGTGGATGGTCGTAGATCATTTAAGTCTTAAGTGGAACGAGAAAGCTGGCCAATTAGATATAGCTGTAGAGAATTTCTACTATGAAAATTTCTGGAATAAACAGTCATTTAAAGACTTAGATAATCAAGACATTGCAGATAAGATTTTTCAGCACTATGTTAACATGGGATCAAGAGCAATCAAATTCGCTCAACAATCAGTAGGAGTAGTTTATGATGGTCAACTTGGACCTAAGACAGTATATGCATTAAACTTAGATAATGTTGACTCAATATTAATTAGCTATGTTGCTAATCTCGAACAGTACTACAAATCACTAATTGTAGAACATCCTCAGTTGAAAGTGTTTGAGCACGAGTGGTTACTCAGAGCAAAGACAATTGGAAAGAGACCATAATAGAAAAGGATAAAAGATGAAATCAGTATTGGTAACTGGCGGAGCTGGATTTATTGGTCATCATCTTATCGAGCATTTAATCGAAAAGACAGATTGGAATATTCATCTGATCTCGACATTCAATCACAAGGGAAATAGCTCTAGACTAAGTCATTTGCCACTACATAGATATACAGTTCATGTTCATGATCTTAGACATCAGATTCCATCGACACTGATAGATCGAATTGGGCCAATAGATTACATCTATCATCTAGCTGCTGAAAGCCATGTTGATAGATCATTATCTGATCCAGTTCCATTCATCAGAAATAATGTTGATGTCACATTATCAGTAATGGAATATGCGAGAAAGATTAAGCCTAAGTCAGTATTTCAAATTAGTACCGATGAAGTTTATGGGCCAGCAGAGAAAGATCATAAGCATAAAGAATGGGAACCTTCAATTCCATCGAACCCATATGCTGCAAGTAAAGCTGCTCAGGAAGCTATTGCAATCAGCTATTGGAGAGCCTATGGGGTGCCAGTAGTAATCACAAATACAATGAACAACTTTGGAGAAAGACAAGACATAGAGAAGTTTGTGCCAATGGTGATTCAAAAAGTATTAGCTGGAGAGGAAATTACAATTCATGGAAGCCCGGGAGATATTGGATCTAGATATTATCTTCATGCTAGAAATCATGCTGATGCTCTTTTATTTCTATCTGGATATCGTGATGATTCAGTTGCATTTGGAAATAGATCAACTAATCTAAATGTAATAGCTCAATTTCCAGACTTCGATAGACCAGATCGTTATCATGTAGTGGGAGATGAAGAAGTAGACAATCTGGAAATGGCAGAGTTGATTGCAGAGTTTGCCGGTAAGCCATTGAAGTATAGATTGGAAGAGTTTCATAAGACAAGACCAGGTCATGATCGTAGATATGCATTAGATGGAAGCAAGCTCGCCGAAATAGGATGGAAGCATCCTGTACAATTTAGAGAATCCCTTGAGCGTACTGTCAAATGGACAATGAGACATCCTGAGTGGTTACAGAAGCAAGTACCAAAGAACGATTTATTCTGGCATCCAGTGTAAAGGAGGTAAAGTATAAATGAATAGATTAGATATGATAAAAGATGATTTAGATAAATTATTTAGACTAAGAGACGCAGTGGGCAAGCTATTTAGATTGTTGTCTAAACCAAATGATGAAGATGAGATACTATCAGTAGATGATGTAGATGATATGATTTCTGTATTCAATACCGAAAACAAAACAATGTTTAATCCAATAGATAGAATGACAATTAAGAATAGACTGATGGAAATGAAATTGATGAGTTTAGGAAAAATTGCAGACTGGGATCCGAAAGAAGTAACCACTACGTTGCCAGTTAAACAAGAGATAAATTAAAGGAGAAAGCAGGTGTAGATGAAAGAGAATGAACATAAAGAAATAGATGTACTTACTCATTTAAGAAATCAACTTCAGATATTGCAAAAGTTGGAAAATAAAATTAATGATACTGTAAACAGCAAGTTAAACAGCATTGAAGAAGATATTGAAGAGTTAACCAATGAAGTAAATGCAATAAAGATAAATCAAAGTGAAGTACTCATTGGAATAAAGACAATCATTTCAACGTTAGGAACACCGCAGTTAGAACCAGTATTACAAATTCAATTTGGAGGCGACACAACTATGGCAGGTGGTAATATTTCGAAAGGTCAAACAATCGCAGCATCTGGAATTGAAACAGATGCTTTTGGGAAACCAGTAACTATTGATCCAAAGAATTCTTCGTGGTCAATTGATGATTCAACCATTGCTTCATTCGTGCAAAATGCTGATGGCTCGGCTACGTTTACTCCATTAGCCACTGGAAGCACCATTGTTCGATTGACAGACAATGCGACTTCAACTGTTGGAACAAACACTTTAACTGTATCTGGTGGGCCAGATGTTTTGACATTGACATTTGGTGACCCGCAGGCAGCTACTCCAACCCCTTAAAGCAAAGAGAAGAGTGTAGACTTTGTTAGATTTAGTCTACACTCTTTTAGAATTGGAGATAATAGATGAATGAACACTTGATAGAAATAATTATTAGTTTGGTAATTGGGCTAATTGTATTTTTTACTGTTGTTATTAAAGCAAAGAATAAAACAATAAAAGACTTAATTGCTAGACAAAGTAGCACCCACAAAAGCTTAGTACAAGTTCAGGATAATTATCATAAGCTAGCATCAAAACAAGAATTTGGAATTGATGATAAGAAAGTGAATTTAATAAAATGAAACGTAGAATAGATAGTAAGTATGAGATAGAAGTATTGGATACAAATGGTGATAACTTTAGTGAATTTAATCAACCACTAATTAGTATTAGAAATGTCTACAATGGAAATGAAATCCCAAATGATGAGCCATTGTTTATATTCAGAGCAAAAGATAGATTAGCTATTAGAGCTATACAATGCTATTTAGCTTTATGTGTAGAAGATAATTGCACAAGCGAACAATTACTTGGAATTAAAAAGATGATTGGCGAATTTCATAGATGGGCAGTAGATAATCCAGATAAGATGAAACAACCTGGGTCAACGATGCCAAAAGACATGAAGAAAATAGAAGAAGAAGTTGCAGCAGCAAAGAGACGTAGATGGTAGTTATTAAAGGAGAAAATAAATAATGGCTATACTTAAAAGTAATGATGCTAATGGACAAGAACTTAAAGAAGGCGATATCTGCGAAGTAACTGTTAAATATAAAGTTCTTAAAGTTTACGATGATGGGAATGTGCTAGCACAAAAAGTTTATGATATACCTTCTAATGCATTAAGAAAGACTGGAGAAAGTATTCAATGATTACTCGTAGAAATTTATTCAAAGGTTTTGCAGCATCAATTGGTGCACTAGTGCTTAAGCCATTTGTGAAAGCTGAGCCGAAGAAGTATTCATCATATTTAATTGACCCTAAATATATTATAGAATCAGTTCCAAGTAATGGGTGGATTCATGGACATTCAATAGATGATGTTCATTTTGAAACTTCAGAGCTTATAAAGAAAACTTATGGTGATAAAATTTTAGAAGACCCTTTGTATAGGGCATTCATAGACGATGATATTATAAGAGGCTAATGTGAAGCTTCAAGATTCAGTAAGCCTAATTCAAATTCAATCGGCAGGTAATAGTGCTGAAGTGAATGCACTAAGAGTTGCTGTTGGTTATCTTGGATCAGATGGAACACAAAAACTCTGTGGTGATCGGTGCTTATTCCATATTGAATCAGGCAAGTATAAAGATCGTTGCACTCTATTAGCTAAAGATGTTGTAGTGCCAAATGTTGCTTCGTGCACATACTATGCAAAGGGAGCAGCTGCTGATAAGTGGGAATACTGTAAAGATGTTGAGCCAGCAGGAATATTTACAGCAAGTGAAGTGGGATTAGTAATTGGTAAAGTGCAATGTATACGTTGTGTAAGGAAAGGACCAACTCCTAATGTATGTCAGGCACTCACTACAGTGCTAAAGAAAGTACTTGGATTATCTGTACAATTTACTATTGAAGGCGACGCTTGCTGTAACTGGAATAAAAGTAAAGGACAGAGGTTAATAAAGTGAATGACTCTAGATTAGAGAAAGTTCTTTTATCTAGAACTGACTATGAAGTTCAACCACAAGTAATTTATTGTTGTATATGTGGTGCAGATACTTATGACACATGCGAGCATTTATTAGCTTATGCTAGAGGAGAATCTATGGCAGACAAAGACATAGCTCAACCAGTTCAAGTGAATGATAGTTCCACTCCAATTAAGAACCCAGTGAATGATTTTAGAAAGCAAGGCAATACAGCTGCTGAAGCTGTTAGTAATCGAGTGCAGCAACGTAAGGGAATCAATCCAAAGGAATAAGATGAAAACAATTCCATTGCCAGAAGGAATGATTGTTCATAGGAAAGTTCATCAAGGATTGAACCACTATCAAGTTAAGACATTTGCTGGATTTATTCATAGCTCTAGAGATAAAGAAAACATATCAATGAATGTTCATCAGAATAAAAGTATTAGTATGGTGTTTGCTAGTGTTTATTTAGATCAGTTATTTACTTGTAGCTGTTTAGAACATCCAATTCAATGGAATGCAGTAATGGTGATGAACTGATGAAGAAGAATCCAATACAAGTTAATTTAGATGCAGACTTGTTGAAAGTGCTTAGACGTATTCCTATTAAAGTTATAGTGATGAAACCTAGAAGTGTAGGCTGGTCGTCTATGATTCAATTGCCTAAGATAATTCCAACAGCAATGCAAGGAATGAAGCTTTAGTTGAAGGATTAATTGATGCCTAAGCCACTGAATAAGAAATTAAAATATGTATTTGAAGCTTTCAATTCATTAGTAGGCTATACTCAATACACTAAAGATAAGAAGTTAAAAGAGAAAGCTGAAAAATTAAAAGACGAAGTAGATAAGTTCTTATTCCCAAAGAAGGCTAAGTTCTTTAGAATAGCTCTTCCAAAGAATAAAAAGAAGAAGAAAATTAAATGGAGAAAAGGAACTCATCCAGATATCATAGCTAAAAAGCTTGCTGGTCATAAAGGTGGCTCGAAGACTGCAGCAACGCATGATAAAGAGTTCTTTAGAAAGAACGGTGAGAAAGCTGGAAATACAACATTAGCTCGATATGGCAAAGATTATTTCAGGCATATAAGAGCAAAGAGAAAGCACTATCCCAAACATTGGAAATATAAAAGAATCAAGGATGAAGATTAAATGCCATGGCCTTGGACAAGAAGCTTTAGTGCACCAAGTGATTTAGGACTACCTAAGCGTGGAATGGATTTACAACTTATACACATGAGAGAATTAAATGAATTGATGATTGAAGAGTTTTGGATAAGATTTATTCCAGATGAACAAACAAAACGAAGATATTTAGAAAAATTGATTGATAAGATACAGAAAATTCAAAAAGAAAAAAGTAAATAAGTTTTAGTAAATGGGAGAAACTACAATGATTACTTCAGAAATAAAAGAACTATTGAATGGAACACGACCATTATACGAATGGGCTGGCCTTGAACAAGTACCGAGCATGATTGATGGAGCTGGTGCTGATACCGGTGGAATAAATGCTTTACCCCATGGTAAAACTATCTGGAAGCCAGGAACTTCTACTACTGCAGCCTTGATGGTATTTAATTCAATACAGAGGCGACCAGGTCAGCCTTGGGATAATTCCTACATGTACAATACAATTTCAAGAACTCCACCAAAGCTACAATATGCTTGTTGGGAACTGGAGTTTGCTATTTCAAATTCTGACTTAAATGGAAATGCTAGAGAATTTGAAATAGAACTATGTGAAGCTGGTTGGACATATAATATGGCTTGGCAATATAAATGGTCAAAAGTAGATGGACCACCAGCGTGGAGACTATTTGACCAAACGGCTCCAGACCATAAGTGGGTAGCAATGACGAATATTCCACCACCAGTACCTAAGGCAGGAATATATGTTTCAGCTGAAGCTTACTTTATAATTGATCGTGCAAATGGAGTGACTTATCATGATTCAATAGTGATTGATGGAATTAATTATCCAATCAATCTTGCACATAAGAAAATGCAGAAGTGGTCACCGCAGACAAACTATTTGCACAATGCATTTCAGATTGATTCTATGGGTGATGGTAAACCTGCATCCATTCAAATTAGAAATTGGAATGTTCGTGGATTATAAAATACAAAGGAGAAAATAAAGATGAGTTGGTCAATTGGAAAAATAGTTGGAAAACCACAACAAGTAAAAGATAGAGTTCAACAGTACTTTGAAGGTATTAGAGGAAATGTATATAGTGAACATGAGAGAAAGAGCATTGATTCTGCTGAACAATCAATTTTACATGAATTAGATTTTTGTATTGAAAATGAAACATCAGCCGTGGAAGTAGAAGCTGGCGGAAGTTGTTGTTCAAAGAGTGGAGAAATTCGTACTCCAATGAATCGTGGTAACACAACATTTAAAGTTCGTGTTGAACCAATCTATAATTTCTTGGAGTAATTTTTATGCGTGAAGAATTTAGAGATATAGTTAGTGGTTGGTCTTTAATTGATAATGTAGATGATTTAACTGATAAAATTGAAGAAGCAGCTAACTGGACAAAGACAAATGGACCTCTAAATGAAGAAGAGCAAGCAACAGTTCGATTAATGATAGAGGCACAAATAGCTAGAGGTAATTAAAAATGAGTGAAAGACATTTTGATATAGTAGATGTAGGTAGACCTGAACCTTGGCCAGCACCACCTGAGAAACCAATGAGTATATTAGGCATAGAAGCAGCAGCTGCATTTGAAGGCAGTCAAATAAAGCCTCCAATTGCCATTAGACATAAGCTCCCTAAAGATAGACGAGCTATTACAAGAACATTTACTCTTAGATATAGTCAGACTGGCGATAAAGAGCAATTCTATTTGACCGTTGGATTATATCCAGATGGTAGCCCGGGTGAATTATTTATAACAAGTAAATCGGGGTCAACGATGAAAGGATTGTTGGATACTTGGGCAATAACAATGTCAATCTCACTTCAGCATGGAGTTCCACTAAAGTTACTATGTGATAAGCTTAGCTTCACTAGATTTGAGCCAAGTGGATTCACTGGAGAAGAATTTGGTGAAGCTACTTCGGCAATTGATTATATGGTGAGATGGATGGCAAAGAGATTTTTGAATCATGATTACAGGATTGAGAAAAATGATAAAAGTTAAGAAGATAGAAAAGACTCCCTATGACAATTTACAATTTGCAATAGAAGTGGCTTGGGGTAGCTTAGTTGATCGGGCAATTAAAAATGGGTTACTCCCAAAAGAAAAGAAGCCAGCTGGATTGATGTATATGCCAACTCAGGAAGTAACACAACAGTTTAAAAGTGCATGCGAAGCAGTGCTTAAAGATATTGGTGTTGAAATAACTAGACCAAATGAGCTAAAGAATAATGAGACTTAGTGAATTAGAACCGGAGTTTCTTAAAGTCATTGATGATCGTACATGGCAGAGTAAAGGTGTACTATTATCAGAAGCAGATGGAATCTTCTTTCTGTGCCCCTTATGCTTCAAGAATAACAATGGTGCAATAAGGAACTCATGGGATAATTTGCTGGCAACAACATGTTCCACAATCAGAACATAAGATAGGTCCAGGTAGATGGAATTTAGTAGGAACAAACTTCGATGATTTAACATTCATTGGAGCAACATCAAATTCTGTACTATTAACTGGGCCAGGATGCGGAGCACATTTTACAGTAAACAAAGGTGAAATAGAATGGAACTAAAAACAGTTGAAGATGTATTGAATAGAATAAGACTATGGAAAGAGGCTGTTGATATACCATCCTCAGATGTAGTATTACTTAGAGACTGTGTTGAAATAATTAGTAACGAAATTAAAGAATTAAAGAAGAGAGAAGCTACAAATAGAATTTTGATTGAGCACGAAGAACAAGTTCGTACAACAAAAGCAAAACCAATTACTGGTGGAAAGAATGTAAAGACTAAGTTTAAAGTAGGAGATATTGTAGACTATAATCCAGTTGATACTAAAATATTTGTAAAGTCTAAAGTAGTTGATGTTGTGAAAGATAAAGTTGTAATTGAAATATTAGAAAGAGTACCTGGTGTTGGTCAAGTTGGTAAAAATCGTTGGGTTACAAATCAAAGACTTAGATACCATTTTGAAACAAGCTAGCTAATAATAGAAGAAGGAATACTTGTAGGACAAGAGCATAGATAAGCCCTTGTCCTATTTGCATTTAAGGAAATAAGAATGTCATATTCGTCTAAAGAACAAATTGAATGTATAGTTTGTATGAAGCCAATTGATGTTGGCCAAATGCAACGCCACTTGCAAATAGTTCATGCATCAGAGAAAGAGAATTATAAAGACATTGGCTACAAGTACGGGATAAAAGGAAGAACAAAAAAGAAAATAGTAGAAGAAAGACTATGGTAACATGGAATGACAAAGAGCCATATAAGTTCTTGGAAGAGTGGTCATGTCATTCTCAGAAGCATGAGATCAACGCTGCAGCTGCTAGTCGACGACTTGAATTTAAAGAAGTAAATGTTAATGATATAATTCGTAAAAGCTATAAGCTATGGCCAAAACGTATATTGATGTATAGTAGAAGATATCAACAGGGAAGAGAAATAGGAACTCTATTCTGTAGATCGATTATTTATAAAGGAAAACAAAAGTGGTTTCTAAAGGATGGTAACCACAGATTCCTTGCGGTGATTGCAAATGGAGAAGAGATAGTAAGAATAGCTTATGATCCACAAAATAAAATATAACCAAAAGGATAAAATGAAGAAACTATTGCTAGCTATTACACTTGCCTCACTCACAAGCTTCGCTCAAGTTGCACCTAAGAACTTTATTTCTTATGTCTATGGATTGAATAATCCGCAGTCAGCATTTGCGATTGGAATATTCAACCCAGCTAATTCTGGAAAGAATATTAGTTTATCATTCTACGAATTGAATATTGGATTTGAAGCTAACGACATTACTCCATATGTTGTAATAGGAACTTCATTTGCAACGACATTGCCAACGAATGGAACATGTACTCAATATAAAATCATCAATGAAGACTTAACAGATGTAGGAGAACAAGTTAGTACAGGATCAACTGCTCAATCAGTAGCAAAGATAATTGGAATACCTTGCATAACTAATGGATTTATTGCAACAGGAAATCTTGGAACTAATACTCAGACAACGACATTGAATCATTTTAGACTGGGTGAGAAGTGGGACATGACAACAAAGCCATTAGTTATTACTCCCGGAAAAGGCTATGTAGTTTATATTGGTGAATCATTTCTTGGAACGTTTGGAGCAGGCTTTAGATGGAGTGAGCAATAGTTTATAAGACATTTTTGCAAAATGGCAAACAAAGATTCCACGAGAGTGGAAAATTCAGAAGAAGAAAAGAGAAGAAGAATATGTTTACAGTGAAACTTATCAAAGGCAAAGTTACCAAGATAGTAGCAGCTAACTCCATTAGTATCTTTCCCTCAGGCACGCCATCCAATAAAGCAACGGTGGAATTAGCTTCCTCGACTGTGACAATCCCTGAGGCCACAAATCAAGTCCGAGAGATGTCGCTGGAAATCAACAACGAACAGCAAACGTTCTTTGTTGGATATGAAGGCGCTTCCTGTATCCATGGGGATGTTGCACTATGGGACTGCGCTTATATCGAAAATGCTAATGGAGCAACCACAGAGAAAGTCTGTGCCTTCTAGTTTAAGATAAGAGGATTAAGCTTATGAATTTATTTCAATGGATAAAGATTGAAGCCGAAACGATGATTAAAGATCGTAAGACGGCAATCTCACGTAAGCTTAATCCTCAATTACAACTGCACTATGGTAATGTACAGAAGATAGTTAAGGGAATTAAAGATAGTGGTGATATCATCCAAATGAGTAATAATGCACAACTAATCGGAAATGATGATGGGCCAGATAAAATTTATCAAACAGTTGTTTACCATGGAATGACTAGATCATCAGAGAAGAAAACATTTATAACAACTACTGCTGATGGAACAGTCCAATCGTGGACGGAGAGTGTAGCATGAAACTTAAAGAATCAATTGAACTCCATGCAGCATTTCCGGGAGTTCCACTTACAAAAGATAAGCTCCCGTTTACGCATAACACAAACAAAGTTTTAATGGCCACTCATATTAGTCAAGTAACAGAAGAAGTTGATAGATTAAAGAAGACTGAAAAAATCTTCATGACAAAAGATTATAAGCCATTTGAAGGTGGTTTAATGACAATCTTATTTCATGGAGTAGTTGGCCCAAGTAAACAAACAATTGTTGTAACAAATAAAGATGGTGAAAAGAAAGTTACAACTGAACCATTAGGATAGAATATGCCAAATCCATTCCCAGTAAATACGTATAAATGGAAAGTATTTGAAGACTGCAATTCTCAGTGGGCACAAGTGGCTTCTGCTCCTGGTGGAAAGCCAATAAAATGGATTCCGGCGGAAACTCCAAATGGAGTGAATAAAGTATTTACATTTGGTGCAGTTCCTAGTTCTTTAGCTCTACAAGTCTTTTGGAATGGCATGCTACAGAATGAAAACGATGATTATACACTGGTAGGAAATCAAGTAACAATGATTATAGCACCTGCTACCGGTGATAAACTGATAGCATACTTTTGAGGGGAGAAGAATGAGAACACCAAACAAGCCTTGGATAGAAAAGATGCGGAGCATTGGTGCAGTGTTTGCACTAATTCTTATTTCGATATTTGCTGTTGGATTTGCCGCGACACAAATAGATCTAACTACACAGGTAAAAGGAACATTACCATTTGGTAATGGAGGAACAAATGCTACCTCTATTAGTACAGGAGTTGTACGATCCAATGGTTCTACCTTATCAGGTGCAGAACTCTCTGGAGACGCAACTACGTCTGGCTCAAATGCAGTTACAGTGGTTAATGTTAATGGGACGTCGGTACCGACGAACGCTGCGGCAGATCAAGTTATAGTTACAACAGCATCAGCAACAGGTGCTTGGAAGAGTGTTCCCAATTGTACAACAGGAGCATTAGAATATACAACAGCAACACACTTATTCAGTTGTGCTGCAGTACCAACTGGTACTCAAGTAAATAACGAAACTCCAACTGGATTAGTAAACGGAGCTAATACAACGTATACATTAGTTAGTGCCCCTAGTCCAGCACTTAGTTTACACTTCTACAAGAATGGACAGTTACTATATGCAGCAGGAGCTGACTTTACTCTAACAACAAATTCGATATCAACGACAGTAGCCCCAAAGACAGGTGATATTATTTCAGCAGACTACTTACACTAGAAATTAATTTAAGGGGAAATGTCGTGAGAATTTTTAATCGAATTGACGAATATTTGAAAACCCACGATATCTTTGGCAGGTTAAAAGTTCCTACTGAGTTAGAATCATCTATAGAGTTAGATGAATTTCTTAAGACTCATGATATACATGGAAATCTTTTAAGGCCAGAGCCATTACCACTAGACCCTTATTTTGAAAATCATGATTTAGATGGAAGAGAAATTGAAGTTGAGAGTGAACCACTACCAATAGAAGAATATACTAGACCAGTAATTAGTCGTCGAATAAAGAAACCAACACTAAGACAAAGAGCTGCTGTCTTTGTTATCTTGTCTAGTTTATTGCTAATGGCATTTACATCAACTTTAATTGACCTTTCAACTCAAGTAAAGGGCCAATTACCTGTAGCTAGTTTACCTGATACAATCTTAGCTAAGTATTGGGGTGGTGCTCCAATATTAGATGCATCGAAGATTGGTACAGGTGCAGATATGTGTGCTAAGATTGCATCTGTTTATTCAGATGCAACTTATGTAGCTGCTAGTCGAGCAATAATTGATGCAACTGGATTTACTGGTGATCAGAATTGTGCATCAAACATGTTGGCCATTACAAAGCCAACGTGGATAAAACTTGGTCAAGTTATACTTCATACAACAGTAAATCAAGCAGCAGGATTTCCGACATCATCAGTACTTGCAGCTCCTGCAGCTCCTACGACAGCATCAACAACGACAACTGGTGGAACGTTAAGCAATCAGGTATTCGTGAAAGTAGGATACATGACTGCATGGATAGCAGATCAAGTTAACACTTTAGGGCCGTCACCTGAATTAACTGCTTCAATGAATGCTGCATGTTCTGGCACTCCCACTTGTACAGCAACAATAAATTCTCCTGCTGCAGTAGTTGGTGCATATTCTTACAATGTATTTCAATCGAATACTACTGGAAATGAAAAACTTTGTAATGTTGCCCCAATTCCAATTGGGACAAATTATAAAATAACTGCAAATTGTGGTGGAGTAGCAATTAATACAGCTAATCTTCAATTTACAGATACTAGTATTATTAGTGGAGTAGGTGACGACACAAAGATTTCTTTGGAGAATGCTGCTGCTTCTATAGATGGCTCTGGAACATGGAACTGGATTTTTCAAGACATGAGTATTGTTTCAACATTAACTACACAATCAGTTAATGGAATGCTGCAACTAGCGAACAAACAAGAAGCTTCTAATATTACATTCACAGGTGGTGGTAATCATATTTACATGACCGGAAAGATGGTAACAGTTAAAAAGACTAGACACTATGGTTTTACTCAGACTACTGGTCCTGTTGCTGGAATAACTGGATTTGTAAATCAATGGTTAAGAATAGAAGATACAACATTTAGTAATTTTACTTTTCCAGTAAGTGCAACTCTTAATAATGGAATATCTCTTAGTCAATGTGATATGTGTACTGTTGATGGAATGAGGTCAGAAAATATTGATAACTCTCAAGCTGTCAATGGTGGTAGTATGATGGTTGCCACAGGAGATGGAACAACTGCTGGTGCTAGTTCTAATATTACTTTTACGAATTTTCAGTGTGAAAATTTGATTAATATAAACTGTGCAGATGCACTGAATATGACGCATGACATTGGAATGTCAAATGGTATTTGTCGAAATACAAACAACGTTGCTGGTACAGGTGCAAATATTCTAGGAGCAGACTGCTTCGATATATTTATGGCTGCTCGTTTTACATTGAATAATTTAATTGGTAATCATAGAGGTGGTGCTGGCGGTAATTGTTGCCCAAGCTTAGAAGTATACTCATCAGTAGATGGAAGCATAAGTAATAGTAACTTTAGTGATGATCTTGGAAATGAAGGAGTAAGAGTTGTAGGCAGCCCATCAGTGGCATTTAATAATGTAACTACAAGTAGAAACTTAAATTCAGGAATTGTATTAGCTGATTCATCTTCAGTAGTTACTTGTAATGGCACAACTACAGTAGCATGGGTAAGTGGCCAACCATTTGGGCCATTTCCAGTAGGAATGCCAGTGAACATTGGAGCAGGGCCAACGCAATTCAATGTTGCGTCTGTAACTGATTTTCATACATTAGTATTAAGCACAACTTGTGGGCTAGGTGCATCACAAGCATTTTCAATTTATACTCAAGACACAACTATTAGTGCACCAAAAGCTGATGATAATGGCCAAGCAGGAACAGGAACTGGAGTTAGAACTGGATTAGCTGAGGGAATTTATTGTTCTGGCCATTGTCAAATGACAGTTATTGGTGGTAGCTTAAATGATAATGCTCCCGTAGCTGCAAACAAACATCAACAATATGGAATAAGAATGGAGAATAGTGCAAGAGCTCGTATTATAGGTGCAGATACAACAAGCAATGCTGGTGGTTCAAATTGCCTATTAGAGATTGGTGCAAACGTAGCAACAAACCATGGAATATGTGATTCACCACAAAAGAGTTATTATTTAATTGATGATAATACTGGTGAAATTGGTTATTCAAGTACGAATCATATATTGACAGCAAACTCAGCATCGTTAACGTCTACTCAGACAACAATTGTATCTTGGAATATTGCAGCTAGTTTTAAGCAATCGTTCTCTTGTGAAATATATTATCAAGGATCAACAACATCAGCTGTACTTAGACTAGATGTTACTGTTCCTGCATCACCAACGTTCACACAGTATTCGGCAGAAATTTATGGCAATAGTGGTGCTGTAGCTCCAACATTTACTCAGACAACAACTGGTGGAACAAACTTAACAGGACCAGCATTGACTGCTGGTACAACAACATATAAAGCGAAGGTAGTTGGAACAGTAAACAATGGAACAACAGCAGGAGTAATTGCAGTTCAAGCTGGTACAGCAGCTGCGGCAGTGACAATTCAAAAAGGTAGTTTTTGTATGGTGGGTGGAAGCTAAGTAGTTACTTCGTTTAATTTAAAGTGAAGGGATATTGTTATGCTACACCAAGTACTTAGAGTGTTCTTAGTTCACCATTGGATGTTAGCAGTTGTTCGTGGATTATGTTCAATATCAATGATTATAACTTTGCGTACAATACTTGGATATTGGATATTTGGAATAGATCAATATCATTGGATAAGTGATGTTGCAATGGCTCTTAGCACTGCTATTTCATTATTTTGCATTACTATATCCATATTTTTCTTATCGCTAGTTGTTGATAAATTGTTAATTGAGCACTTTGTAAAAGCGAGAGAAACTAATGTCCATACAAAAGGGGCGTAGATTTGAAGCTGACGATATCATATCACTAGTAATTATTGTAGGATGCTTATGTTTAATTGGATTAGGTAAAGGTGATAATGGAATTATTCCAGATATATTGAAATTTAGTTTAGGAATAATTCTTGGGCGTAGAATACAGAGAAGACCAACATTAGATAATAAAAATGAATCTTAAGAATACAATTCAACTATGGTGCTCAATAGCTGATGATGCCATAGGTGTATTACATAAAAAACTAGGTAAAACAAAAGGCTTAGATTCAATAGAACAACAAATTAGAGATAGTGCTACTAAAGCAGCTGAGAAATCTTTTGGAGGAAGTTTAGATCGTGTAGCTAAAGCTCATATAGATAAGTATGTTGCTAAACGCATGAAATTTATGCACAATGCATTTAAGAAATTAGATAATCCAAAAACAGATACCAGCAAACAACGTGGAGAAAATATTGGTGATAATGAATCACATGCAGCTAAAGAGTTTGGAAAACAAAAAGGATTTGAGCGTTTAGGTAAGTCGAAGAATAAAACCATCTATAAGAACTGGATAACAGAAGAAAACCCTTGTGATGAATGTTCAGACAATTCAGATGATGGGCCAATACCTGTTGACGAAGCATTCTCATCTGGAGCAATGTCTCTAGCAGATGCATATCCAGGATGTACTTGCTATTTAGAATATTCTGATGAAGAAGGAAATGAAGCTGACGACGAAGGCGAAGAAGAGTAA